TATGCTATGGATTTCCTAGTACCTGCCAATAAACAAGTAGCCGGTGATAGTGACACCTGTATTAATGCAAAAGGTAGACACGTGATCATTATTGGTGGCGGGGATACAGGTTCGGACTGTGTGGGAACTGCTAACAGACAAGGTGCTACACATATCACACAGCTAACACGTTCGTCACAGCCGCCGGAACAAGATGATGTATTGGTATGGCCGGGTTGGCCCAACAAAATGCGTACCAGTTCATCTCATGAGGAGGGATGTGACCGGCTTTGGTCGGTACTTCCCAAACGCATAGACGGCAAAGATGGTCAAGTAACTGCGCTGACAGCAGTGAGATTAGAATGGGTTAATGGCAAAATGCAGGAAATTCCGGGTAGCAAGTTTGAGATCAAAGCAGATTTGATACTGTTAGCCGCAGGCTTTGTAAGTCCCATGCAACAGCTTGTAGATGCATTTGGCGTCGAACAAGATGCTGACAAAAATGTTAAAGCCAGTACTGACGGCGGCATCGCTTATCGTACCAATATTGATAAGGTGTTTGTAGCAGGTGACATGCGCCGTGGACAGAGCCTCGTGGTTTGGGCTATACGTGAAGGCAGACAGGCAGCACGGGCAGTTGATGCTTATCTTATGGGGAAAAGTGTACTGCCGTTATGATTAAGATAAGTAAGGGATGAACATAATTAAATGGATATGTTTTGGTATTATGCTGTCAGGGGCTTTGGTAACAAGTCTACAGCCGGATACCATCATAGGCGTTGAACTGCTGTTTGTGGGCAACGTGGCTTGGCTGATTACCGCTATCTATAGTAAGTATTGGCCCAGTGCCGCAAACTTTTCTATGCTGGCATCAATATGGTTGCTGGGTGTGATAAAATAGTATATAATGTAGAGGAGAACATAATGATAGATTACGCAGAATTTCCAGTTTACTTAGATTATAGCTCAACTACACCCATGGATCCACTGGTGGTGGATGCCATGATTCCCTACATGCGTGAGCAGTTTGGAAATCCTGCATCGCGTAGTCATGCCTATGGATGGAGTGCTGAAGCTGCCGTGGAGCAGGCTAGACAACATGTGGCCAATTTGGTGTCAGCAGATCCTAGAGAAATTGTTTGGACAAGTGGTGCTACCGAAAGCATAAATCTTGCTATCAAGGGCGCAGCCAAATTCAGAAAAGGACAAGGTCAACATATCATTACAGTAAAAACTGAACACAAGGCCACCCTGGATACTTGTCGGGAACTAGAGCGTGATGGATGGCAAGTGACCTATCTTGATGTACAACCCAATGGCTTGATTGACATGGCACGGTTAGAGTCGGCTATACGGCCCGATACAGTGTTGATCAGCGTGATCTATGTCAACAACGAAATTGGTGTGATACAGGATATTGAAAAAATTGGTGAACTGGCCAGATCACGAAATATTGTATTTCATGTGGATGCAGCACAGGCCACCGGCAAGGTAGAAATTGATCTACAACGACTCAAGGTTGATCTCATGAGTTTTTCAGCACATAAAACCTACGGCCCTAAAGGCATTGGCGCTTTGTATGTATGCCGCAAACCGCGAGTGAGAATTGAAGCACAGATGCACGGCGGTGGGCATGAACGCGGCATGCGTTCAGGTACATTGGCCACACATCAAATTGTAGGTATGGGCGAGGCATTTAGGTTGGCCAAGCTGAATTTGCAGGAAGAGACTGCCCGTATCAGAATATTGCGTGACCGATTGTTAGCAGGCCTAGAAACAATAGAGCAAGTCTTTATCAACGGAGATATGAGTCAACGTGTGCCACATAACCTTAGTATCAGTTTTAACTATGTTGAGGGCGAAAGCATGATCATGGCCCTAAAACAGCTAGCGGTAAGTTCAGGGTCTGCGTGTACATCGGCTAGCCTTGAGCCAAGTTATGTGTTGCGAGCACTAGGTCGGAATGACGAATTGGCACACAGCAGTATACGATTTACTCTAGGGCGATATACTACCGAACAAGAAATAGACTTTGCTATTGAGTTAATTCAACGCAAGATTGCTGGGCTAAGAGAACTTAGTCCGCTTTGGGAAATGTACAAAGATGGTATCGATCTAGACACCATACAGTGGTCCAGCCATTAACATACCAGAAAGAATAGCCATGATAGATCCCAGAATTCATACAGTCCTACTCGATGAGGGCAATAGACAGGTAAATACCATTGAATTAATTGCCAGTGAAAATTATACCAGTCAAGCGGTAATGGACTTGTGCGGTAGTATCTTTACCAACAAGTATGCTGAAGGACTTCCGGGTAAACGTTACTATAACGGATGTGTCAATGTAGACGAAATTGAAAATATTGCTATAGAATATGCTACCAAGTTATTTGGATGTGAGTATGCCAATGTTCAACCGCATTCAGGTGCCAATGCTAATTTGGCAGTGTTTAAAGCATTCTTAAAACCCGGTGATGTTATTGTGGGTATGGACCTGGCTAGTGGCGGGCATTTAAGTCACGGTGCTAAAGTTAATGCCAGCGGTGCTTGGTTTGAATCGTACACCTACGGGGTTAATGATCAGGGATTGATTGATTACGAAGCGGTAGCACAGCTAGTTTTAGACACAAAACCGGCAATGGTAATTGCTGGTGCTAGTTCATATAGTCAAGTGATTGATTGGAAGAGGTTCCGCAAGATTGCTGATTCAGTCAATGCATTGCTGCTTGCAGATATAGCCCATTACTCGGGACTAGTTGCGGGAGGCGAATATCCAAGTCCGTTCCCTTATGCTGACATAGTGACTACCACCACACACAAGGGACTGAGAGGTCCACGAGGCGGAATCATCATGTGGAACAATCCGGAATACTGCAAGAAAATAAACTCGGCAGTATTTCCTGGAACACAAGGCGGTCCACTCATGCATATTATTGCGGCTAAAGCACAATGTTTTTATGAAGCGTTGCAGCCCGACTTTAAGTTGTATGCCAAGCGCATCCGTATCAATGCACATGCCATGGCACAGACATTTTTAGATGCCGGTATTGATGTTGTCAGCGGCGGGACACAATGCCACATGTTTACTTTAGACCTGCGTAAAGAGCAATTGAGTGGTAGACAGTATGCTGACCTGCTCGAAACACATGGCATCACAGTAAACAAAAATGGTGTACCTGGCGAAACTAGAAGTTTTGTAGAAACGAGTGGTGTACGTATTGGTGTTGCAGCCGAAACTACCCGAGGACATGATGAAGCATGGTTCAAAGAATTGGCTAATAGAATGATTGCAATTTTAAGAGATAATTGAGAATTATAGAATGAACAAAATACAAAGTAAAAAATTTGATGTTGTGATTGTGGGCGCGGGAGGAGCAGGTATGAGGGCCAGTCTGCAATTGGCACGTGTTGGACTGAGGGTGGCGGTGATTTCCAAAGTGTTTCCAACACGTAGCCATACAGTAGCAGCACAGGGTGGTATTGGCGCGGCACTGGGCAACATGAAAGAAGACAACTGGCACTATCACTTTTATGATACTGTAAAAGGATCTGACTGGTTAGGCGACCAGGACGCTATTGAATTCATGTGTCGTGAAGCACCCAAGGCAGTATATGACTTAGATCACATGGGCATGCCTTTTGATAGAAATGAAGACGGCACTATCTATCAGCGTCCTTTTGGTGGGCACACTGCCAACTACGGCAAAGAACCTGTAGAAAGAGCCTGCGCTGCCGCTGACCGTACTGGTCATGCCATGCTGCATACTTTATATCAAGCCAATCGTGCTGCCGGTACTACATTTTTTGTAGAATGGCTGGCATTGGATCTAATACGAGATGGTGAAGGTGATGTGTTGGGTGTGACAGCAATGGATATTGAAACAGGTGCTACACAAATTTTTGAAGCCAAGTCCACATTGTTGGCTACAGGTGGTGCTGGCCGTATTTATGCTGCATCAACTAATGCTTTTATCAATACCGGCGACGGATTGGGAATGGCTGCTAGGGCCGGTATTCCTCTCGAAGACATGGAGTTTTGGCAATTCCATCCTACCGGAGTTGCCGGTGCTGGGGTGCTGTTAACGGAAGGTTGCAGAGGAGAAGGTGCTATCTTGGTCAACGCTCTGGGAGAACGATTCATGGAACGCTATGCACCCGTGTTAAAAGATCTAGCACCTAGAGACTTTATTAGCCGTTGCATGGATCAAGAAATTAAAGAAGGTCGTGGTTGTGGTCCTAACAAAGATTATATCTTGTTAAAACTGGATCATCTGGGCACTGACACTATTATGAAAAGACTGCCTTCGGTTTATGAAATTGGCAAAGACTTTGCCAACGTGGATGTTACAAAAGAATCCATTCCGGTAGTACCCACCATACATTATCAAATGGGCGGTATTCCTACTAACATCAATGGTCAAGTGGTTATACCTAAAGACGGCAATCCTAATCACGTGGTTAATGGTCTGTATGCAATTGGTGAATGTTCTTGTGTATCAGTACACGGGGCAAATCGTTTAGGTACCAACTCACTGCTGGACTTGTTAGTGTTTGGCAAAGCAGCAGGCGATCATGTTGTAAATTCCAATCTAAAGAACAAACAGCACAAGCAATTGCCAGCAGATGCCGGTCAACAATCATTGGATCGTATTAATTGCCTGAACACCAATTCCACAGGCGAGTATGCTCAAACTGTGGCTAATGATATTCGTGATACCATGCAAAAACATGCCGCAGTGTTTCGCACACAAGCCAGCATGGACGAAGGTGTAAACAAGATTGCTGAATTAAGACTACGAGTAGCCAATATCGGGCTCAAAGATAAAAGTATGGAATTTAACTCGGCAAGAGTAGAAGCACTAGAGGTAGCAAACTTGATTGAAGCAGCCGAAGCCACCATGGTCTCCGCGGCTGCTCGTCGTGAATGTCGAGGTGCTCACACTGTGGCAGACTATGAGAATGTGGAAGGTTGTGCCAATGGTCGAAACGATAAAGAGTGGCACAAGCATACATTGTGGTACAGAGAAGGTAATAGATTAGACTACAAACCAGTGCAGATGACACCACTAACCGTAGAATCTGTGCCACTTAAAGTACGTACATTTTAATTGTTATGGAAAGTAAAAAATTTGCGTGGTTGCCGACTAAAGTGACTAGTGGAAAACGTATATGGATGTCCTATTACATACTGCATCGGAACTATGTAGACCCTGCGACCGGCATGACTCCCTTGTTTAAATTATATTTTGAATGGACTGAAACCCCTCAGGAAAAAACCTGGAGACTGCTAAACGGTAATATGATACAAAATAGAAATGTTTGGAACAGTCCGATATTAACAAAACAGGATAAAATATGAGCATCCACGATATATCTGCTATTATATTGACTCATGCTCTATTTGAGTGTATAATTAACACATGAATCAAAATGTAATGATAGATATTGAAAGCGACGGGCCTTGTCCTGGTATGCATAGCATGATCTGCTTTGGCGCAGTGATTGTGGAAGCAGGATTACAACGCACCTTTTACGCAACATTAAAACCCATTTCAGAAACTTATGTGCCCGAAGCACTTGCCATCAGCGGATTTAGTCGTGAAGACTGCATGAAGTTTCCAGATCCGCGTGATGCCATGCAAAACTTTGATCTTTGGTTGGCAAAAAATATTCCCGGAAAGAGGCCAATTTTTTGGTCCGATAACAACTCATATGATGCAGGATTTATGAATTATTATTTTCATATGTATCTGGGTCGTAATCCGTTTGGATGGAGTTCTTCCAATCTAGGATCATTTTATAAAGGTGTTAAACAGGATATCTATGCAAAGTTTACTCATTTGCGTGATACCGAGCATACACACCATCCGGTAGATGATGCCAGGGGTAATGCCGAAGCATTGTTAAAAATATTTCAAATGATTAAGTCTAGATCCGTATATTAAGAGAGCATATGTATGAGTAATAAAAACTATGTAATTGAGTTGGCTAAAAAATCTGGTATTGACAATGATATATTTGCGGTATCTAATCGTGCTGTAATTGAATTTTTTAACGCCGTTGTAGAGGAGTGCGCAAAGGTTGCAGAAAGGCAGGCACGAAGTTATACTGGTGAAAGTAACGAACACGTGGGCTGTCGTGATTCTGCAACAGCAATTCGTACATTTGGTAAACTAATTGACAACTATGAAATCTAAACAATATTTTCAAAAAAATCATTCACATAAAACAAATGAAGAATTACATCAAGAAGTTAAAACTCTTGAAGATGAGAATGAAACGCTTAAAGCATTAATTAGAGATATTCTCAAAATGTTGGGGGAGAAAATTTAATGACAATGCATTTGGTGGGGCCATATTTGTCAACTACTTCCACAAAGAAAAGGGTTGAAAAGATCACAAAGGCCAAGCAACAGGAACTGGAGCAAGGGTGGCGCGAGCGTAATCAGCGCCTAAAAGAAATGCGTCTTCCCAAGGAGTCTTTTGATCAGTATCTAGAATGGGTATACGGTCGTGGTAAAAAGACCAAAATCCAACACAAGTATGAAGTTACAAGTTCAGCTATGCCCGATAAAAGTGTCGAACCTGTTTCTAGACCAAATACCTGGACTACCGGAGCATGTGCTCTTAAGGCTTCTCCAAAATACACAGGCACACAAATTCTAGGAATTGCCACAATGCATAAAAGTAATATGGTGCCTGTTTTTAGTAATCAGGAAGCCAAGGACATTTCTACAATGAGGCGTGGATGAGCAAAGATTTTAAAATGTTAAGAGATAGTGATTTTGATCCTTCTATTGCACCAAATGCATGGCACAATTTTGAAGCACTAGATCGATGCCATATGATCATAATTCACATTACCGAAGCATTATGCAATCACCCGGCACTCACAGACGAAGAAGCAGAACTTGCGGAATCTGCAGTAGACAATCTTATGGAAATATATCAGCGTCTAGGTCAAAGAACACTATAACAGTTATGTTCTGTCTGATTGAAGTTTATGACCTAAATTGGTATCTAGATCTAGTGCACCGTTTTTAACATATAGTGCTCTGTTACTTAATAATTCGACCCATGTTTGATCTGCTGGATCATTTAATTTCCAGAAATCAAATACCATATGACTTTGAACTGGACGTACATACATGGTATGATCGGATGGTATCATCATGATTTGCGCAGTAGTTCGCATTTTCTTTGTTTGATCTGTTGTTCTAAATGCGTTTAGTTGCGGGTTATCAACATATGTTTTACACAAGTCATCAATAAGATCTTGTGGTGTTCTAGCATGTTTGACCACACGCTCTGCTATTAGCAACCTAGACTCCGAACTAATTCTGCTGGCACTTTCAGCATCATCATCTCTGGTATACTGATATCCGGCGCCTTTTAGCCAAACACCGTGATTGGTTCGAGCCACAGTGTGATCTTGCGGTATTAATCCTATTTTGTATTCAAAGTCTTTTTTGGCATAATCAGTCCATGCGCCTTCAATTAGGATCATGGTGTCACGATCAAAAACTAAGGTACACCCAGTAAGTTTATTATCAATTAAACTTTTGACAGCAGACTTAAGGCTGGTTTCGGCAAGAGCTTTTCTTATTTTTATGCCGTCTTTGCTTGGTCTTTTGGCTCTGACGGTAATTTCTTTTTCGTCATCTAGCACCATTAAGCTGGCACTGAGTATGCATATACCGGCAGAGTTTAATCCCTCCGAATATTGTGTAATATCGTCCCAGAAATATAAAACTTCAGTGTTGTTTTCTATTTTTTTACGGAAACTAATTTCGGGCACATAATTGCGGTCCCGATTTTTAACAGCCACCCAGCCTATGTCTTTGAAGTATTTGCCAACAACTACACACATAATTAGTCTCCTTAATTACCTGTGTATTTATCAAAAGTCAGTTAGGTAACTTGTCTCCAGTTGTTATTTGCAAAAATTGAAACAACAGAACCTACAGTTTTTATATCACCATTTTTTGGAGTACCCGATGGATTAACTACAGGTGTGGTACCAGTTTCATCACTGGCAACAGTGACCACTTTTTGCCAATTTGGAATTCGACCACCGGAGCTGCTTGATGATGTTCTTACAAGTAAATTGCCAGTAGTAGCACCTGTTACTTCAAAATACAGTTGACCTTGCAATGCAATAGCATCGCTGGGTATTACAGTGCCTGCAAAATTAGATACCATTTGTATGGTATTTTGAGCAATAGCTGTTCCGTAATTGACACAGTTTCTTCCGGGTAGCTGCAATCCAATTTTATTATTTGCATCGTAGTAAGTGGTATCAAGAACATTATCGGGAACAGATATTGGATTTGTTCCATTTGAACCAGTTGGTTTATATACAGAGTATGCCATTGTTAAATTCCTTAATTATGTAATGCTTTATTGTATTTATCTCTTGATAAAAACTATGGTTAAGTTTTTATAATATAGCAGAGTGCATAGTATGGTGGGAGGTTTTTATCGGTGCCAGCCACACCGGCGCTAGCAACAGACAGAGTATGAGTGTGGCCACCCGCGTAATCCGTAGTTGGTCTCGGTGATCTATAATAATATGTTTCGTTGTCACTATCAGAATCACCTGACCCAAATAAGCTGCCCCCTGGCGTTGTATTTTCTGCAAAATATGCATCGTCGTACCCGTGTTGATGACTTCCTGCGCTATCAGTTGTGGTCGTACCGTGACCGTGACTTACAACAACAGCATCTTTACTGCCGCCTGTTGCTCCTACAGCATATGAATTGCCTGCACCAACCACAAACTTGTCTCTTAGGTCCGGTCTTCCGGCGAGTCCATCACACAATGCCCATCCGCCGGGTATAGCATTTGATGCTCCCGACCATAATAAAATAGCACCGGTCGGCACTCCGTTCGCCCACGCAAGCGTACCAGCACCATTGGTTGCAAGCACTTGTCCGGCTGATCCGTCTGCTGTAGGTAGTGTATATGTTGTTCCTGTTGAAGATGCAGGTGCCTTAATCTGCACATAGCCCGATACAGTCCCCGATAATTTAACATTACCGCTTACATTAACATTGCCGGCCACATCTAATTTTGAACCAGGTGTGGTTGTTCCAATTCCAACATCACCGTTTGCCAGCACTCGCATTCTTTCGGTATTACCGGTATGTATTGTTAGCGGCAATGTATTGCCTGTTCCTGTGCTGCCCGATGCTAATCTAGCTTCGGTACTGGTAACTATAAGTTGTGCTAAACTTGAATTGGTTGGATCACTATTATTATATGCATTAAAACTGGCCTGAGTTGAACTACCACTGGGCACTGCACCAACTGATGTTACGTTATTTGCTGTGGTTGTTTGAAACAATACTCGATTAGAGATTGTGGCACTACTAAAATCACCAAGTATTCTTTGTTGTGTTTTACTAAAACTCAAAGAGCCTGTGGGCGTTATCCTTAATGCTTCAGTACCACCGGTATCGAATCTAATAATACCTGCTGTGCCAGATCCAGTTGATGTACCACCAGCAAGAATTAACGGGCCGCCGTTATTATTTCCGGAACCACCAGTACCTGCACCACCGCTAACCAGTGTCTGTGCCCCGTTGACAGTTCCGGTGCCGGGGGCAAGTGTGATATTACCGGCTGCGCCCGAAGAGGCATTGCCGGTTGATAATAGCAGTGTTCCCGAAGTTGTTCCCGGAAGTGCTGCACCAGTTTGAATAATTAATCCGTGGTTACCAGTTGCGGTTTTGATGGCACCAGACAGACTACCTAAAGTTATTGTTCCGCCGACAAAAGTAAAATTGGGAGCAAATGTTGTGGTACTTGGTGCAAACTGAAATGGTATTTGACCAGCTGTTCCGCCTGGTATACCGCCACCACCTGCATTTACTGACGCCCAGTAAGCATTGGTTCCGTCGGTTGTTAAAAATTTATAGTCGTTGCCAATTTGATTGGGTGCCAGTGCGTTAAATGCATCATTTGCTGTTGCAGCACCGGTACCACCGTTTGATATATTAAGTGTTGTTCCATTCCATGAGTTATTTCCGAAGATTGAAACAGCGCCGCTAACAATTCGCATATCTCCTGTTTTAGGTAATACAGACGGGTTGACTACAGATACTTCGCCTGTTTCCAGGCTGTTGAGCGATACTATTTTTTTCCAGTTGGCAATACCGCCAGTTGTATTACTGTTGAATTTTACGTAAAGATTACCTGCACTAGCCGAAGTTGCGTTGTACCAAAGTTGCCCTTGCATTGAAATGGTGTCATTTGGAATAATAGATCCTGCAAAGTTAGATACCATTTGAACAATGTTCTGCGCAAAAGGTAGTCCATAGTCGACGGAGTTTTTTCCGGGCAATTGTAAACCAAGTTTATTAGTAGCATCATATAGGGCAACGTCAATTACATTATCGGGCACCAGTACAGGATTTACTCCATTTGCACCAACCGGCTTATATACCTCATACGTCATTTTAATAATTCCTTAGTTTTATTTTGTTATGAAATATTTGCTTGTTGTGTAACTAGCCAAATATTTTTAGTACTGTTATAATTCATTTTATAAAAATCCACAGCATTTGCTGTTAATGTTGAAGTATATGCTACGCCGCCAGGGAATTTAAAATTTGTACCCCATGTAATATTTTCTCCGCCAACAATGGACTGAAATACCCATAAATTAATTTCCATGCCGCTTGAAGAATTAACGGGATTGGCAATTTCTCGTGTGGCGCCTACCAACTGAGTGGCCTGTAGTTCAAAATTATTTGATTGGCTTGCATCTATGGTTATTGTGGCAGCATCTGTTAAATCTTTTATTATTACGCTCTGGTTATTAGTAAATACGTTAACAGCATCTAAACCTGCGGCCGGAGTCCAGGAACTAGTGGTGCCGTCGGTTGTTAAGAATTTGCCAGCATTACTAAACTGATCAGGTAATGGGGACTCCCATGTAGCAGTAATACCGTCGGTTGTTAAAAACAAGCCTTCGTTCCCAAGCTGATCAGGTAATGGGGCTGCCCAGACGACAAACTCACCATCGGTTGCTAAAAATTTGCCTTCGTTTTCAAATTGATCAGGAAGTAAATTATTAATGGCAACATTTGCACTACTGCCCCCGGTGCCACCGCCAGTGATTGACAGGACCTGGGAAAGACCGCCGGCATTGCCTGTTGTATCTTGATTCAAGATTGGGAAATCTGCTACTGTAGCAATAGACGGCTGACCAGTGCCGCCAGTATTGAGCAAAAATCCAGTGAGTAATTCTGATAATGTAATTCCGTTAATGGCAGTTACAGTAGTACTAAACTGGTCAGTATCTCCAGTACCTATCACATCGCCAACAAGAGTTGTTGTTCCGTTAGTGGAAGATATAATACGACCTTTGCTATCTACTACAATATTTGCATTTGTGTATGCCCCGGGAGCAACTGCTGTATCTGACAGTGTTGTTGTAATAGCACCGGTGCCAGTTCCCGACACATCGCCGGATAGTGTGATAGTCTGGTCCCCAGTGTTTGACCCCGATAAATTAGATGCAGACACAGTCCCTGCTACTACCAACTGTGTGGGTATATTGACACTGGCACTTGAATTTATGCTAATAGCAGTAGTTCCGCCGTTATTAATTAATAAAGTTTGATAATTACCTGCTCCACGAATCTTACCTTCAATTCCGTAATAATCTGTTTGGCTGTTATTAAATATGCTTAAATATGCACTGTTAGCAAACGCAGTTGATACCTGTTCTAATTCCAGTGATGTTGTTGATGCATTACCATTGGGCAATATAGAAATTATAGTATCGCTGTTAGTTGTTGCGGTCTGAAGTGCAGTGCGTGTCATTGAACCACTACCCGACACAGGGCTGCTAAAATCGCCTAAAATGCGCTGATTTGATGCGGTTCCGCTGAATGTTAAGTTACCGATAGTGGATACACTTTCCGGGGTAATGTTGCCCAGTGTCAGTGAAATTGTGCCTGTTGTTGTAATTGGACTGCCTGTTGAGGTAATTCCATTTGCACCTGTTACAACAACTGATGTGACACTACCTGTACCAAGATTGTTACTGTTTGCGCTGGTGATTCTACCAAAAGAGTCAACAGTGAAACTTGCATAATTGTATACGCCGGGCGTGACAGGACTGGTACCCAATGCAATTTGTTTCCAGTTTGTTATTCCGCCAAATGTTGCGCCGCTATATCTAATAAAAAGATTCCCGTCAGTTTCTGATGATTTTTGGAACCATAACTGTCCTTGTAATGATGTAGTATCGCCGGGGATAGTTGCACTACAAAAATTTTCTGTCATTTGTAAACATGTTTGTGCAATAGGAGCAACATATATGGGAGAGTTATTGCCAATAAGCTGTATACCAATGCCTTTTCCGCCGTTGGCTGCGGTGTCGTTAAACGCCTGATCAACTACACCATCGGGTATTGAAACTGTAGTTCCGTCGGATTTATAAATATTGTATGCCATAAGGATTACCTTGCCCCCATCTGAATTCTCAGTGTATAAACAATTTCTAAGGAACGATTGGCTGATTTTTGTACTGGGTGAAAAACAACATGCGTAAGCATTAGTTTAGACTTTGATCCAGGAGTATTTGCATAGTTGGGGCCTTGTGTAACAAAATTATTAACATCACTAACTGTTGATGTATAATCGCCAACAAATAAATTATTAGACCCAGCAAATAACCCAATTTCGTTAAAAACAAGATTGGCTGGATCAAACGCTGTTGCAGCCGCACCTGCACTTGTACCTACAAATGTGGAATTATCTATGGCTGTTTGGGTAATATCAGCTCCGGTAATACCGATCGGGGGCTCAGTATACCCTATAGTTACATCAACAATAATGTCTTCATACATTGTTGCATAATCTTCGGGTGCAGTCTCTGCCGTAGATTTAACATTATAACTTGCCCTATCGGTTGCATCATTGGATAATTTTTTTACATAAATTGTGTTATATAAGTTAGCATTTGGATTTTTAACCAGGCTTGCTGCGCCCTCGCCTCTTGTGGCCTTATAGTTAATAATGCCGGTAGGGCCAACATATGCACCGCCGTTGCCAAATGCCATATAGTATAAAAAACTATTTGAATTTCCTATAAGTGCATGTGCCAATGCAGTTGACATATTTCCGTATAACACATCATTGTGTGTATCCACTAAAATTTCGCCGGTAGTTTTATCAATGATTTTTACAAATCCCTGAATAGAAGCACGAATTAAATCTTGCATTTTAACCTCTTTTATTTACTAACGTTTCGTTGGTATCTTTATCTTTAATTAAAATATGACACTGTACATCCATCCTTGCTGTATCGACAAAGACATCGTCTTTTTTAGGTTCAGGAGTTTGTTCAACATTACTAGTTTCTTTATTTATCATGATAATTATATACCTATATTGTTATGGAATACTTATGCCTTGACTCTCGGTTAGGAACACTGCTTCTGGTGTCTGCGCATACCAAAGCCCGCCTAAGGGCACATCTTCAATGCTGGTGTACTGATTACCCCAAATAAACTGCCCCCAGGCATTATATCCAAAGCTGGCACCAAATGCTGATGCACCATCAGCTTTGGCAGGTAGGCGAGATGCATTCCATACTGTGATATTTGCTCCCTCTGGTATGATATTATCTTTTTCAATCCATACAGGATTTTTAACTAGCACTAGAGGATCTTCTAAGCTGGGTATCATAACATTATGTTCTACAGCCGATGTTCCTTGCGTTGCGCGACGAATAAGTTTTAATTCCCAGACATTTGTTTGACCAACAACGGGTTCTTTGAGTTTATATTCAATTCTTTCCCCGCCGATCCAAAAAGCAGCACCGTCTAAGTCATCGGGATCCGGAAAAATATCTGTATCGGCTGTGACAGTAATTACTTCGGTATTATCTGTAATTCCAGCAGTTGGCCACGGTATATCGCTGACTAAAGTGCCAGAATCAATTTCTGCATTTCTATAAAATTCAGTTCCGTCAAATATATTTGTATGTTCCTTGAAACTAATAGTGTTGGCTAATATTTCAACTTCTAATACCGGGTCCCACGTGACATATTCTGATCCGCCTTCGCCAATTAATACATCTGCAATAGGCCCGTCAACTGATTCCCATACATCTCCCCACCCCAAATACGGGGTTGGTACGCCAGTTGAAATATTTACAGGTAACTTTGTATCAACATTTATTACTAAGTTAGTGGTAGGAAACCCCATTGCAATTTCGCTGCGAGGTATATTACCCTGTAAAATAGTTAATTGACCACCATCCCACAATAGTAATGCAACAAGATCTTTAAATGGCGGCGATTGTGTTGACCCCGGGTCATTGTAAAAGTATATTGTGTATGTGGTATTAGTTAAACTTGTATTATCAACCTCTACATAAAAATCTTCGCCATTACTTAATGCTATGCCATTATTTTGTACACTCACAATATTGGCAGGAGATATAAACGTTTGTGGACTATTTAGATACAAGTTGCTATTTGATAATGTAAAGGTAGAAGGGTATAAATGTGACATACCATTATTTTTAGATGGATTATAGGTTCCTGCTAATGAAATAGTATTTACGGTAGGCCAATCATCGTTGGGATCCGGTATAAAGTCAGCAACAGTATTATTAACAGATACAAATTGTGGCACTATATCGGCTAGTGATGATGCGTCCCACAAAAATTCATCATAATCTTTATCGTAATCTATGTCCCAGCCAACAGTGGGTGTAAGAGTATTTTGCGGCGTGTTGACATATTGACCGGATGAATATTTCCCGCCAAATTGCAATATAAAGTTGGCTTTTACAAATTCTTCCACAGTACCGAGCGTGGTATCAAGATGTGTATATACGCTTGTATAATCTCTAATTTGAGTATGATACGGTTTAGAATCTTTGATATAATCAATAATATTTGTAATTTGGTCAGGTACATATAACTGATCTTGTGATAATTTTAAATTGGTTTCTTTGATGTAAATATAAGATGACTTAAACAACCAGTTGGGATTTTTCTGTTCACTTAGAACATAATTTAACATGGAGAAGAACAATTCGTTTTGATCAATGAAATATGTATTAGTCATAATTTCATTTCTAAACGAATTTAACAGCTCCCTAAGTGTAGTGGATAGATTATATTCATCGGTCGCTGTATAAACTGTACTCATTAGTTCAATTGCGCTATTTTGTAGACCAACAGTTTCCAACGAGAGTTTAGTTGTGTCAACGGGGTCTTTGATAACAGCATACAATATGTATCTTCCATTACCGCCCGGATTAGTGATGCTTGCATTATTTTTATTTTCTACAATATCCCCTAATTGTAGTAATCCGGCTAAAAGTGCAATGTCAACTTCCGCTTTAGATGCATATATAACACTGGGAGTTACATTTTCATAACCTTTTTCGTACCAGTTTGTATACTGCCAATAAATGCCTTCGGAATTTGTCTGGAAGCTACTATTCCAGGCAGGTATAGTGTCTCTAACAGGAATATATTTTAGCAATGAGTTGGCTGCTTGGACAAATACTTTTCTTGCTGCTTGAAGTTTTACAAACATACTCTGTCGAGGGCGATATAAAATACCATACTTTTCAGCATTACTTAATAGTGGATCCGGCACAGGTAAAATTTGGCCATATTCTGGTACTGAAGTCAAAGTAGCCTGATCGTATTTGGAAATGTCCCACCCAAAAATGTCCCAGGGCAGATTATTAGCAATAACGATGCTGTTAGAAAATTTGTCTGTTACAGGTAATAGCTGAGTATATCCGCATAAACTATCTGTCATTTTGTCCCAATACTGCGGTGTTACTACAGATTTTGTATCACCCTCTCTAAAAAATGCCCACTGAGCATGTTTTTGGTCATCTCTTAATGATACCCTATATTGAATTTGTACATTATTTCCCTGGTATGCAAGAATTTCTTGTACATTATAAAACATGTAGGAGTTGTTTGTAGTAGTCTGCTGAATTGGGCAGAAAAAGGCAAACCCACGGCTTCTAGGACTTTGAAGCATGAGAGAAACATCAAGTGCCGCCATGGTTCTATTTTCAATATTTGGCTGATCGGTTGTGTTAAGCACCCAGAAGTAATAATTTGTTTCTGTTATGTTTGTGAATCTGTTTGATGTTACAAGTTCTACATATGTGGTAATGTCTCGGGGTATCCCGGTACCTGTATACTGTTCAGGTGGAACAGGACTTTTAACCCATTCGTAAATAGCAATAGCAGATCCTGGAAAAATTTGTCCCCAACGATTTCTTCTATAGACTAAGTTATCGTTTTCAGTTTCGCTACCGTCCTGAGCAATTGGTTGTTCATAATAAACATACTTAACTTGAGATAAATCCCACCATAACCTTCCTACTTGCTGTTCTCCAAAAGTTATATTTTCGCTAAACAATCGTGGATTTGAGGTAACATTATAAGATGCAGGATCTATTAATGTCATATAGGTAATATTTTGTCTTGCAGGACCAGGCAATATTGCTTTAAACGGGTCGTATATTGGCAACTGAACAAGTTCAGTACCCTTGGTATTAAACACACTTGCACTTTGAAATAATGAATTATTGATCAGTGGCTGCTGTGTTCTAAACGCTGTAAATCCAATTCCAGATTCCGGTGTATATGTACATGTGTATACGCCCCACCTTGGTCCTGGATTATCACCACTAATTTCAACTGTGGCAGCATCTGCCCATATCTTATCAGACACACTAATATATGACGGTGTTTGAAGTGCCGGAATTGTCATAAACCTCATTGTCTTAAACAACATTAATTTTGTAAAATTATTAAACTGGGGTATATCGGTGGCAGATATAGGATTACCTGTAAGTGTTATTAAATTATAGTAATTTTTCCCGTCATTGGCAGAATCAGTTTGTACACTATCAAATGTAAATCCGACAGTGTAGTTTGTATCACCACCAACAGATGTGGGCGGCGAAATTGTCACAGTTGCAGACACATACCCGGAACCGCCGTTGGTTATTACAATGCCGGTTACTATGCCGCCGGCAATTGTTGCTACGGCAGTTGCATCAACACCAGTATCGCTGGTAATAGTAACTGTAGGAACAGCACTATAATTTGCACCAGTCTTTGTTAGTGTTATTGATGTAATTGCTCCGGCAGTAATATCCACTACTGAATCTATTGTTGCCTGCGCTTCAATGACTTGTAGCACAATCATGTTACCAAAATCAGTAACATCGCCTGTAGTAGAAAACTGCGGTGTAATTAAATATGAAGAATCTGTTCTTAAAAATAAATCATTATTGGCATCAGCATACACATCAAATGTTTCTGGTGCAATATTAACAAGTTTATAAACGCCCCAGTCTTCCGTAAATGTTTTTGCGACCCATATAGTTTCCAATTCGACAGGATTAAAACTGTCTGTGCCCCATGTTACAGCAGTTTGATTAACATCAAATCTACTATAGGTTACATCATTAAAATTTACATAACCGGCATTGGGTGTAGAATACTCAGTTCTATTTGTAACGGGAAATTCAAGTGAGTAACTTGGATTTGTAGGGCGCACTTTCCATACATCTATTTCGTCAATACTGATATCGATAATATTATCAAGGGTGGTGTCAACAATAATTTCGCCTTGCCATACACTATATAACCTATCAAGGTTATTTTGTTCGTTACCGGAATCAATTACAACTACCGGTGCGTAAGAATATCCATACCCCGGTTCAATAATATCAATACGAGCAATCCGCTTTTCTGAATCCAATACTGCGTATGCAGTGGCTTGTCGAATTGGGTGTTTTAGTGCAGGATTATCGGAACTAATATCCGGTGCGTCAATAACAATCTTTGGCACACGAGTATATGTATTTTGAGAATTTAAAATATTAATTTCTCTTACAAACCCGATAGTTGATGGTACAAAGTTTAGTCTTGTAACAATAACTTCGCCTGTATTTTGTTCTGGTTTTATAGTAAATTCAGTGGATACTTGTTCAACAGTATTTCCAAATTCACCTAATTTTAATGCCCATTCTTCATATACATCAACAATTTCATCATTGCCTGTACCACGAATCTGTGAAGACTTAAATAATTTTTCAAGGGCTTGTTTTGTGCCTTTTTGTCTAATAGCACCCTGGTAAAATAGATACTGTACATCGTTAGATACTTGCAAATTGTCAAGATAACTTTTACTTTCATACCCAATCAGGTGCCTGCCGAGATCTTCAAGGCTTGGATTATCAATAACATAATTAGAATCATAGTAATACCTCATATCGCTAACAATGGTATCAAAGTTAGGCACAAGTTGATCAGCAATAACTAGATATCCAGGTGCTTCCATTTTACCGTACCAACTGTTGCTTCTAAATCCGTTGAATCTTAGGCGCTGCTGTCTTGCTCGTAATAGAGGAGAATACACAACATCATTAAAACTAGTTGTATTATCGAATATAAGAATATGTTCGGTCTCGGAGGCATTAACTTGTAGGAAATAAATCCCCCCAACAGATAAGTTTGCTGGCGAGACTGTAATTAATGGACCATCTCTATTAACCGTGGTATCAACTGGTGCAATAGCAACACCGTATTTGTCCAAAATACTATATATTCCATTTGTTAATGTTTCAACATCATCGGGATATCCTCGCTTGACAATTAATGTTGCTGAGTTTGCAAGCGGGCTTAATTGTATAGATGCATCAACTGCCCAGGATGTGTTTAACCAAAATAGAAACTGCTTTGCAGAAGCTAACCAGTCATTAATTTGATTTGTATCTTCGTTTACATCTTGGAACTGCCATCCCTGAGTTTCAAGCCATGCGCCCCATCCGATTAAAAAGTCAAATACCTGTTGCGGTGTATCAAATATAGTTCCGTAGGCATAACTTGTAATGGTAGTATCTGAAATAGGTCTGTATGTTACAGAAACACCGCCCGATATAGGAAGGGATCTTAATTTCTGCCATGCTTTTGAAATAAACCCCTGTACAGTCTGGGTAGATAAACTTCGATAATACACGCCGTTATATCTAACAATATCGCCGGTTTTGTATGTGGCTCCCGACGTAAAATACTGAAATTCTTCAGGGGTGCCGCCAACAGAAATATCAATTAATTGATTATTTGTTCTGTTCAGTGTTTTAAATGATGCATTTAATAAATCGTATCCGTAAATAGCAAATGTGCCATCCCCGAGGCCTCTAATAATAACTCCACTATAGGAATATGTATCAACAGCAGGACTTTTGTGCAGAAGTACATTAAAATTATTTGATGGAATAATTAAGGTATTTGTTGTTGTACCGGGTGATATAGATTCAATATATGTATTGGTGGTATCTTTATTTGTAAATCCGGCAAATTTATTTGCAAGATTTACGTCAAGGGTCCTGATTTTTTGCCCAAATGTTGTTGCAACATCTTTACCAAGAAAAAGTATTCTATCGCTGACCCATGATTGATAGCCTAGGCGTATTTGTACAACACTATCGACTATTTCTGCATGAACAATTTGATCTTTATTTTTTGGGCGCATCCATAGATACAAAGGATCAGTACTCTTAAATTTATCATTTTGTACATATTGCCAATCTGTATCGGACATTACGGGACTTTTTATATCTGGTATAATCAATTGTCCGGGCAACAGTGTTGTGCCTAATGTATCCCATAATAGTTCCCCAAATGGGCCCGGGCGCATCAAGTATAGGAATTCTTGAGTACTATATGCATAAGCAGATGTTGACATCCATGCTTGCTCAACTGGCGCTCCATCTCCATATACCCACTCTGCATCAAATCCTTTAAATGGTGCATCATTGCTTGCAATACTGATATTAAATATTGCTGGTACAGAAATAATCATTCCTGCTGAGTCAACAGGAATAATTGACGATAATCCGGGCCTTGCCCACATGGGCTGTGATTGAACTTGTAAGGTATTTGGATCATAAATTGCCGAAGGGCCCTGTCTTATAATACCAGCTTCAAGATCAGCCCACATGTTATGTAAGCCTTGGCTTGTTGATGTCCATACTGATTGTCCGACAAGAGTCACGGGTGCGCCGTATTCTTCTATCCACCAAGACGGTTGCTGGCTGAGCCCTAGCATTTCCCACGGTCTAGTATTTGGATAATATGTATCGTAGAAGTATTGAAAGATGCCTTTCCAGTTACCGGGTAAATTTAAGGTCTGATCGTATCCAAGATTATCCCATCCAAAAATATCCCAGTGGCCAATGCCATTTAATGCATCTCGATAATTATATAATTTCCATTTTTCAGTTACGGGAGTTATTTTACTTGCCGATACCCAGTCGTTGGCTCTGTAATTTGCTTTATTTTTAGCAGACCATTTATTTAAATAAGATTCAGTAATAGCTAGATACTCCTGTCGGGAATATCGAGTTTGTCTAAAGTATCCTGATTTTACAGATTCAACACGCAACGGAACATAGTATTCATCTCGAAATTTAGTTACTATACCATTATAAATTCTTCTTTCAATCTCGAGCAATAGCTGATCTCTATAATCGTTATAGGCAATAGTTTTTGATCCATCGTGCCCAATAATAATATCTGTTGGAATTGCGTATGATGTATCAAGTTCAATACGAGGAATATATGTAGAATATGTACCAAGCTTTGATGGAGTTGACGGTATATATGTTGACAATGGATCTTTGTATAGATAAAATGCTAATGTTTTACCACTATACTGGTTAGATAATTTTACCTCAATAATATCGCGGGAGTCAATAACGCTGTAATCTTTGCCTACAAGAAGCATATTAGGCAAGTCTAAGTCTGATATATCATACACATACATTACATTCTTTAAATCATCTAAATCAATGTAATCTTCAAGTGTAACCAATCCGCTAGATGGGACGGTTACTACCTGTGAGAATGTAGGAACACCACTTGCGGCCATGTAAGAGTATGCAAAAGAATTAGAAAATTCTTTTGATATGTTTAATACTTTTAAAATTTGCCCAACCCATATACTAATATCAATAGTACCATCTTGATAGCGCCTAGGATTAAATTCTTGATTGATCAACTGTAATGCAACAGTCAAATATTTATTTTTAAATTTTGTATATTCGTCCTGACTAAATCGTATACTGGCAATAAAATCTAAGTCATCGGACGACGATACCAACATTGATTTTAATGCCGGTGCAAGATTTTGAAGGATATATAATCCGACAGATCCATTCTTTCTAGAATCTCTGTAATTATTATTGCCACCAAACGCAACCCCGCTAAATCCAATTTGATTTGAAATAATAGATGAAAATTGTTGAATTAAATTACTTGCGCTAATATCAGTAACTTCAAGTTGCGTAGGATTTGCCTCAAGCTGCTGCGGGATCTGAAAATAGCCAGATGCTGTCGGATCTAATAAATCTTGAGTATATGTTTGAATTTCAACTACTGGTGGTACAAGTTGTGTGGTCAACAATAGTTGAGTTAAATAAGCGTAAAGATTGACATAGATATTGTTTTTTATTTCTATAAGGGTATATCCAAGCGGGTTGGTTGCTGAATCATACGGATTAATTTGTGCGCTGTTTACTAAAACAATAATATCGGGCGACTGTATAGCAGTCGCAGGATAACCATAAGGAGTAACACTTAGTTCAAATTGATATTCAGTACCATAGCCCACAACATACTGATTGATAACTCGTTGTTTACTTAAATTGATACAATTACTTGGGGGCGCAGGTGTGATATCTGCGCAAGGGCACGGATCGTATAAATTCCAACCATTTTTTAATGTGGAGGATGTTCTTGTTTTATAATAATAGTATCCCTCAATTGGTAAGCGTATTTGTATTGTATTATTACTACCAGTATATGTATATCTGTCGGTAATTAAGTTATTTTGAAAAACAATATCGGAAGACAATCCTAGCGAGGTATAAACAATAGGAAATCCCAATACAGGATCAACTGTTGCACCGGGCGAGGTATTGGGTTTATATGAGAAAATTTTGTTGCCGCCTGTAAAGCTACTATCGGGATATTCTTCTAATGCAATGCCCTTATAATCGTAAAGTTCAAATAGCGGTGGCTGATTTACACGATCTTTATCGTTATATGCTCTATTCCAGGTGCCCAAATCTAAGATATTGTCTAGATCAATAGTATAATACCACGATTGCCCTCTTTTCGAACCCCCGCGGTAAGGAGCATCCTTGTTGATAAAAACAATATCTCCGTCGTCAACTGTCTGTGATGGAAGATAAGATGTCTTTGGATAAAATAACACAGACCCGTTAGGCATAACATTGGTAACAAAAATGTATCGATTTATGCGTTCGTTCTCACCTTCGTCCCACGCATGTAACGGCTCTAGTGTACTCCAGCTAGGATCGGGTGGGTCTGGTTTATCCCAATTAAAAAAGTTAGAAATACAGGGAGTTGTATCGTTAAAAAAGCAAACCAGGTCGCCATTAACAAGATTTATACCATGTGTGCTATTAATTTCTGATAATTGCTCGCCCTGAACAGATGATAATAAAAACGGATTGCCAATTTGGTTGTCTACAAATCCATACTGAATATCTGATTTAAATTGAGATCCGGATTTATAAAGTGGTATATTGGCATCAAATTGTATAATGGGTCTTACCCCACTTGTGGCATTTGCGGGAAATGCTGACTTGGTTACACCAATAGATTTATTAATGGTTTCTAGATGAAACCATTTATTTGTTCTAGACCATGCATTTCTGTCTATACAGCCTCGCTCAATAGTTATATAATCACCCGAATTAGGTACTGCCTGTGTATCCCATGTATTTGCATCCCAGTAATAATTTTGAATAAGTCTTCCGTTTGATAGTGTTGTAGCCCCGTCCCACGGTAAATTTTCATATATTGTGCCCGGTGTGAAGTCCGGAAACTGCGGAACAAGTGCAATACCAACACAGCCGCCCATATTTTCAACTGTATGCGGTGAAGAATAAGCAGGATCAGCAGACAGCGTAATTCTCATACCTGTTGATAGTGTTAGATTTGGCGGTGTAGCAGTTGATGGTGTTGTGTAAGTTGATTTACCAATAATGTCTACAGCCGTTATAGGAGGCTGATTTTCACCGGCTGTTATAATTATTTCGGGAAGCCCTTGCTCAACCCAATAATAATTTTGATAGTTAATAAACATGTCATAATCAATTGGCGGTCCAAAGCTGTAATATTCTGATTCAAACAGTCTATCTTGATTTAGAGTATTGCCACCATAATAATCAATTTTCTCTAATAAATCACTGTAAAAGAAGATATTACTTTTTGTAGTGTCTGCATCCCTTGCAAATGCAGTGGCTTCTAATTGCCACCATGTTCTATCTTTAGACGGCTCGGGCAGATAAAAATCAGTAATGGGATTATAACTGCCTGGATTTCTGCGACCAATATAACCAGCAAGTAGGTCGCTATCTTTCTTTGAAAATACCTGATCAAAGGTAGCATCAAAGAATTTCTTCTCTGTTGTGGTTTGAAAAACTGCTGGTAATCGAGTTATGTATTGAGTCATTTATACGTCCGGTATAGGTAAGTGTTACACACGAAGATTTTGTTCTGTTAAATTGGCCACTATTTGTACATTATTTACTGTGGCAGTTGACATAAACAGCTCACTTGGGCTCGATATAATTTCAAACAAATTGCCAAATTGCGAGTTTGCATTATTGGGAACAATAACTACTGTACTAATTATCAAAGATAATTGCTGGTGTATAAAAGAGGCCAGCTCTGTATAAAAGAATGTTTCTCCAAAATCCCAGTTTCTGATATCAAAATATGCATCAATTGACTGAACAACTTTTGTTTTTACTTCGTTATCGCTGATATTTGTTGACGGCGATTTAACAACTTTAAATGTTGCTTGCAATTCAGTTGCTGCTTGTGTCCCAAATAATAATTTAAACGATCCAGAATTCCATACCATATCATCACTTAACATTTTGTACTGATTTAAATCCTGGAATTGAATTCTAAGTTCTTCTGTAGTTGGAGGCGTTGGTTGTGTTATTAATGTACCATTACTATTTTTCCAGATTAACATGTCTCTATAATAGCTCTCAGTAATAACAATCATGTCAATAATATTGGTTGCTGACGGGTCAACTCGTTGATCAATGGGGGCATAGTGACTCCACTTGAAATATAAGGGCAATCTCTGATCAATTGGAACTGATGTATTTTGTGTAAATGTTTTTCCATTCTTGTCAAAATATGCTGTATTGACAGATGCTAATGTAATATTTCCTGTAGGATAATATGTTGTATTCAGTGTCGTGCTTGATGACAAAGTATAATATACTCCAAATCCTGGCGCATTTGTGGATATTAAAAACACTTTATTATAAAAATACTTTGTTAGAATATCGCTTTTGCTATCTAAATTATCTGTATCATTATTGGTAGCTGATGTCATCCAGGGAAATACGCCGATATTATTAAAAAATGCTGAAAGCTGATTTGATATGTTTATGGTTGCCGGCGTAACAGAATCAAATAATATTTGACTTGTATTATTAATAAAAATTAAATCTGCAGTATCCATATATACATACTTAAATCCGCCAACTGTGACCGATAATGGATTAAGTATATCGTCTTGATTTGTTAATTCCATGTTGGCAATGTACGGAGAACTATAAAGTTGAGTAGGATTCTGTGGATCTACAGGAAAGTAAACATAAATACTATCTGTAGTATCCTGCAATGTTATATCCCAGTTACATATCCATGGTCGAGAATTTTGATATCCTGTAATTTCATTTGTATAAAGTTCGAATACAGCTCTGTCCGAAGGAGACACAATTTCGTTGAATCCCTTGGGATTATCCGGAATACCGTCGTTATTGGTATCAATTAAAGATACAGCAATTTTTGAAGTATCAACATATCCGTCGTCTTGTGTATATACGCCTGTAAGATTAAATACAACTCCGTTAGACAAATACGACTGGCTAGGGTCTACAATTATTGGATCATTATTATTAATTGAGCTATTTGTATTAATAAACGGCATAATTTCAATACTGTCTTGCAATGCTAATCCGGATGCGCTATCTATAACTACCTGATTTGGCTCCCAATAAAACCTAACGTCTCTGTATGACTCAAATATAAATGCTCGGCCGCGGGCTGTTAGACTATATGTTGTAGAGCCTACTTGATTATTGCTAGAAATAGCAACATACAGCATGCCGCTGTTGGGGTAAGATTCCCAGCTAGATGATAATAATTCCTGATTATATCCTATAACTGTTGGTGGTGGATATTTAAATGGCTGTGCTGCTTGATTTGATATGCCTGGTGTAGATGTAGTAGATGTACCCCAGGAATCTGCTAGCACATCATAATACATGTAAAAAGAAATGCCATTATCAACTGCCCCTAAAATTTTAAGAATTTCTGCTCTTGTTAAAACATTTCTAAATATGGGATATACCTTAACTGCTTGTATTGTGTTATTTTCTTCAAGGCTCAGCTCCACCGGCCCAATATTTGCAAAAGGATTTACAGAATTTAGAGACGGTAGTCCGTTTGATATTACAGTGTTGACTGAGGCAGTACTTGTTGGTCTGTATGTAACACCATTATCTGAAAATTCTAAAACAGCACCCGATCGTATAAAGCTCCATGCCTGATATACAGTACCGTCTGTGTTGACGGCGGTATTTGCTATATTTATGGGCTCATTTTCTAAAGAAACTGCCGCTGCAGTTGATGCTTGGCTGCTGGTAAAATACCCGGTATCATTTTTAAATTTTGTTGGACTTGTTTTCCAGTATAAGCTTGCCGATGGATCGGTCCCTGTGGGCACTAAATCTAATAATGATCGTCCTGTATTTGGGGGGTTTACTCGAATAGTAGCTTCAAATTGAGGAATATAGGCATCATAAAAGAACGCAGATACTTTATTATCTCTAAGCATTTCTTGAATAGTATTAATGAGAATATTTTCTACTGTGGTACTATTTGTTGTGGTACTATTTGAGGAATCTTTAATGACTTCAGTAAGTATATTTTGATTATCTCTATAAAGTGTGCCGTCCTCGCCGAATATAATTAAATCTTTATGGAAACCTGTGGGATCATTTAAGTCAATGTAACGGCTTTGCCCACTAAATGTACGATTAATTGCCTGTAACTTTGAAATTTGATTTCCGTAAATTAACGGAAGCACATTGTAATCACTTCCGTTAACCATGCGAGACTGTGTTGAAAATACCTCTGGGGCACGCAATTTGATCTGCTCATCAGTTTCTGTAGCAGCAGCATTACCAATAGTCTGCTCAAGATTAAAAATAATACGAAGAGTATATTGCTGCTGATCAAATCCAATATATGGGATATTGATTTGCAGTCCTTGCGCGTCAGCCGGGCGAATTACCAATGCTTGATTGGCGCTCACACGTACCCATGTTCTAAATAGGCCGGTTGGAATATTACCAAAATTACCATCAGCAAAGCGCAAAGTAACAGTATCATTGGCGCCAGAAATAACATCAAATATATTCCTCTCTCCAAGCTGTATGCTGTTATATATAATATTTTCGCCGGCCAGTGCGGGTACTCTTAGCCATTTGCTTATTACAGCACCCGACTGATCTGTTTCTTGCACATATACATCGGTCTGATTAATATTTTGTATATCAACGGGAAATAATCTGTTAGGTACAGGAAATTCAAAATTGCTATCAATGTTTATTAAATTACCCTGTTTAAAATATAAAAAGAATCCTGTGTTTGCCGAAGATACACCTAAACTATCATTTCTGTAAATAAAATTAAATGCATTGGCAGGATCGGGGTCTCTTTCAAAAATTGTTTCATTGGGTATAAAATTCGGATTACAAATGTCAATTGGGTAAACCTGCCCGTTAATTGTTATAGAAATACCGTAAGTTACATTTAGTTGCAAAATATTATTTAACTGATATAAATCAGTCGGTATCGAACCAATAACTCCGCTTTTTGTAGGACGCCCAAAAGGATTCAATGTACTAAATGCAGCATTACATATTTGTGTAAACTGATCAAACCAATCGGGATTATTGGGGTCATTCCAGAACACAGTAGTATCATTGATGTTTATGCCGTTTGCATCAGTCAATGGCTGATCGGTCTGGACTGCTGCAATTTTAAATAAACCACTTGCCGGGATATTACGCCTCGGCACATAATTGACCATTTGTGCAAGACGGATAATGCTTTCTCTGCGTGTAGCAGTATCAATAAAATTTTCTCTACTGTTTAGGTCTGTTCTAAAAGCAAGACTTGTACCAAAGTATGCAAGTAATTCAATAATTGCAATAAATTCAGAACTTTCAATATAATCGTTAAAATCTTCAGGATAATATGCTTGTATATAATTTATTAATGCCTGCTTGAGTGTATCAAAATCGTAGGCTGTATAATCAATAAATGCGTATGCTTTAAATACCTTACGGTAATCTTCTGCCGAAAATAAATTTGATTGTCTAATTGCTCCGCTCATGTTAATTTCTCGCTATTTAAATGATTATAAATCTGCTGGTAACACATTTTAAAAAGTTTCTTTATCTTTAAGAGAAAATGTCACATACATGCTATCTGTTATTGATTCTGGCCTAAACAATAAAACCATAACAATTGTTAACGCCTGATCTTCTTGAAACACATCAATTGATACTAATGATACCCTAGGTTCCTCTTCGATAACTCTTATAGCATCCTCAATAATCATATCCTTGGTATATTGATCAAAAGGATCAAATAAGTAATTAAAAATATTTGATCCAAACGACGGGAGCATGACTCGCGAACCCATTGGTGTAGCAAAATGATTATTGATATCTCTTTTTATAAGTTCGATATTAGTCAACGAATACGGTGGATTAGGTTGGCCTACTGTGTTAAAACCAACAAAATAGGGTGTTCTTGTAACACGTTGTTGTTGTACGAGCCCAGATTGATTAGACGCCATATAATTCCCTTTTTGTTATTTATCAAGAGAATTAAGTGCTACTATATTATCCGTATCTGCGTAGCCCGGGGCTATAATTATTACGGTACATGGTTAGTACTTTACTGGGGCTTGTTATTGGTCGCCCCCCAGCCTTATTAAAACTCAAGTGATACCACACAAGCCCGGTTTTGTCACTGTGCTCATATATAAACTGATCGTAGGGTATATTATCTTTGACCCACATGGCATTATCCCAGTATTTTGCATATGTCCACCCGTAAAATTGTATATCCATGGCCTGGCCGGTAATATGCTGACTTATGCCATTTGGGGTTGATGTTTTATTTCTAAGTGCAGAATTAATATTAAATGATCCAAATTTAGCACGTAAAGGTTCGGCTATATTTACTGCTAAATTTTGTAAATTACAAAATCTTTCTTGCTTTGTGTATGAAAAGTAATCAATAAGCTGGTTTGGGAATACAGCATTAATAGTAAATTGGCGTAATTTAAAATTTGGACTTAGTTGAATATCATAATTTACGCCATCCCATATATCGCACGACACTGGTTGCCCATTACCGCCCCTACTGGGTGTATCAACAGTTTGTTGTGCGGGTTCCGGAATGGGTGGCGGCAAAGCAGTTTGTACAGGCGGGGTTCCGGCAGGTGTACTGGGTAATTGTACACCGCTCGAACCTTTTGTATTATTACCATTTGCTATATTTTCGGTATGTTCATCTAGTGTTGGATCGCCCTGATCTCCACTTACAGTTGATAGCAATACCTGCGCATTTTGAAAGGTACTAGTTGACAGTGTTACCCCGCCCACAGTGATAGTTGGTGCTGCACATCCGCTCATAGATTATTTCCTTTTAATAAGTTTATGCTGAGAATTTTTTATCACACCCAGTTGTGTCAATATTTCTTGTAATCATTGTTATAATATTTGGTCCACGTTTTCCCACCTGGGTAAACCATAAAGAATTTTTTAGTGCAACACCGGCAGCATCATAATTTCCAGCTTTCATGGCTGCTATAAAGTTTTTAAATTTTGACAGTCGATTTTCTCCCATGTTGTAGCATAAATCGGCACATGCACGTTTTCTAATATCAGTCAAGTCTCCCCAAGTATCTGTACCTATTAGTCGTTGTGCACCGGCAATTGATATGGGTGCATCTGACTGAAACCATGCTGAAACTTGGCTTTCCGAAATAGGAGTGGGTATGGGAAATAAAGAAACTTCGTTTGCTCTTAATAAATGCCCAATTCCGCCTGTGGGTAAATTTACACTATCCAGATAAGAAACATACTTAACGCCTTCGTGTATTTTTAACTGGCACTCATATGCCGCCATGTTAAAGTCTTTGGCCACAGCACTGGCAGACGGTGGGTCACCAGCAACCATTGTGTTATTTGCGCCTGGATCCGTGTTTGTTGCAGGTGATACTTTTGCTTCGTTGCCTGCGCCGCCGGAGCCTTGATATGTTTGTGATCCCTCAGTTTGTGCGGGAGCATACCCGGTTACAGATGTTAACTTAAATTTTTCATGTTCCGGACACGGCTCATATGTGGGCAATCTAGATACTGTTGTGCTTACAGCTTCCGAATTTCTTTTAAATTTTGAATTGGGGTCGATCCATGTTGCAAGGACATTGATCTTGCTATTGAGTGGTTTTATTTCTGCCGGCGGTGATGTAACGGCAGACTGAGCGGGTTCAGACGGAGCAGGATCGGCAAGTGTGGCTGAGTTAGGTGGGACTGGAGAAGCGGGTGATTGACGTGGTTGGCCAGTTGCGTACAATGTACCGCCAACCTTTGTGTCTCCACCAATGCCCACTGTGCCCGAAAATAATGTGTCTGAAGTAACACCGAATGCACTAGCAGATAATAATGTACTATCGGTTGACTTTAGTTCTATTGTTTTGTCTGATGTTAATAAAGTACTGTCAACTGATGTTAGTTGAATTTTTCCTCCGGCAGACAAAAGTGTATCTGCGCCAGATGCTGCTTGAATTTTATCAAACGCTTTTAAGTTCAAACTTGCACTTGTGCAAACAATAACATCCTCTAAGCCCACAACGGAAATTTGCCCCTGTGAGCCAACTCTAATATTACCCTTGGCTGCTATATCAACTGCTGCACTGGTTGTTAATTTAATACCTTGTTTTGCATTATAATCCTGTCCACCATTTACTGTTGTTAGTACAAGTGCATTACCAATTTTAATATTCATGTTATTGTCAGTAACAGTTAAATATGCTGTATTTTTAGTTGTACTTTGCCAGTTGTTAAGAGCTTGCATGACAATATTACCACCCTGCCCTTTGCCTTCGCCTTTGTATTTCCAAACAGGTATTGTTTTTTTCTGTGGAACATTGGTAACATCGTAGGTGAACGTGGTAGTTTCTTCGGTCGTATCTTTAGCAGCTTTCATGAATATATTTTGACCAGCTTCAATATTAATATTTCTATCTGCGCGAATATTAACGTCTCTTTGTGCACGCATGGATATATCTGTTGCACCAAAAATATCAATATTACCGTGCTGGTCCATTTGTACCCATGCGGTACCATCTCTATTAATTAAATAAACAAATCCGTTGGTTTCATCTAATTTAATTTGTGCCCCTGTTTTTGTAGTAAGCTGTACATATTCTGTTCCATCGCCATCATCCATGATAAATGATGACCCCCCTTTTCTGCGTATCCTTGACGGAGTTGCAGTTGAATCAATAACCGGCCCGGGGGTGATAATACCAAATACATTACTGGGTGCCTCTCTTCTTGCACTTGATGTTGTGACTCCCCGAGACTTATCAGTTATCAGTCCCTGGTTTCCTAGTCCTTCAAACTTTGTTTTTTCGTATGGTTTAAATGCTCGATCAGGCTGTGTTATTTTTGAATCCTGCTTGTTATATTCGGCAACAGGTATATCTTTTCCCGGATACTGATGACTGCTGATACTGGATGCCATGCCCGGAATCATGTTGTTCATATACTGCCCGTATAAACAGCCAATCCAAATTCCGCGATGTGCCTCGCCGTTAATAAACATTACAAGAACTTGGTTATTAATGTCCGGTGGTACCATCCACATACCGTATGATGTTTGTGTGCCATCAAAAGATTCTAGATTTGCTTTACTATTAGTCTCTACATTTGTTGCACCGGCAAAAGGAGAACAATAACTGGCAGTAATCCAACCATCGGGGTTTTCGGGTGCAGACCCAAACTCTGATATCCAGACTTTTATTCTGCCATTTCTTTGAATGTCACTTGTATCTTTAACAAACCCCATAAAGACACCAAATAGTGCCGTCATTCTGCCGCCGGGCTGAAATAAATCGTTTTTTGTGGGTGACGTGGTTCTGGTATGTGTATCTAAGTAGGCCATTAAGATTGTTCCTTTGATACAACAACTTGATTTGCGGCCTGCAATGCCGTGGGGTTAGAAATAGTCGGTATGTTTGACGATGCAAGCCCTGTTATTTGTGTTGGTAAATTTGCCCCTCGTAATCCTTGTAAGCTGGCCGATGCCAGCCTGTCTGTTTTAATTGCTGTAGCTGGAGGAGTCACGGCTGGTGGTACTGCTGCTAGATCTGCAGTTTTTTGTGCGTCATTTTCTATATCTTTTAAAAAGTTATCTAAATTAATAACAGGATCAAGTATGCAATTTAATTCTTGTTCAAAAACTCCACGATCAGTAAACTTACTCACAACACTAATTACCTTATATACCCCGCTAAACATAGTAACTTCTGTGAACGGATCAGTTTCGTCTTCGGTTAGATTATAAATTCTAGGAGTTCTAAATCTTATAACAATAAAATTATCTGTACCGTACATATTTACTGAGCGGGGTGTATCTTTGTGTGAATTTTTAATTTTATTAATGGCAGCAGCATCTGTTCCCAAATTACTCAAATACGGAAAAATTTTGAGTTCTGAATTAACCGGTGTAGGGAACAACCAAAATGGGTCTCCCTTAATTGTAAATTTTAAAGATACTAAACTTGCATCAAGTGATGAATATAGTGCTGTAGCAAATACACTAGCAACTCTTGATCTTCCTGCATTACTGTTTCCTTCAATACCGCCAGCTGTTGTAGCCTCTTGCATACTTTCTCTATACGGTATCGGTCTTAGTTTGCCTTTTCTTAATGATTGAGCGGTTTTATCGGCTTCCTGTGCTGTTGGCGAAGCTGTTTTAACATCTGAAATAAACATTAACTGAATATTATCTCCATTAGCATTAGATCCGCTAATAGGTGCAGCAAGTGATTTTGCTTCTATTCTTTTTGTATCTAATGTGCTGCCGGCACTACTAATGCCTCCAGCTGCTATTATTCTTTGTGTTTGAGCTTGTCTATCGGGTGCCTCTGCATATTTAAGAATATTTGTATACCTGGCTTCTAGTGTTGGATTTATATTAGACTCGGCCAATGCCTTTTTAAATTCGTTAATTTTTTTAGTAAGATCTTCCGATTTTTGTGCGCTATTAATAAACTGTAATGTTTCTCTAAGTTGTTGGGTTATATTTTTTTCAGTCTCTGCATTTTTTTGTGCAGTAACGCCTTGGTCTGAAATAGCCGAATCGTAGTAAATACCGCCAAATCTTGATAGTGCAGCAGCAAATGAAAAATTCATGTTTAAGTCTAGATTATAAATTTGATCGTTTAAGCCTGTAAAAATATAATTATACTTTTTTTTCATAATTTTATTTTTAGCATACTCAAGAAACCGTCTTTTTTCTGCAGCTAGCGTCTCGGGAGTTTGCCCGGTTTGTGAAGGGTCCACATCGGTCATACCTAAATCATACTCTACAATATAAATTGTTATTGCTACAGCGTTATCTTGTCTTAACATATCAAACGCAATTGGTTTGGTTTCTGTAACAACACGCCACAATTTTTTCATTTGATTTGTTTCTTTATTTGACGGATTTGGTTGTCCCGCCGGAGTTTCAGAATTCTGCATTTTCTTTTGGAAATAATCCATGTTTTGACATAATGCGTCTACAATTTTGTCAATGCTAGTACCGGTATTAAAGGTTGCAGTTTTCTTTTTAAAGTCAACAAAGTCACCACTACGTGATGAATTTTTTGCCAAATCAGCAGGTGTTAGTAATTCCTTGCTAAAAGCAGGATCTACAACAATTCGATATGTATCGGGTATGCTATAGTTGTCAATTAGTTTTTCAAATTGATCTGCATTAATTTTATTTTCTAAATCTTTCATTGCACTCTCAAAGTCAGTAAGCTTTTCAAGTACCACATTATGCTGAATACTAAAATAAGAATTTGATTGTGCAAGCTCACTATACATAATTGCGTCAAACTGATATCTTGTGCCTATATGAGTGACATTTGCTTTTGAATTTGTAAGTTTAATAGGCCATACCCACTTTAATGCTGCTAACTCGCCTGGCGCGCCACCCTCTACAGATTGACCCGTACTAGAGTCTCTGCCTCTAAACTCTAACTGTAAAAATGTAGGCATGACTAGCCAATTACCAATTCCGAGTGAGACTGCCTGATAATATAGTTGGTCTAATAATCCGGCACCGGACGGTTCTATAATTTCAAATTTTACCAGAGTCTGCGTACCAGTGCCTGTTTCAACCGACGGTACAGCAATCCCGTGAATTTCAACATTAACTATTGTAAGATCAGATACTCCGCTTTCTGCAATAATTGTCTGGTTGGATAAATCAAGTATATTTCCGCTACTAGCATCTTCCAGCGATGTTATAAAAAGCTTCCAATGATAAGTATATGTGTCATAATTATCTAGAACATTAGGTTGAAATTGCAATAAGACTTTTTCTTCTGGTGCTGTTTCTTTATGTACATGTTTTTTATTATTATCTACAACAGTATAAGATGTTTTTACATATGCTCTGTTTTCGTTATATGTTTTTACAACTGCTTTTCCGATAGTTGTATTTGCAACAGAATCTACTACCGAATTATAGGTTTCGGTGATACCAGACATAAAATCTTTAGACATATTATTGCTTCAATATATTATTAGGAACATAAATTTCTAACCCTGCAACAAAATCGTTAATAGGGTCTATAATTAAATCAGGGTTTCTTACGCAAAATACCCACCATAGTCTCGGAGTACCGTATTCCTGCTGACTTAATAAATCTGGTCTTTGATTAAATTCAGGAGGAATAATAATAATTTTATCGTAGTCATTTTTTGGAACTATCCGAGGTACCCATAAATCAAGATACCAGTTTTTAATTGGCGTCAGAGAATAAGGACTTGTATCTTTTGTATTTTGTGCCATTATATGTATCCCCCACCTAACAGCTTACCCTGGCGGAATAAATCAAGATTAAAATTATTTCTAAGTGTAATTGGCACATACTGTACATCTAACTCAACTATAGCTGTTATATGTGTAGGCACATACGTAAATCCGCTAGGGGATGGGACCGGGGAGCCAGTTACATTATTATTAAATGTAGAAAATGTAGTATTAATTGGTACATAATCAATATCTGCCGGGTATGTGTAGTCAAACGACTTTACTATGACAGGTGTATTGTTAAATTGATAATCACCTAAATAATTAAACAATAATACCGGCGGTGGTGTACCGGCTTTGTCATAAGGATTCAAACCAAAGTAAGATTTGGTAACTGATCTAAAAAACCAAATTATTGCCAGTAAATATAGTGCTTCTTGTGTGGTTTGTGCAGTAAATTCGGCTGTAATAGTTATTGGCTTAGGGTACGATCTAATATATGCATTATATCCATAGTTTGAATGTATAAACCCAGACGATTCATACTCGACTGTATTTCCTGTTGCCACAGACGGTGTATAAGGGAAAAGAACACCCCTAGTAGCCCACAAAGGATGTAAAATATTACTAGGTTCATTCGGCCCTAAGACATCGTTTGTGGCATATGAAACATTATTAATTATTGTAGTTCCAGATAACAACTTTTTAGGTTGTAATCTAGCTCTAAAATCGGCCGGTGAACCCATTGTACTCTCCTATTTTGCTTATTTATCACTCTTATAAATTGGTGTTTTTATAGCGAAACGGTTGACTTGCCGGTGTCATTTTGTTAAAATAAGAAAAATTTGCTGAAGGGAAATTATGAATATAATTATAGAAAATGAAGATGGTATTATGGCTCCAGTAACTATTTCAACCGAGCCGGTTAAAAAAATTAATTACTTAAATAATAAAGATATGTTGAAGGAAATTCACAGAAGTAAAAATTCTTTTTCCGAATATATAGATCCAAAATACAGTGATTACGATGTTATTGTTGAAGATATTCAAGAAATATTTTTACCAGAAACACAAGAAAAGGGTAAAATTACTCGTGCAGCAAGAATAGGTGTAACTGCATATGATGCTGCAATAGCAAGTTCGCTAATGTTGCCAAAATCAGAAAAACCAAAACTATCCGAGTTTAAAGTAAAGCCCGATACAATTTTGGTTGACGACTTGGTATTTAGGGTGCTTACATTTGATCATATCCCTTTATCTCCGGGCCGTAAAAAGAACCCAAAGAGCGAAGGCGACAAGTATGTTAAGTTAAATTTTTATCCATTTAAGCACTTTATTATTGAAAATGGTGTGGCCAAAGAGGTAGGAAGATCGCACTCAAAAAAAGGCAAATTTAATATAGAGGTTGGCTCTATTACAAACAAGCTTGCTAAAATGTTTATTCTCATGGTAAACAAATATGCACAACGCGGTAACTGGCGAGGATATACTTATCTCGACGAAATGAAAGGGCAAGCATTGCTACAACTTGCGCAGATGGGCCTGCAGTTTGACGAATACAAGTCTGATAATCCGTTCTCCTATTATACGGCAAGTGTATCAAACAGTTTTACTCGTGTACTTAACTTAGAAAAGAAGAGTCAGGATCTCAGAGATGATTTGCTAATTGATAGCGGTGCAAGTCCAAGTTTTTCAAGACAACTTGCTGTTGAAGACGAAATCCGTAGGTTAAGAGAAGATGCACAGGAAACTGCCAAAGATGACCACGAATAATCAATTATTTCATCGCACTGTGGTTTTCTCTGATATCCACTTTGGTCTTCGACATAACTCAGCTGAACACAATCAAGATTGCCTGGATTTCATAGATTGGCTAATTAGTGAAGCAAAGACAAGGGGTGCTGAAACCTGTCTAATGTTGGGCGACTGGCATCATCATAGATCCAATATCAATATTTTAACTTTAGATTATACAATGCAGGCATTGAGAAAACTTAATGCTGCATTTGATAAAACCTATATCATGGTAGGAAATCACGATCTTTTTTACAGAGAAAAACGTGATATTCACTCCATGATTGTGGGTAGCGAATTTAATAATATTGTGTTGATTGATAAGCCGGTGATTGAAGGTAATGTTGCATTAATCCCTTGGCTGGTTGAAGAGGAGTGGATGCAAGTGTCAAAGATGCAGTCAAAGTATACCTTTGGTCACTTGGAGCTGCCAGGCTTTAAAATGAACGCCATGGTTGAAATGCCTGATCACGGCACGCTAAATTCTTCGCATTTTAAGAATCAAGAATTGGTATTTTCGGGCCACTTTCATAAAAGACAAACAAAGGGCAGAATTAGTTACATTGGCAATCCGTTTGGTCACAATTATTCAGATGTTTGGGATTTTGAACGTGGTGCCATGTACATGGAGTGGGATAAAGAGCCCGAGTTCTTGGATTATACAACCGGTCCTAGATTTATTAGTATTAATCTTTCAGCCCTATTAGAAAATCCTGATATTTATTTAAAGCCCAAAACCTATCTGCAAGTTATACTTGACATTGACATCACATATGAGGAAGCTGCATTTTTAAGAGAAACTTTTCTGACACAATACAATGTAAGAGAATTTAAACTTATTAAAAATCAAGAAGAAGAAATAACAAAGTCTTATACAGCAGATAGCAAATTTAAGACAGTAGATCAAATTGTTATTGAAGAGCTAACAAATATTGATAGCGATTCTTTTAATACAAGTAAACTTGTAGAAATTTATAATGGACTATAACATACATGTTAAAAATTAAATCATTAACTTTAAAGAATTTTTTATCTGTTGGCAATGTTACCCAATCAATCAGTTTTACCCAGCAGGATCTTGTGCTTGTACTGGGTGAAAATATTGACCTAGGCGGAAATGATAATAGAAATGGCGTGGGTAAATCGGCGATAGTAAATGCATTATCGTATGCGTTGTATGGCGAGGCGTTAACAAAGATTCGTAAGGATAATTTGATTAATGCTACTAATGCTAAAAATATGTTTGTAACTCTTACATTTGAGATTAACGGCATAAATTATAAAGTTGAGCGCGGTCGCAAACCAGGTATCTTTAGATTTACTAAAGGCGATACCAATAGCGATATTAAAATTAATAGTGAACAAGATGATAAAACCGACGAGGATGAATCACAGGGCGAAAGTCGTCTTACACAAATAGAAATTGAGCGCACTATTGGAATTTCCCATGACATGTTCAAGCACATACTTGCATTAAACACATATGTAGAACCTTTCTTGTCACTAAGAACAAGTGATCAACGTATTATTATTGAACAATTGCTAGGTATCACAAAACTATCTGAAAAGGCCGATAAGCTCAAGGAAGATAATAAACTAACAAAAGATGATATTAAAGAAGAGGAATTTCGAATATCGGCTGCAACTGAAGCAAATCGTCGAATTGAGCAGAATATATCCGGCCTTGAGATTAAGTCATCGGCATGGGATAAAGCAAAAGATATTAAGGTAACAAAACTTAGATCTTCAATTGAGAAAATGTTAAATGTAGAGATTGATGAAGAAATTACGCTCCACAAGTCTAAGAAAGAAGCACACGATCTTAATACAGAATACAAAGCTCTTGCAAAAGAACTAACAGGATTAGAAAAAGATGTAACAGATTGCGAAAAAATTATTGCAAAGTTAAAAAAGGTTGTATCTAATTCCACCGAGCAGGTTTGCCCGACATGTAGTCAGGCTATGGATCAGGCTACACATAAAAATGTGCATGATGATTACATTTTGCAATACAACGAAGCACAACTTAAACTTGACTATAAGACTGCTAAAAGAGACGAAGTCAAGTCGCTTGCTGCATCGGTGCTGTCCTTAATACCCACATTACCTAATACATTCTATGATACCATAGACGAGGCATATGCTCATAAAACCACACTGGATACACTGGGTAACAGTTTGTCTGCCGAGATTAATTCCGAAAACCCATTTATAGATCAAATTGATACCCTTAGAAAAGATGGTTTACAAGAAGTTGATTTTTCTAATCTTAACGAATTAGTAAAACTAAAAGATCATCAGGAGTTCTTACTCAAGTTACTGACAAGTAAAGATAGTTTTATACGCAAGAAAATTATTGATCAAAACTTGTCATTCTTAAATCATCGCTTATCTTACTATATTGAAAATATTGGATTACCTCACAACGTAAAATTTAAGTCAGACCTTGAAGTTGAAATTAGCATGTATGGTAAAGAGTTTGACTTTGATAATTTAAGTCGAGGCGAACGAACCAGACTTATACTATCACTATCTTGGGCATTTAGGGATGTTTTTGAAAATATGAATAACAAGATTAATCTATTATTTATTGATGAATTAGTAGACAACGGGATTGATACAGCAGGCACCGAGTCTGTACTACGAATACTGAAAAATATGAGTCGCACCAATGGGAAAAATATCTTTTTAATTTCCCATCGGGATGAATTTATTGGCAGGGTAACAAACGTGCTTAAGGTTATAAAAGAAGGCGGTTTTACGTCAATAGAAAAGATGACAACTTCTGAAGTTTGACAGTCTACATTATTCTATTATACACTAAATGTAGTTTTAAAGGTATCTATGACTAATGATGAAAAAATAAAACAATTTAAAAATATATTTACAAAATTAGCAAGTATTGAACTTGATGCATACACTTTATATTTAAATTCCGGTGAAAATAGGGAATATTTGCCGTTAAACCCGTATACTGGTCCCAAATCATCTAAGGAATTAGAGGATGCAGGGTGGACTAAATTTTGTATTCGTAAAACAACTAAATTTTATCACCCGGCATTAGACGTGACAAATAATCGGGATGCTACTCTCTTTTATAAAGCTGCGCTCTTTGATAAATTTGACCCGGACAACAAGATAGGCAAAAAATGGACAGATCTAGTTTACGTTTCCGATAAATGGAGTGAAAAACGCGGTATGGAAAATACCGTCTTTGAACCTATATCTCAACTCGAAGTTCACTTTGAATATGTTAGTACGCAAGGTGTTTATCGAATAAGACACAACGGAAGTAAAGTGGGGTTTGATCTTTTTTCATTATATAATTATGAGGCTAAGGCGATCAATTTAGCCAATAATAAAGAATATTTAAAACTTATGCAATACGGGCCCAATCATAAAGATAAATTGCTGATATGTCATTTATCAGGGCAAAGTATGTCGCTTATTGAATTAACAAATTTCGAAACAGGTTTCAAAGCTGCGCAATCTTCGCATCAGCTACATCATGCACGGTATGATAAAACAGGAAGTATATATAAAATTGTAGAACCAAGTCAGTTAATGGGGATGAAAAATTTTAAAAATTTTACCCATGAGGAACACATGGAACTGTTAGGCTGTATTATCTTAAGTGGTGATTCTCATGATGCAATACATAACTCAAATAAACAAGACGGCATTGATAACTGGTTTAAACGGCTCGAACTAAAAGAGTGCTACTCTTTACCTTATCACTGGGTATCAAGAGAAAACTATAACAATACGCTCACGTATCTTTCAGAAAATACAGATTATTTTAATAGAGACTTAGCATTATCCTATGATGATTTTATGAAAAAACATAGTGTTTCTACAACAATTACAAATTCAGTGTTGGCTGAACTGACTGAGTCGAGTATTGCTGAACCAACGACTGATTTTGTTCTTTTGTCCAAAAGTCATCCCAGTTTACAAATACCCACCCTTTATAATTTAGAGATCGATCAACAACAAACTTTAGATTTTGAGGATAAACAACCCACTTATCTTTACGGCTAATTTTAATTAAAATTAAATTTAAATCGCCCTCATCCTCAACTTCGTGCTGCTGTTGTATCCACGAATCGAGGATCTTTACATCTGTGTACCATAACTGGTGAAACGGGAAGTCTTTGTAACTTTTGCACTCCACATTAAAATGTGTCCATGCATCTGGAGGATGTATGTCCCCTTTCTTACTTTGTAATTGTGACTGATCTAATGTGGCTTTTCTAAAATTATTTTTGCCGCCCACAAATGCACCGCTACTGGGTACTCTCAGAAATGATAAATTATAGGTTGATGATAAAAATTTAGCCACCTCTAGTTCCCAACTGTTTCCCTTAGCCTTTGATTTACTTGGCATATTAAATCCCCTGTTAATGTTACTTATCTATTTTTATAAATAGTTATAACAAGGACGAACACAATGACCTATACACCCGCATTTGAAAAAGCAGTTGATCATACCATGTTATACGAAGTGGGCGGGTTTTGGAATGTGGCCCATCCGGCTGTAAAAATGGGGCTTATTGATAGCAAAGAAAATCGTAGAGCTGTTGGTTATACCAATGATCCAGTTGATGTTGGCGGTGAAACAAAATTCGGTATTGCTAAACGTGCTAATCCCACTGTTGACATAGCTAAACTAACATGGGAAGGTGCATTGGCAATATATTACAGTCACTATTGGTTAAAAGGTAAATGTGATAGATTACCTGCTAATATAGCCGTACTGCATTTTGACGGATGTGTAAATTTTGGAGTTGGACAAGCAGCTAAATTCTTACAGCGGTCGGTTTCGGTACAAGTTGATGGTGCTATTGGTGAGATTACAATTGATGCTGCTAGAATGTTAAATCAGATTACCGTATGCAATACAATTTGTGATCAAAGGGACAACTACTACAAGCAAATTGTATTCAATAAGCCCGCTCAAGTAAGATTTTTAAACGGATGGCTTCGCCGAAACGCCGAAATGAGAGCTTTTAGCACAAATCCCGCTAATAAATTTTAACGTATCAAGAATATTGTTGGTATAGAGTCAGTGAAGATAAAATAGTACAACAAGTAAAATTGTTCATCAAACCTACAGCATCAAAATATTCTAATCACATCTAATATACCAGCATAATTCTTAAATCAAAATTCTATCAAATCAAAACACATCAGAATTTAGTACAATTAAAAGTTAAGTATTTACATGTAGGGTTGACAAGCCCGGTTAGTATTTTGTTGGCGTGTCGTTCGGAATGGAGCGCAACAGCCAGGTCCTTTGAACATGCAAGGGCAAGACTATAAAAAAGCGGCCTATGTCGCGAGTAAGATAGTCGAGTTTAAGTTTGCGGTGGGTATGTGAAAACAGGGTATGGCCCGCCGGTTGCGTAATTATTTTCTGAAGAATAATTACATATGCAATGAGTCTGTATGAAGTCACAACTTCTTGGGCCCCTTCCGAAACGCTATCAAATGCGTGTAGTTGACATAATCAATCCAACACTACAAAAAATATTTCGGTTCAGAATCTGGCGAAACTGTCATGGTTTTTCCATATCTAGGTTTTAGATACCCTTGATCTGACTCCTCCGTCATGTATTCCTTAAAATATAAAATAAGTGTTTTAAAGAATGTTTTAAACAATATTCTTTAAAATATTTTTAATTGCGAAGCAATCAGTACGAAAGATATTACGAAGCGAAGTTTACGTAGCGAGTAATTCTTGATGTACTTGGTCTGCAAGACCATTAATGATAAGATTAGGCTTTTTGTAAATACGCCTAACAAGTTTAAGTATATCTTGATTGTTCTCGTTGATAATGCCGAGATATGGCCGTAAAAATGCGCCGTATATTTCGTCGGAAATCATCTTTGTAGTAAGTACACCAGTAAATTTCTGGAAGTATAATGACACAAAAGCACTAAGGCGCAGTTCTATGTCGCCGTGTAAAGTAGATAAATTTGCCCTTGTAACAGGATCAATGTATCTTATTAGTTTAATCTCACCTTTTACAATATACAATTCGGTGATTATAAAATTACTATTGGGTTTTTGAATGTAAATATATCCAGTATTGCTTATTACCGGAACATTAGATTTAAGAGATATATTTGCTTCTTCATCGGGCAATGAGTCAGTCTTAAATGGACTCCATTTAATATTTTGTGCATCAAGTAATCTTGACAAATCATACACCCAGCGATGCTTGGGATATCGCTCCCAACATTCGAGATCGTCGCCGGGAATGTTAAATTCCTGTGTTTCTAGTTTTTTATTCACGATAATATTCCTTTACATGTATTCCTTGCCGCCGGCTGGGCTTTGTTCTTTGCGTCTTTTATTAATGACCTTAATTGATAATTCTCGATCCTCAAAACTCATTGCCCAAGCCGAATCTAATTCAATGCCACCGCCCATAAAGTAACATATATCTAGTATTTGTTCTTTTAATGCTCTTGACTCATTGGTGTAAGATTCAATCAGGTCGCTTAATTTCTCTGGTGGGAGTGTAATTAAGGACCTTATGAAAAATTTACAGGATTGAAGTCAATTTCGTTTTCCCATTCGTTGCTACATTTTTCACATGTTGCCATAAACACTCGTTTAATGCCAATTTGATTGATTTCTTTAATTAAGTCGGAAATTTTATCAACACTTTTTTTATCAATATTTTGTAAAAATTCTTTAATGTCATCTTTGTTATCTACGTTTATGTCATTGCCTTCATCTACAACTTTAACAATTGAACTACACATGAGAACATAGGTAATTTTTGACATTTCACTAAATGCACTTGCAAATAATTTCATTCTGGCTTCGTCGGTGATTGTTTCGCTTTCGACTGCTCTTCTAAGCTTGTTTTGTTCAAACTGAGCGCGTAACCCACTTAACAATTCTGGGAATCCGTAAGGTTTAACAAAAATACTAATACCGGATTCTAAATTTACAACGTATTCCTCATCTAGATAGCTCATGTTATCAAGCGCATATTGAAGATCGAGCTTAAATAAATTTGGATGGCTACATTTATTACATGTAATCTCAGTTTCTAATGCATCGTTGTATGTTGCATATCTGATGGCTGTAATAATTGCATCAACATCGTTGGTTAACAAAACCCTGGGATCGCTGACTGCAGGTGCACAACTTTTAATTATTTCAACAATGGCTTCTCCGTTCAGCAAAGCATCTGGATTCTTAAGAATAAGTTCGTCTTTTCCAGTCATAGCCATGATTCCAATTTCACCAGAATCAGTGAAATTTATAGCACCCGGCGCATAGTACGATGTTCCTCCTGGCAATTTTATATAAAGCTTGAATTGTCTAAAATATTGCTTTAGGGGATTTACACGAGTTTGTTCCATGAATTTTTCCTTGAAAATATTTGATAAATAATATGAAATATGTTTGCTCTTATTTATCACGGGACTTAACTGAATAATACTATGGCTGATAATTCTGTTTTTATATCTGGTATTGCCGATGGTGCTCTTGAAAATGAGCTGTCTAAACTACCGGGATGGGCTACCGAGTCAACAGCAAAGAATATTCAAGGCATACTTGCAAAAACATACGCACTTCAGGCTAAATCATTTGCTGAATTGATTAAGAAAAATGCCACAGGCGGCGGATTATCGCCTGAAGAAATGGCAGATTTTAACAAACAGATCAAGGATGCAAATAAAGGTCTTAAAAAACAACAAGATAGTGAAGCAACGTGGAGGAAAAAGACTGAAGCCGAACACGGTAAAGAAGATGCTAGAAGAAAAAAGGATGCCGATTACTTTGATAAAAAGGCAGTCAAAGAACTTGCTATACTTTATCTGCAAACCGAAATTCTTGAAGCTTACAAACAAAATTTTGCTGTATTCACAAGTCTTAACGAATCAGGTATTAATCTTGTTGATGGGTTTGATAGTGTTCGCGACGGGTTTGACGGAGTAGCCCAATTATCGGCACTAACCGGAGTTAGATATACCGAATTAGCAGCATCAATGGAAAAATATAATACAGCAATTAATGCATTTGGTGCAGGTAAATTTGCTAAAACAGTAGGACAGTCATCGGCATCCTTGGCACAGTTTGGATTTTCTAGTAAAGAAGCAGCAGATTTATTAGGGGCGTACCTTGATTCACAGTCAAATTTTACTAATATACAAAACAAAACTCAGTCAGAAACAACACAAGATTTAGAAAAATTTGGTGAAAGAATAATGAAACTTTCAATAGTAACGGGTCAATCTAGGACTGCTATTTTAGCAAACTTAAAATCGGTTACTGACAGTACTGAAGCTAACATATTGCAAGGACAAGCCGGTGCTGCTGCTGCCGGATCAACACTAGAATTTGTTTCGTCCTTGAAAAATCAGCAGTTTGGTAGGCAGTTGCTTAAAATGATGACTGATCAGATCAAACCACTAAACCAGACATTCCAGAGCTTTCAAAAGATTGGGCAGGGTGGTTTTGCTCAAAAGATGACAGCATTTACTGAAAGCATAAAAGGATTAGATCCAACAGAACAGGCACAAGCACTAAAGTCGTTTGAAGAAGCCAATCGTGCCGAAATTGAACACAATAAACAACAAGCAAACCTATATAGTCAAATACCAGAACTTGCAGGTGAAGCAAATGCAGCATTAGAGACATATAAAGGGCTACAGCAGTCTGCCAATGCAGTGACTCGATTAAGCGCCGAGGAATTAGAAAAATTAAAGAAGACAAATAAGTCAAGAGCAGATTTTAATACACAATACGAAAAACTTATGTCAACCTTTCAGCGTATATTTTCTCTTAGCACGCCGGTACTAGATGCACTTACCTTAGGACTAACAGGATTAAATTGGGTAATTGATAAAACCATAGCATTGTTTAAGTTTTTTGATGATACTATTCTTATGCCCTTTATTGGATCGTTTGGCGATACCGGAAAATATATAGCTGAGATAGGCTCACTTAATTGGGCAGGGCTTGCATTTGGTGCCGCAGCGTTAATTAATACTATGCCTAAACTTTTATCATTTACTAAAGGCCTTTTAGGTCTTCTTGGAAGTGCCGCCGGCGGCGGTGGAGGCGGCGGCGGTGCAGGAAAAGGAAAAGCCGGAAGTGCCGCCGGCGGCGCCGCCGGCGGACTTTTAAGTGGTGTAGGCAAAGGACTTGGCGGCATTTTAGAGGGCATTGCCAAAGGCTTATCTGCTCTCGGATCACCTAAGGTATTACTCGGAGTAGTTGCACTAGCAGGTATTGCCGGAGCATTATGGGTTACAGGCAAAGCAGTTCAACAATTTGTAGGACTAGACTGGAAAACCCTGGCCCAGGCAGGTGTTGCACTTGTAGGTCTTGGTGTAGCCGGTGCTGCTGCTGGTTTAGCAGCACCATTAATTGCGCTAGGCGCCGGTGCCCTAGGATTAATGGGCGGGGCACTATGGATTATTGGCCAAGCAATACAGGCAACAGGTACTGGTCTGCAAATGTTTGCTACTTCACTTGATACATTAAGCAAGTTAAATGGGGATAATCTTGGCAATGTTGCAAAAGGTCTAGGCGAACTAGGGGTGTCAATAGTAGCATTTTCCGCATCAAGTTTGTTTTCATCGACTGGTATAGAATCACTCACAACAATTGTAGGACTAATAAACAGTTTAGATTTAGCAAAAGCAACAGCATTTGCCAGTATAGGTAATGCTAAATCGGTGTCGTTACCTTCACCGTCCACAACCGCAACTTCTCCTTCTACACCCAAATCGTCTACGTTAAACAGCCCATCGCAGGTATCGTCTTCGCCCGAATCCAATGGTACACAATCAACCACAAAAGAAACAGCAAGTGCCTCTCCGGGCGGGACAGAAAAACCAGCTACGCCCGGAGATGTATCTACTGCAATAGGATATCAAAGCTCTCTATTAGAGCAACTACTCCAGGCCACAAATAGTGTTTTATCTGTAAATAAAGACATCTTAAAATATGCAAAGGTTAACGCATAGTTGGTGTGATATTAATAAAATATTGCCGATATGCTTTTATAGATAAATAGCAGATAATAAATAATACGAGGGGCATATTTTGACGTGGAAAAAATTCTTTAAGCCGGTAAATTCCGTGTTACCTGCTGCACAAAGGTCGATAGACAGCACATCTGCGTATGCATCGACTGCAAAATACAGCAACTGGCTTCCCGAAGTATATTCTGGGCCACCTGATCGACTACAGCGATACAGTGTCTATGATCAAATGAATTTTGATCATGAAATTTGTGCAGCACTGGATACATTAGCTGACTTTGCCACAGAGCCGGATGCAGTTACAAAACTACCTCTAGTCATTCAGTATAATGATGAGCCAACCCCGTCTGAAGTACAGATTTTAGAAAAATCCCTAGGACAGTGGTGTAGACTTAATAAACTACCGCGTCGCTTGTGGAGAATGTTTAGATCAACACTGGTGTATGGCGATCAATTCTTTATACGTGATCCCGAAACATTTAAGCTTTATTGGGTTGATCCTGCTAAAGTTGAAAAAGTTATTGTAAACGAAAGTGATGGCAAAAAAATTGAAAGCTATTTCATTAAGGATATTGACCTTAATATGAAAAGTTTAGTTGCTACAAATCAACTTAACAAACTTTCAAACGAAGCATTTGGATCTAATAGCATTGTATTCTCCCCACCTATGCAAGGTAATATGAACTATGTATCAGGCGGCTACGGTGGTGCTGGTACAGCAAACTATCAAGACGGCGGCGCAACAGCAGTTGATGCCGAACATATTATACAATTATCGCTAACAGACGGCATGAATGCTGCTTGGCCATTCGGACTCAGCATACTAGAGCAAATTTACAAGGTTTATAAGCAAAAAGAGCTGTTAGAAGACGCAATTTTAATCTATCGCGTACACCGTGCCCCAGAACGTCGTGTGTTCTTTATTGACGTTGGCACCATGCCGCCAAATAAAGCACAACAGTATTTAGAGCGGGTTCGCTATGAAGTGCAGCAAAAACGTATACCAAGCCGCACAGGTGGTGGTGCTAACGTAGTTGATAGCACATACAATCCAATGAGTATTCTTGAGGATTATTTTTTTGCTGTGACAAGCGAAGGACGAGGATCTAAAGTTGACGTATTGCCCGGTGGAGAAAACTTAGGCGACATTGACGACTTGCGCTATTTTAATAATAAAATGTTGCGTGCGTTAGGTGTACCCAGCTCGTACTTGCCGTCCGGGCCCGAAGACGGGTCTACATCAGTATCCGACGGCCGTGTTGGCACAGCATTTATACAAGAGTTTAGATTTGCTAAAGTTGTGACAAGATATCAACAACAAACTATTGAACCAATTGATTTAGAATTTAAATTATTCTTAAAACATCGCGGTGTAACAATTGATAATAGTCTATTTGACTTGTCATATACACCGGCACAGTCTTTCTCGGAATACAGGCAACTTGAATTAGATTCTGCTAAAATTAATACATTCACAGCATTAACTGATATTTCTTTTGTGTCTAAAAGATTTATTTTAAAGAGATATTTAGGGTGGACTGAAGCAGAACTTGCAGAAAATGAGCGTATGTGGAAAGAAGAACGCAGCCGCTTGTCTAAGTCGTTCCCAGCAGAACAGGGTGGCGGATCCTCATCAACTGGATTATCTGATATAGGTATTACAAGTTCGGGCATTGACAACATGGCACCCGAAGGCGGAGGAGAGATTGACGAATTTGAACCATCTGGAGAAGAAGGAGCACCAGAGGTCACAGATACCGAAGTTGATAGCTTTGGGGAGGAATAAATGAAAATACGAGACATTATATTAAATGAAATATTTGATAGCAATGTCTCGGGTAATCTAGTAAGAGCAACCTCGGACTTGTTTACTACAGAGGCAACTATAGGCGACCGCAAAATTGTATTTAATGCGGCCGAATCCGACGGAAATAAATGGGAAATTGAGTTTTTTGAAAAACATCGAGGAAGCATGTCTTACGGAAAAACCGGCTCGGGAAGTGAGATACAAGTATTTTCATTTATTATTGAATCTATAAACGAATTAATTTCTAGATATCACCCGGATGAAATAACATTTAGTTCACATAAAGCAGACGGTAATAGAACAGATTTGTACAAAAAAATAGTAAGTAAAATTAAGATTCGCGGGTATCACCTTTCAGACATAGTGGCTGGGCAACATGCTGATATATTTCGTATTGTCCGGGATGATAACAACTAATACATTTAAAATATAATTGATAAATATACTATATTACAGAGGGTGTATATGCGTGCTGTGGAAATGCTAACTGAATTTTATGATCCTGCCGATGATACATTGGGTCAGGCAAAAATGGATGACACTCGGCGCCCGAGATTAACTCTGCATCATTTACAGAAGCTACGAAAATCCAGGGATGCCGAAAAGTACGAAAAAGTTCAGCATTTAGAATTTTTACCAGATATGTATGATACCGCTGCTCAGAATGAAGGCGGTTTATAAAGTGGTATTTTATATTGTATGGTATGTAGCTAAATAAAGCTATACAACTATACAACTATACAACTATACAACTAAATCACTAAAATAGCCTCTTTTATGGCCATTTACGGCACAAAATCTCTCTATTATGTTAAATACCTAGAATACCATTTAAATGGAATTTTTGAAATTTAAATAATAAAGGAGAGATTAGGCATGTCACAACAAAAAAAGCTTGAAAAAGTGTTAGATCTTCTATTAAGTGAAGATTCCGACCAAGCAGCCGAACTTCTCCACCAAGTCATTGTAGAAAAAGCTCGTGTCATATATGAAAGCATTGTTGAAGAAGAAGACAGTGCCGAAGATGATGCAGCGGACGATGTTGTTGGTGGTGAACCAAATAAAGACTTTACAGACGCTATTTCATCAGATCAAGAAGAAATTGATGCCGATGAACATAATGACGGCAAAGCTAGCGGCGACTTTGATGATCTTGAAAGCGAAGAGCACGAAGAATATGAAGACTTCAAGTCACAAATTGAAGAACTTCGCGCAAAATTTAGCGAAATAACAGGTGAGTTATTAGATACAGTCGATAGTACGGAAGATGAACTTGACGATAACGAATCAGAAGAAGACGAAGAAGAAGGGTACGATGACGAAGCGGATGACGAATTAGATTCCGATTTTGATGAAATCGAATCAGATTACGTAGCAGAAGACAGTCATTGTCACGAATGCGATTGCAATCCTTGCGAATGCCCCGAAGAAGAGCATCCAATGTTTGAAAAGAAGAAATCAGCTAAACTTAAGGTAGCCCCACAAGCAAAGAACATGCCTAAGGGTAAAAAAGTTGCAGAAGAAACTCAATTCTTAAAGAAGACAGCTGATACTGGACAACGCGGCACAGCCAAGTTTGTTGGTACAGGCAAAGATTCACAGCTTGGTGCCGAACAGGACAGGTCAGTATTTTCAACAGCCCCATCAAAGCCAAGCTACGGTGGAACACCTGACAATTTACTAGGTAGCAAATCTACCGGCGGCGAGTATGGCAAATTTACAGCAGACAAAGGTAAAGATGACACTTTATCAGACAACGTAGATGTTAAACCAAAACATTCTAGCATTAAAGCCGATAGTACTGCCAAATACACTGGCGGTAAAGTAGCAGGTGAAGGATTTAATAAATCTCCTCTAACAAGAGCACCAAGCAAGCCAGGCTCACGGTAAGAATAATAGGACTAATTTAAGCCATGGCAAATAAACTTTACGAATATCTATCCTTTGACAAGGCTCATGTAGAGCTTTTAGAAGAAGACGATAAAAAGTCCGGAACTAAAATGCTTTGCATGAAAGGCATTTTTATTCAGGGCGATGTAAGAAATCAAAATCAGCGTGTATATCCTGCACGCGAGATTGCTCGGGCAGTTAATTCTATTACAGAAAAACTAAGTGGCGGTCAGTCAGTTATGGGAGAGCTCGACCATCCGGAAGAGCTTTCTATTAACCTAGATCGTGTCAGTCACCTTATCACAGATATGTGGATAGAAGGTGCAGATGGATACGGAAAGTTAAAGATTGTTTCAACTCCGATGGGCAACATTGTAAAAACATTGTTACAGTCGGGTGCAAAGTTGGGCGTCTCTTCCCGTGGTTCCGGTAATGTAAATGACGACGGTAATGTTTCAGACTTTGAAATTATTACTGTTGACATTGTTGCACAACCAAGTGCTCCAAATGCATTTCCGAGAACTATTTACGAAAGTCTTTATAACATGAAGGGTGGTTCACGAGTTATTACTACCGCTAAGGAAGCATTAACAGAGGCCGCTGCACAGAAACAGCTTGTTAAAGATCTTCACAGGTTTATTCAAGAGTTAAAAATTTAGGAGAACTCAAGATGGCAAAAAAAATTGATGAGATCTTGAGTGAAAGCGTAGGATTGTCCGAAGAAACCAGAAGCCAAATCGCAGGCTTATGGGAGGCAAAAATTTCCGAAGCTCGTGATGAAGTTGCTGCAACACTCCGTGAGGAATTTGCACGTAAGTTTGAACACGACAAGGGAGTTCTTGTTGAATCAATGGACCGTTTTTTAACAGACAAAATCCGCGTCGAACTCGAAGAATTCGCAGATGACAAGAGAAAACTTGTCACAGAACGTATTGCTTACAAGAGCAAAATTGTTCAACACACAGGGATGTTAAACAAATTTATCACAGAAACTGTAGCAAAGGAAATGCGAGAGTTTTACTCTGAAAAGAAGACAATGAAAGAAAATTTCAAGAAACTTGAAAATTTCCTACTAAAGCAACTTGCCGAAGAAATTCGTGAGTTCCGTTTAGATAAGAAGTCTTTGGTAGAGCAAAAAGTCAAGATGGTTACCGAAGGTAAGCAAAAGCTACAGGAAACAAAAGTACAATTTATCAAGCGCGCCGCTACTATTATTGAGTCTAACATTGAAAAGACTCTACAAACAGAAATCAATCAATTCAGGGATGATATTCGTATTGCCCGAGAAAATGACTTCGGTCGTAAGATTTTTGAAAGTGTCGCTGCTGAATTTATGACTTCGCACTTAAACGAAGGAACCGAACTTAAGAAGCTGCAAAAAGTATTAGAATCAAAAGACATGCAAATTAAACAAATTAACCAATCAGTTAAGAAGAATAAGAGCATTATGGAGAATCTTGATACAAAATTAAAAGCCACTCAAGATCTTGTCGAAAGACAAAAAGTTATGAACGAATTATTAGCTCCTTTATCGAAAGATAAAAAGGCAGTAATGAAAGAGTTACTTGAATCAGTACACACAAAAAGCTTGCAAACTACATACAATAAGTATCTACCAAGCGTTTTAAATGAAGCTATCGAACGTAAACCTGCAGCTACCAAGCCACAGTTAAACGAAGCAACATTGTCTGCTAGTACAGGTAACAGAGCGAGGGTCGCTCAAAATGGAGATGCTGAAGACTCTTCGGATCTACAGAAGATTTTGTCCTTAGCCGGAATTAGAAAGTAATTTAGGAGAAATTATAATGGCAACAAAGCTATTTGAATCAAACTGGGGCGCAACAAAAGAAGCCCTTTTAGAAGGCCTTTCGGGAACCCGCCGTCAATCCATGGACGTAGTGTTTGAGAACACTCGTAGATACTTGGCTGAATCGGCTACCGCTGGTGCCACACAAGCTGGTAATATTGCAGTACTTAACAAGGTAATGCTACCGCTTATCCGTCGTGTAATGCCAACCGTTATTGCGAACGAAATCATGGGCGTTCAGCCTATGACCGGTCCAGTCGGTCAAATTCATACTCTACGTGTTCGTTATGCTAATACTGCTGCTGGTGTTACAGCTGGTACAGAAGCACTTGGTCCATTCGAAATTGCTAAGGCATATTCGGGTAACGAAGTTGCTGCTGATCCTGCTGCTGCTTCTACAGCACGCTTAGAAGGCGTACCTGGTAACAAGTTAAGTATCCAGATTTTGAAAGAAACCGTCGAAGCTAAGACACGTAAATTGTCAGCTCGTTGGACTTTTGAAGCTGCACAAGATGCTAATGCTATCCATGGTATCGACATCGAAGCAGAAATCATGCAAGCTCTTGCACAAGAAATCACAGTTGAAATCGACCAGGAAATGCTATTCAAGTTGGGTAGCCTAGTCCCTGTTGCTCCAACTACATTCAACCAAGCTGCTGTATCTGGTACAGCTACATATGTTGGTGACGAAATGGCTGCTCTAGCAGTTATGATTAACCAACAAGCTAACCTTATTGCTGCACGTACACGTCGTGGTGCTGCTAACTGGGCAGTTGTTTCGCCAACAGCGTTAACAATTCTTCAGACTGCAACAACATCATCATTTGCACGTACAACAGAAGGTACATTCGAAGCACCTACAAACACAAAGTTTGTTGGTACATTGAACAGCACAATGCGTGTTTATGTTAATCAATATGCAGGCGACGGCGAAGCAGTTCTAATAGGCTACAAAGGCCCAACAGAAACTGACGCAGCAGCTTACTATTGCCCATACATTCCGTTGATGAGCGTTGGTCCAGTTATGGATCCACAAACATTCGAACCAGTCGTTTCATTCATGACACGTTACGGATATTTGGAACTAACTAACACAGCTAACAGCTTCGGTAACGCAGCTGACTACGTGTCTAAGGTTGGAATAGATTCGGCCACATTGAAGTTCTTTTAATTCTAAAACTAGAATTAGTAAAACAAAAACGCCCTCTGGGGCGTTTTTTTATTGACTTTGATAAATAATATATTATTTGATGAGGTAAAATCATGTCAGAACCAAACATGAAAAAAATTGACCCTAAAGACATATTATCAAACCCTGATACATATATAACAGACCCGGGTACTTTAACTGTAAATTTAGAAACATTTGTGGTATCAGTACACAACGGATATACTCCGGGCGGATTACCCATTGGCGGCGGCACTGTAGTAACACCTGGCGGAACCAGTGGTGCAGTTCAAATGAATTGGCAAGGCTCTTTTACTGATCAGGGTGGAACTCCAGCTGATACATATTCGACATTAAAGTTTAACGGCGATGGAATACCAACTCTCAACGGTACTTTAGCATATCAGCAAAGAGTAAATAATTCTCCCTATTTGCAAATTTTAACACCAAGAGTAGAAAGTGAAGATTTTGGGATACTTGCCGGGCCCGGCATTGTTGTAATAGGTTACGACGATACCTATAATACTCCTCGTAGTGCATATCTTTCTGTACAGAACAAATCTGATGCAACACAACAGTGGGATTTTGGTATTATGGGTAACGGGGATAATAGTTTTAGTGTAAGAAATAGAACTACAGATACTGTAGCACTATCCATTGATAATACAAGCGGTAACATATCTGGTGGTAATTTAGTTACCTGGACTGCTGTGCCCAGTACCAACATATCATCGGGGACTCCGGGACAGGCAGCATATGATTCTAGTGGAAATTTATATATATGCGTGGCTATAGACACATGGTCAAAGATCGCCGGCACAACTAGCTGGTAAGTTAAACATTTAGTAAAGGAAATTTTTAAAATGAAAAAGATAAATTTTTTAAAGAGGGCTACATTAATAACATTTGGTGCAGTATGTTTACTTGGTAATGCTATTGGTCAAAGCAGTCAAACACCAATTAATATTACCGCAACTACCGTACAATCATCTCCAGCACAGTTTGGTGGTACCACTGCTACTGTATTAAATAATACATTTACTTTTGAAACACAAAATACACAAAATTTTCAATTTTGTAATAGTTCAGACAACTGCACGTTGCCCACAGCAGCATCCGGTCCAAGTGCATATACTGTTTCTAATACACGATGGGGAACATTCAAACTAAATAATCCTAATTTTAGTGCAAATTCTTCTACCTGTGCCCCAAAAATTTCATTTAACAGTAATGATTATTGTTTGTTAGAATTCCACTTTCATGGTCCATCAGAGCACTGGGTTAATAACTCGGCTACAGATTTAGAAGTACACTTTGTTTATGTTAAGTTGAGTGACTTAACACAACCGCGTGGATTATGTAATGCCGACAGTCTTTTAGTATTGGGTCAAAGAATGGTCGGTAACGGCTCCACACCAAATGCATCGTGGACCAGTGTGTTCAACGCAATACCTTCAGTTAATAGCACCGGAACATCAACAGGCGCCACTGTTAGCTTCAATATTAAAAACATGATGGGCATTGCCAATTTTAATACAGCACCATCCTATAGATATAGCGGCGGATTAACTGCACCAATTGGTAGCGGTACTTTAGGAACTGGCAGTACCTGTATTGCACCTACCGATCCCAATAACGGTAATCCATGGTGGGGTAATCCACAGCGTCAGCTAACTGTTGGTCAATATCCTCAGATAGTTTCCTGGGTGCTATTCAAGCAGCCAATAACACTATCTACAGCACAAGTACAACAATTTAAGTCTGCGTTTCCCGATGGAAATGCTCGCGCAGTTCAGCCAGCAGGAACCACAATTTATTATGCTAATCCAAACTAATAAATTATATTAGCAAAAACGCCCCGCGGGGCGTTTTTCTTTGGCTATATTTTTTCATATTATGATAAATATGTAAAACATTGGAATGTATCTTATGACACAAAAAATTATTGTTCAAGATGGTAATGTTGTTTATACAACTCCCGGCCTACCAGCAGCAGAAAGTATAAATTTTACTATAGAAGGTCAGTTAAATGTCACCGGGGCCATCAGTGTAAACGGTTCTACTGGTACTGCAGGTCAAGTTTTAACGTCACAAGGCACCAATCTCCCGGCATATTGGGCTGTAGCCAGCGGCGGTGGTGGCGGAACCGTAACACTGCCCAATACACAAGTTGCATTCGGATCAACATCAGATACAGTAACATCAAGTGCTAATCTTGTATACAATTCTTCAAGTAACATTCTGAGCGTAGGTACTACAACCAGCGGGCTTATATCAAGCACACCCGGGGGTTCAATAACTATTGCATCTGATACAGCTATATCATTAGATGCAAACGGTATCGAAGTAGTTACAATTAATTCTGATGGTTCACTTGATATATATGGGCCGATTAACGTAAGCAGCTCCAGCGGTACTGCAGGACAAGTTTTAACGTCACAAGGTGCCGGGCTTCCAGCAGTATGGGGTGTAGGTGGAGGCGGGACCACTACCCTAGCAAATACACAGGTTGCATTTGGATCTACTGCAAATACCATAACGTCAAGTAACAATTTCATATATGATAATTCAACTGATACATTAATTGTAGGAGATTTTGGCACATTTGATGGGACCATATCTGCCAACGGATTTTTAAGACTTGAATCTACTTCGTCAATATATCTAAACATTGGTGGTACTGATGCAGTTACTATAGACTCTGCAAATACAATAGTTATAGGATCATCAAGTAATAGTGGTGTAGTCTCGGCTAGCAATGGCCAGTCTTTATACCTAGAAAGCGACGGCGGTAATAATGTTATTGTATTGGGTGCTGCAGGGGATTTATCTGTTAACGGAAGTGTAGGAACAGCCGGACAGGTACTAACATCACAAGGTGTAGATGCATCACCAACATGGGAATCGCCCACTATACCTCAAAATCTACAAGCGGCTGATTATACATTGGTACTTAGCGATAGCGGCAAACATATTTTTCACCCCGGCACAGATGGCCCGTCTCGCACATATACAATTCCGTCAAATGCAAGTGTAGCATTTCCTATTGGCACAGTAGTCACATTTGTAAATCAAAACGGAGCAGGATCAATACTTATTGCAATCACTTCAGATGTTATGAGATTGGCTGGCGTAGGATCTACCGGTACACGCACACTGGATGCTAACGGCGTAGGTACAGCATTAAAGATTACTGCAACTGAATGGATTATTAGCGGCACAGGGCTAACATAATTTTCATCTATGCTGTGATAATATCATTTTTATACGATCTTCTGCTTTTTTGTTACAAAAACTTATCTTAGCACCCTGATGCATGGGCCTAGGCCATTGTCCCAGATCAATCCAACAATATCCACAACTTTCGTTGTTTAATACGGGTATAAATTCGTCTTCTACGATACATACAAAACTATAATATTTGAAATGTTTATCCTTACTTTGATAAACATCAAAAGGATATATTTTTTCAATATCAGGAACCGAATCCATTTCTTCTCTTAATTCTCGAAGTAATGCTTCCTTGGGTTGTTCACCATCCTCTATCATGCCACCCCATAAAGACCACTGCTGTGCATGTGTCTTATGGGGTGCACGAAGATTTAATAATATCCTGCTTGTTTTAACAGATACAAAGATTGTACCAACAGCAGTTTTATTTGCCAACATGAGATCGTTCATAAAAGCTATTTATAACAAAATTTTAAATTAGCAAATTATAAATTATTTACTCATATTGATTTACCGTGGTACCGTTGGGTGCTGATATAATATTGTCAATGCGCCAATATCCTGGATTAAATATTCCGTAGTAGGTATATGCCCATTCTTGTGTGGTAGAATCAAACATGTATTGACTGGAATTTGTATTATTAACAACATAATTTTTACCACTTGAGCTTCGAGAATCAAACGACACTATCCAATCTATGCCATTAAATTCTATAATATCATTTGGGTATGCAATTAACATTTGACCCCATGGACTATTTGGCACATTTGGCGGAATTGCAGGTTCTTCACCACCGCTTGAGTTTGATGTAAGCAAGTATCTTTGCCCGGGTGCCGCAACAGGCAATCCGTTACCCGGCGTTACTTCTGTTGGATCAATAATCTCAGCTATAGGCAGCAGTGTGTTGGCAGGTAGTGTATCAACATCTGGTGTAAAAAATAGCACACTTTGATCTTGCTGATCTTGAGCAATACCCCCAATAATATCTGAAGTATCAACCTCTAAATTGGGATCAAGTTTTAGTCTAATTTTTGTAATATTGGGTGTGATTTGCCCATATTTTTGTATTAAACTTTGCCAACTCAATAAAGGATCAGCTTGACCATACTCGTTTAAGAGTGTGATTGTATCAACCTCACCTGTCTTAGATACCGAAATTCTATAATTGCCCTCTGTAGTAACAATTTGTATAGGTATGCTACCAAACGACGAAAAAGGATCATATGTACCATCAATTTGTCCTTTAATATTCTGTATATCAGCATCAAACACTTGAGTAACAATTTCTGCAATAAGCCCGCTTCTTTTGAGCTTTGCAGGCGGGTTAATCCACCCCTGTATTTTAAACTTAAAACTCATTATATCTCTATCGTCATTAGCACCTTGAGGTATATTTTTACTTGACCAAACAACATCTTCGAGCCACACTTCAAAAATACTTGTCCAATCTAGCAAATTGCTATTTTGTTGAAGTTGTATAGAAGGATTAAAAATGGTACAAATTTGCTCCATAATTTGTAATTTAGTTGTTACATTGGTGGTCCACACATCAAGCCTAAAAAAGAAATCATAAGGCACAGGCATGTACCTTTCAACATCCTGTCTTACACCGGGCCCAGAACCGTATGTTTGTGTAGCTGCATCAAACTGTCTTTCTATAGTAGACACTTTACCAACATACTGCGTGGCCTGCCGTCTATCCGGAACCATCTTGATATTTTCAATCCAAGCACTAAACATCGGTGCTGGCAGCATGGTATTTTCACTTGCACCTTTAATAAGTTGTGCAACCATCCAGGATGGGTCTCCGTAAAGTATGGGCACTTGCTGAATAGTATAAAGTCCGTTGGCATCTGGGCCTATGCGAATCTTAATATCTGAAAAAATCCGCATGAATTGTAAGAGATATCGTCTTACTTGACTATCGTAAAAAAATCCATTCCTCTCCCCCTTATTATTCTTTCTTTAACAAGATGTTAGTTGCCCTTTTTTGCAGCTCTGTCATCTGCAATTTTACTTCTAGCAGCTTCGGCTTTAGTAGTTTTCTTTTTTCTTTCCGAGTAAAGATCCACTTTTTGTTTTACTACTTGACTTACTGCTTGTTTTTCCGGAACAACGGTACCATCAGGTAAAATAGTATCGTTAATATTGTCAATAAATTGGTCGAGGACACGATTGTAGGCCGTCCAATTCTTTAACACATTTACCTCTATAAGTTTAAATGTCGGCCCTTGTTTTTGGAATAGTCTTTCCGGATAATAATCTATTCGTAAATAATATTGCCCATCTGTCATTCCTGGCGGGAAACTAACGCCAGCACCAACAAGCGGTCCGCTTGGTTCTAAGTTATCTGCATTATCTGTTGATAGGTTAGGCGGAGCACCGTCCCCACTAAAATAATTACTCCCAATTATGGGGTATCCTGTATTCGGATCAAGGTATATGTATAAGTTTGCACTTTCAAAAAACTTAGGATCAAAAAATGCATTACATTCTGCTTCAGCAACTATTGCATCAGACAAGCCAATAATTTGGCAAAATAGATTTAGTGTATTAGTAATATTGGGGTTAGCTCCTGTTCCTGGATTACCGTTGGCATCTGCGGTATCGGTGAATCCCTCTGGCATAACACCAATACCCTGTCCAACACCGCCTGCTGTTTGTCCTGTCGCCGCTTGATCAAGTATTTGATTATATTCTTGTGATGCTTGAAGCATTTTGGCTCTGACTAACCAAATATGCGGAAACCATTTTTGCCCATATCCGGCTGCTGCATAAAGCGCATCTTGAACAACATAATAACGATTGATACCTACAGCATTATCAAAGATTGGCACATCCCTCATATTTGGAAATTCTAAAACATCACCTGCAATAAGTTTTCTGCCCAAGCAGTCTACCATGTCGTTGTAATGAAACTGAATACGTATAACATCCGAACTTAGAAAAATACCAAACTGCGACAAATCGTAGTTTACGTCCTGTGGAGTATAGTGTCCCTTTAGTTCAATTACATTTGGATTATATTTTCTATTATTGTTAGTTAAGAATAGCACATCTTGAATAGTTGTTAATGAAGTATCTGTACTACCAGCAGCATCAGTGGTTGGCCCTTCATACATGTGTACCAAAATGCCGTCGCCTGCAATAAAAAAGTTTTCACCTATTGAGCGATCGATGAAGTTGTAATCTGCGCCCTTAACGGGATTCCACAAACTAATTTTAGGCATTTTTAGATCTCCAACACTGTGAAAAATTATTTAATTTTGTTTTTACTATTTATCAATAAAATTTAATTTTAAACAATGTATATCGTAAAATCTAAAAAGTTATATAGTTGCATTTAATAGATAAATACAAATGAAATTTTATAACTAGTAAGTACTACCTTACTAGACAGGTCCGCAACCTGAATAAAGGGAAAAAAATGTCAGTAACAATAAATGCCAAAGGCACAAGCACGCCGTATTTCAAGATCGGCAAAGGCGGTACTACTCTTTTTCAAGGGAGTATTGATCCTAGAACATTATATGAGCCGGTTGACGGCGATATGTGGATTAATAATGATACGAATTCACTTAGCATCAAAAGTGCCAATAACTGGATTGCTCCCGTATTAGGCGTCACAAATCCTTTAATATTTCCAGCCAGTTCAGGCGATAGTGGACAAGTTTTGTCCACAGACGGGCAAGGTAATCTAACCTGGATATCATCATCGGGAAGCGGAACAGTAACATCCGCATCAGTAGTTTCTGCTAATGGCTTTGCTGGTACTGTTGCCAATTCAACAACTACTCCCGCAATTACTATTTCAACATCTGTAACAGGGCTAGTTAAAGGTAATGGTACTGCTATATCTGCTGCCTTGGCAGGAACAGATTATTCAACAGGTACTGCATCATTAGATACTGGTATATTAAAAACAACCACCAGTACTGGAAATTTAACCATTGCAGTAGCAAGTGATTTCCCCACATTAAACCAAAATACAACCGGTACTGCCAATAACGTTACAGGTATTGTATCAACGGATCATGGTGGCACTGGACTAACATCATTTGTTGCTAACAGAATATTTTATGCAGGAGATGCAAATACAGTTTCTCAAAGTGCTGGACTTACATATAATGGTGCAAATACACTAGTCATTGGATCATCGGGCAATGCTACAGTCTTTGCTGGCGCCGGAGAAGCATTACGTCTGGGCAGCAACAGTGGTAATAACATTATTGTATTAGGTGCTGCGGGAGATTTATCCTTTGCCAGTAGTGTAGGCACAGCCGGACAGGTATTGACATCACAGGGTGCAAATACATCACCTACTTGGACAACAATAACAAGTGGAGTATCAAGTTTTAGTGGTAACAGCACTGGACTAACACCAAATACTGCAACAACCGGGGCTATTGTACTTGATGGCACACTAAACATATCACACGGTGGAACTGGTGCTATCACTGCCAACGAAGCATTTAATAATCTTGTACCATCACAAGTTACAAACAACGGAAAATACTTGACAACTGATGGCGCTAACACATCTTGGTCAACTGTTACCGCCGGTACACTGACTGGTACAACACTAAATGCAACTGTAGTTAATTCATCACTTACCAGTGTTGGCACTGTCACCGCCGGTACCTGGTCGGGGCTGTTTGGTGCAGTGAGTGGTGCCAACCTAACCAATATAACAGCAGCCAATTTAAGCGGCACAATTCCAAGTGCTACATTAGGTAATAGTACACTTTACATTGGTACAACAGCAGTTACCCTAAATAGAGCAAGTGCCAATCAAGGCCTAACTGGTATTACCAGTGTTGCCATGCCTGGTGCAACAAGTGGTACAATCACATTAACACCGGCAGCAACTGCGGGTACTACTGCTATTACAATTCCTGCGACAGCGGGTACATTGGTTACAACGGGTGATACAGGCACGGTTACAAACGCAATGTTGGCCGGGTCTATTGCCAATGCCAATTTGGCAAACAGTTCTGTAACAGTCAATGGAACAGCAATTTCACTTGGCTCAAGCGGCACAGTAACTGCCGCAGCAGGTACATTAACTGGTGCTACCCTAGCTTCCGGAGTAACAGCATCTAGCTTGACCAGTATTGGAACATTATCAAGTCTTACTGTAAGTGGTACAACATCATTGACCGGCGCAACTACGTTTGTTGGAAGTGCTGCAACTACACCAGCTGCAGTCGCTTTTAGTGCTACAGCAATGACGATTCCATGCGCAAGTTCAAACGTATTCACAACAACATTTACTGCCAACGTCACTGTTGCACCGGCATTCTCAAACTTAAAAGACGGACAAACTATCAACTGGTTTATTACACAAGATGCTACAGGTTCAAGAACAATGACATGGCCATCCAGCTTCAAGTGGCCGGGAGGTTCAGCAGGTGTATTAAGTACCGCAGCCAACTCAGTTGATTTACTAGTTGCTACATATAGATCGGCAACTGGGTTTTGGTATGCAACACTATCAAAGGGATTTGCATAATGTCTTTTGCTGCAAGAAATGCACCTTTCCCTGCTGTGGCTCCTACTAGATCCACTGTTACTTATGTGGTCAGCGCAAATGCTGACAGACAGGTCATTACACTAGGCTCAACTGCTCCTACCACCGGTACATATGTAGCAGGGCTATCTAACGTAACTGTAACAATCAATAGCAGTGTATATGTTTATTCAACAGTACGAACTACTCCGGCACTAACTATTGCAGGGGGTTCTGCTGGTGACACGATGGTTATCAACAATAATGGTTACATCCTTGGATGCGGCGGCGGTGGCGGCGGCGCCAATGACGGGTCTATATCTAGTGGTAGTAATGGTGGCAACGGGCTGTCAATAACTGCTACAGTTACAGGAGCCATTACACTTAACAACAATTCGGGCGCGTATATTGCCGGCGGCGGCGGCGGTGGCGGCGGCGCTTCTGGTTCTACTACATCCCCAACAGTTGGAGGCGGCGGCGGCGGCGGCGGCGCCGGCGGCGGTACTGGCGGTCCAGCTTCTGCTACATTTAGTACAGGCTTTACTGCTGTTTCGGGCGGCAGCGCCGGCGGATTAGGGGCGGTTGGTGGTACTGGCGGGTTTGCTGGAGATCCTAACGGTAACACTGCTAGAAATATCTATGGCGGAGGCGGCGGCGGCAGGCGGCCTACTAACGCAACAGGTGGTGCAACTGCTCCCACTAGATCAACCGGCGGTGTAGGTGGTGGCGCAGGTGGAGGAGGCTCGTCGGGTCTGTATAATACTACTGCATCTAATATTTTTGCTGGTGGTGGCGGCGGTTTTGGTGCAGCTGGCGCACAAGGTGGTACTACAGGAACAACAGCACCCGGTAGCGCCACAGGCGGGTCAAACAACAGCAATGCCACTGCTTCTACAGGAACCTTATCAGCACAAACCAGTGGTGGTACAGGCGGGTATTCAATTACCAAAGGCGGAAAAACTGTTAGTGTCGGCGGTGCAGGAACAATTTGGGGGAGTCAGTTAGCATGAATGTTACAAGAGAGCTTTTAGTGCATTTGGGGGCGTGTCAAGAAGCCATGGATTGGTTTGACACGCAGAGTATTCACGGACTATCTCGCCTTGCATTTATACGTGCCTTAAAAGACCGGGACTGCCCGTCTTATTATGCAGACTGGGCAGCATCCAAGGAAGGCCTATTTTCAGCAGCAGCAGTAGAGTTTGCAGGAACAGGTGTGCGTCTCAATATATGGCGAGTGCAAGGAGAAGGTATTGACGGTACTGTTGAATACACAGACTTGGCTATAATTAAGTCATTGATTGATGCACAAGTAGAACCAAAAATTACTGCGGAAGCAGACCATTTTCATGTTTATGCTCAATACCTACATAATGGCGGTTATATCTCAATACCGTGTGATCTTGATTCTGATATAGCCCCCGAAGCCATACACTATGTTTCATCTAATATGTTCACAGGTGTTTATGAGCAGTTTGATAATTTCCCGGACGCAAAACATCGCTGCTTGGAGATCAAACAGCAGCGACGTGATCAATACGCTTCTACATATCATGTGTTGCAAAAGATTGAAGAAACAGGCAGCAGTGAAGGCGAGATTGGTGAACTACTGGTTTACACAGGCGTAACCCTTTGAGATCTTGATAAATAGGTTGATCAAACGTGTTGCTGCTATTTTTATAATGTGTTTCTAAATAAATTTATAAGGAATACTATGCTTTATTTAACAATATACACTGACTTAATGCCTGATCGGTTTAGCGGATATACAATAGGTCCTTTTATTCTTATTAGGCCTAAATATCGCCACGATCAAGGCTTACTTGAACACGAAAAGATACATGTTAGGCAATTTTGGCGCAGTTTTGGTTTATTTGGTGTTGCATACTATCTATCTAAAAAGAAAAGATTTGAGTACGAAGTAGAAGCATATCGTGAACAACTCAAGTATTCATCCGGACTAGAACAAAAGTTTGCTCGATTTCTAACCAACAACTACAACTTAGATATTACAGAATATGAAGCCTTGCAGGAATTGATAAGATAACAACTTATTATTACCTATCTTTACTATTATTGCAATTAATAATGGTAAATACTTGTACAGTAAGCAATATATTGGGCCTTAAGAAGATAACTTAACTGACTTGGCAGATCACTATCACTTGTTACACTTACTGCACAATTAAATTGTGACTATTTTGCAGTAATCACAATATCTAGTTCGATATAAATTCGTGTTCTGTAATGGAGATCGGTTTTATTGATTGATATTTTTAAATATATAACTAATTTTAAATAAAATTCAATGGAATTAATAGGCTGGATTGGAAGTGCATTGCTTGCTTTGTGCGGTGTGCCATTAGCATGGCAAACTATCAAACAAAAACATGCTCGCTATATGTCAAATACATTTTTGGCCATGTGGTTAATTGGCGAAATATTGACCTTTGCCTATATTTTACCTAAAAGGGATTACCCTTTACTGCTAAATTACAGTCTAAACATTGTGTGTCTTATGATTGTGGTTAGGTATAAATTTAAATAATTTTTAATATAACAGGAAAACTTAGCATATTAATTTTTAGGGGGCTGAATATTGTAAGATAGCCAGCCTGTTACAATATACTTGTTGCTAGCAGGTGTTTTCCCCCTGTGCATAAATGTCCATGTTGCCGGAAATATCAGCATACGACCTTGCACTGGCTTAATCAAAGTCCCATCGTGGAATTCTGTTTCCCCGCCCTCTGGAACGTCGTTTAGATACCAAATGTAAGTAAGAGATCGAGCATAGTTATTTTTTACGCGACCATCGTGATGCCATACATATCCTCCTCCCGGAACAGTTTTTTGTATTTGATAACCCTCATCTTGAATATCTGTGGAATTAAAGATGCGAATATTTGGCAAAATCTGATCTATGTGCTTTTTATATTCTGGAAAATATTTATATAAAGTATCAAAGAACACTGTATCCTCCTGTTGCCAGTCCTCTAATCTACTTATATTTAAGTCAGTACTACTTTTTATATCTGGTAGATACCCGCCACTTGTCTTGCCTACACAACTCCGTGAATCTGAATCAAATCTTCTAATTACATGTTGACAAAAATCTGAAGATAGTACATTATCACATACCCAAATAAACGGGTTCATACTTTACCCAGTCCTCTTCCACATAAACACTGTAATAGACGGTTGATAGTTAAGGTTTGTACCTGCAACACCATTAGTGGCATTATTGACAGTAACAGTACCAGCAGGGGTTCCTGCGCCTGCACCGTTAACGGTAACAGTACCTGATATACTACCAGCATTATATAAGTTACCACTTGTTAACCATGCTTCATTATCGTTGTCTGTGGCTTTCGAGCCGCCCACATTGGTTCTCCCAGAAAGTCCAAACGGACCGTTCCCTCCCACCCTAAAATCCTCCCCCCAACTAGAATCATGCTGGTGATTAGGGAGGGTGACATTACTAAATGATGCACTGTGGGTGTGTGACCCAAGCGCAGAACCACCAAATGATGCTGTATGGCCATGAGTCACAATTGGGCTATTTGCAGAACCATACACTTTTTCTCCTGCATTAAATAATGGATTTGTTAAATCATATCCAATAGGTACATAACCCGCACCAAATGCCACCCATGTTCCAAATCCCAGGAGCGTGGCGGGATTTGTGTTGTTCACAGCATTGATATATATTGACCCTAGCGGGTATAAAGCACTGAGTGCTGCCTGCACAAATGCTGTGGTAGCAATTTTTGTTGTGTTATTTCCCAGCGGTTGAGTCACAGCAGTTACTGCGCTGGGTATTGCACCAACTAAATTTTCTGCCGGCACTGCACCCCCTAATGCCGAAGCCCAGGTCAATGTTCCTGACCCGTCGTTTATAAGCGATAAATATGATCCCCCCGCGGGAACTGAACTGGGGAATGTATATGTCTGCCCGTTGAGTGTTACTGTACCAGACACCTTAAAAGTACCAGTAACATCCAGTGTATTGGTTGGTGCGCCACCAATGCCAACATTACCGTTGGCATCAATTCTCATTCTCTCTGCGCTTTGTGTACCAAATACCAAGGGATAAGATTCAAGTGTAAAAACAGCACCAGCACCTCCAGCATCAAATGCATTTCCGCTACCCATGGCTAGTACAGCCGGACCGCTTGAGCGAACATTAATATATCCATTTCCAGATCCGGATGTGTCTAAAATATCCAGCATTGATTCAGGAGAATTAGTGCCAATACCCACTTGTCCGGTATTTTTGATTGTTAGTCTTGGTGTATTTGTTACTGCTAAATCTTTAGTTCCAAATAAGGAATTAGAAAATTGCCAATCACCGGTTGTTTTATCAAATCCCAGCTGACCAGCAAATCCAGTTGTTGAGTATCTGTTTGTACCATCGTTATATCTGTTTGCCCACAATAACATTTGATTAGTATTACCGGTATACCAATTTACCTGGTTGGGCTGCGTACTTGATCCAATGGCAACACCGGGCCCATATGTTTCAAAGTTAGTAGGTGCAGGTGGTATATCAACCCAGCTGCTATTATTCCAGTAGCTTATTTTGTTTTTGGTCAAGTCATAAAAAGTTTGACCAGCAGCCGGGGAAGCTGGCACAGAGTTCTTGGGCTGAAAAGTAACACTGCCAAAGGCAACATCCATTTCAACACCGGAGCCTGCCACAGTGACCCACTCTGGCGGATCTTCCTTGAGACTGGTCACATTATAACTTAAGAAGTTACTGCCAATACCAGGCTGAAACCATATTTGGCCCAAAATAGCATTAGTAGGCCCAGTTGCGCTTGATGCAAAATTTTCCAACAAATCTACCAAACTCTGATCAACAGGTGATCCGTAACCGGAAAAATTTCTTCCCGGTAGTAATAGACTAGTATCTGTATTTAGGCTATTTTCATAAACCGTAATAGTTCCACCAGAATAGGTGAGCGTATAATCATTTACATTTGACATAGAAATTTTCCTCTATTTTATTTATTTATCGGCTCGTTATATCTAATATCCAATAAAGCTTTTATACTTTTTACGATGCTGTGTAGAAAGAAATAGACACATAGCCATTTCTGCTACCACCGTTTCCTGCACCTTGACTGGGATGAAACATTAGTACACTCAGGCGCCGGTAGTCTTCATGATGTAGCAGAGTGCATAGTATGCTGGTACATTTTTACCAGTACCTGATACCCCACTATTAGTGATAGTATGATTGTGTCCTCCTGCTGCACTAGTTCCTAAATTGGGAGCAGAAACACCTCCGACCCAGCCTTGGGTGTAAGATCCACCATTATCAACACTAAATAAAAAATTAGCACCAGATGAAAGGTGAGTGTGATTACCAACAGCACCTAGGGTGTGCGTATGGTCAACAATCACAGCATCATCACTACCACCCGAAGTTAACGCAGTAGCCGCATTTGCCCCTCTTATAAACATGCCCACCAGGTTGGGTGTGCTATTGGTACCATCACACAACGCCCAACCTGTGGGAATGGTAGCAGCAGTACCATTCCACATGATGATTGCACCGTAAGGTAAAACGTTATGAACAAATGCAGTGGTGGCCAGTGCAGTGCTCTTAGTGTTTGCTGCCATTGTGGCGCCGGTGTTGGCGCTGCCGTCAATACTAACTCCTGTTAAGGTCTGAGATGCACTTACACGAGTCAAAGAAATATCTGTAGTGCCAATATATAGACTGGAGTTACCTAAAACTGTTCTTGGTATTGTGCCTATTAAATTTTCTGCCGGTAAAATTGCATATGCCGGCGCCCAGGTCAATGTTCCTGACCCGTTAGTGGTAAGAACATTCCCGTTTGCACCACCAGTTGCCGGGAATGTATAAGTTTGTGCGTTAAGTGTTACAGCACCAGACACTTTAAAAGTACCAGTAACATCCAGTGTATTGGTTGCAGTACCACCAATACCAACATTACCGCTAGCATCAATACGCATACGTTGTGTATTATTTGTACCAAATACCAAAGGAAATGCTCCGGGTGTAAACACCGCACCAGCACCACCAGCATCAAACAACACACCACTATTTAATGATAATATAGAACTACCGTTATTGCTAATATTAGCATATGCGTTTCCAGATCCGGATGTGTTTACAATATCTAAATTGGCCTGCGGTGTAGAAGTCCCAATACCAACTTGTCCGTTACTTTTAATTGTTAATCTTGGTATATTTGTTAAAGCAGAATCTTTAGTTCCAGATACGGAATTAGAAAATTGCCAATCGCCGGTTGTTTTATCAAACCCCAGCTGCCCGGCAAATCCGGTTGATGAATATTTATTGGCACCATCGTTATATCTATTTGCCCATAGCAGTATTTGGTTAACATTACCAGTATACCAATTTACCTGATTTGCTTGAGTACTTGACCCAATAGCAACTCCGGGCCCATATATTTCAAACTCAGCGCTTGTAGGTGGCAAATCAATCCACTGATTACTATCCCAATAACTTATTTTTTCTTTAGTTGAGTCATAATATGTTTGACCATCTGCGGGTGCAGTTGGTGCAGTTGCCCTTGGTTCAAAAGTAACACTGCCAAAGGCCACATCCATCCCAACACCAGAACCCGCTACCTTAACCCATGTGGGGCTTCCCTTAACATCACTTGTGTTATAATTTAAAAAATTATTATTGGTACCAGGCTGAAACCATATTTGGCCCTTGATGGTATTAGCAGGACTAGTTGTGCTTGATGCAAAATTTTCTAACAAATCTACTAAATCCTGATCAACTGGTGATCCATATCCGGAGTAATGTCTTCCCGGAAGTGACAGACTAGTTTCGGTATTTAGGCTATTATCGAGAACTATAATAGAACCACCGGAATAGTTAATTGTGTATGACATAGCAAGTTTTCTCCATTTTGCTTATTTATCATTTAGTACAAGGATAATAATTTATTAATGTTTGTAGATAAATACTTTTTTAATCAAGGATACGTTATGAGATTAGATGAAATTATTAATGAAGCCGGCGAGGTTATTGATCGGCCGCCAGTAAAACAGCAAGAAGAAGTTCCACTTTATGTGCCAGGTGGTGCAACTGTTATGATTTTAAATGATGATGTAACTCCTGCCGAAGTTGTTGTTGCAGCCGTAATGTACGGAACAGGACTCAGCGCCGGTGAAGCTGTTCGCAGAATGGAACAGGCACATCAAGGTGGATGGGCAGCAGTTGCCAGTTATGCCAATCGCGATGTTGCTGAAACAGTTGCATCAAAAATTGAAAATCATGCACGCAATAATACCAACTATGATCACTATAGACGTTTTGTAAATTTTCATGGACCTTGGCCGCTAGCAGCAGAAGTTATGGATGCAGATCAAACATAAAATCCATAATTGACAAAGACAACAGTTACTGTATACTAGCAGAACGGAGCAATGCGTGAAGGGTTAAACGAACAGATTGCTAATCTGTGACTGCGCAAGCGGTCTGTAGGTTCGAGTCCTACTTGCTCCGCCAACCATTTATACTTAATATATGCAACAGAATAACGATTCATTAAAAGCACACATTACCAATATTCAAAATCACCTTGAGTATGCACTTGATGTTGCAAAGCGAATGCAGGATGAAGTGCAAACTAGCGAAGGGGATAGCGAATTATTTCGTAAAATTTCTTATTATTTAGCCCCAAATCTCAATCACTGGATCAATGGTGCACAATCGGGTAGCATCAAGGATCTTGAGTCTCTACTTAAAAGTAGAGACAACCCGACGCCTGATAAAAAGAAAAGCAAAGATAAATAACCATATAAACAAGGCATTTTATGCAATTCTTAGCATTTTTAATAAAGTATAAAAATTTTGCAATTACAGGCATTGTGCTATTGTGCACATGCTTGTGCTTTTTGTATGTAAATCACCTTTATACACAAAATAAAACACTATCGGCAGAAAATACCGTACTAACACTAAAGTTAGAAACATCAAATGCATCAGTGCAGGTATTACAAACTGCCATCGACGAGCAAAATACTGCAATAGATAAATTTAAATCAGCAGCAGATGATAGAGTAGCAGCCCATGCAGCCGAAATTGCAGCAGCACATGCAACAGCAGAAACATATAAGAAAAAAGCATCAGTTATTATGCGCAGTTTGCCCAGTGATGCAAATAAGTGCAAGGCTGCTAATGATTTGATCAATCAGGAGATTTTGAAAAATGTTAAAAAGTAGTTTTTCTCTCGTGCTTGTATTAGTATTATCGGCCTGCGCAACTCCCGCACCGGGAATTAAAGTTGTTGTACAAAAAGTAGAAGTGCCCATTGCAACACCGTGCAAAGCAGCCGTACCCGGCCTACCTAAGTATAATTTTGATTCATTAACAGTGGATGATGATATTTTTATTAAAAATAAAGCATTGCTTGCAGACAGATTATTGCATTTGGGGTATGAAAATGAACTTTTGGTTGCTTTAATTTCCTGTATTGAGTGAATTAGTTTCACAAACATCAAATATGAATAAACATTTGCAAGAAAACAACCAAACATATATTGAACATTTGGTATTTTCGTGGAAAATAGCACTAGCATTAATTGTTCACGGATTAATGCCTTGGTCATTGACCACATATGCCTCAGATAAATTATGCAACAAAACTGATACAGAGTAAAAGGAGATACACATGCTTCACGAATCAATTGCACACACTAGAAAAGAAGTCACAATCAAGGAAAGTCAAAGTTTTAGACTAAGAATGGTAAAGCACGAAGTTGTCAGTCCTAAAGGACTGTTCAATGTTGATATAATTCAGGAAGAATTAAAGCAAGACGGCACAATTATTCAGTCCAATACATACAATTTCTTTATGACTGCGCAAGAATTGCAAACATTGTCAACTGGTCTAACAGTATAAATCAAGTTTCTTAAAATTTTTATATAATAATCAATGAATTCTGAGCGCGACGAAAAATCCAACCTGGCCAAAGGCCAAAATAGTTACGATGCCAATATTGATGGCGCTATGGTAGAATTCTTTAACAAAAATGTCAGCCCTTACCCCACCGATATAGGCAGTCCTGCATTTGATTTAGTACCTGTTACTAAACAAAAAGACATTATGTTAAATGTTGCTAGACTGTATGCACAGCAAGAGTACACTAGAATAATGGACATGGTGCGTGTTTTAGAAAAACAAGCTCTTCAAATTAAGCGACGTTTATCTATCACAGATCAAGTACACGCTGCCGAGTACCAGTTTCAGGTATACCACGGTCAAATATATTGGTTGGTATTTGATTCTAGAAAAAATATTACTAGACTGGTACGTACTGGGCCAACTGCTTGGTTTTGTGGAAAACCCGAAGAGTACGAGTACATAGCACAGGTTAAATGGCTAGGTGACTACACTTGGATTGAACTTGACAATGACGGAAATCCAGTATAAACTGTATAAATACTTGAATAGGATAATATCATAGCAATAAAAGGACCAAAATTAACCAAGACACGAGCCAAAAAAGTTAAAACTATGGCAACACGTGCCGCAAAGAAATCTCTTCGTATGAAGAAGTAAGGAATTGTTGTAATTCCGGCAAAACAAAGGCGGGCAAGACGGCGGTTCGATTCCGCCCAGCTCCACCAAAAGCATATTGTAGAAACACACGAGCAGGTTTCACACTACCGCTGGTTACGTATAGAATCGTAAGTGGGTGTAGGCAGTATGCTTTTGATGGGGCTGACCAGGTTTTCGATTGCGCGAGATAGTGGAGCAGGCAACACAGTAGGCGATGACTGTCAATCAAGCAAAACTCGTAAATGCAAACGCAAATACAACCGAGTCTCGCGTCGTGTTAGATCTTTCAGCTTTGGAAGACTCTGATATGATGATCGCTGCTTAAGAACCAGCAACTCTGAGGTTTGATCTAACCTTATAACCAAACTAGATCAAGCAGGAGCTTCGGCTCCTGCTTTTATGATAAATACAAAATAATAACGGGGGTAGGAATGAAACAACGTAAATTAATTGCAAAAGTTTATCAGGCCTGTATTGAACACAACGATCACAAACTTGCAGAGCTACAGCGCAAAGAATTTGAAAAGATTTTTAAGCGTAAAGTCGAGGGCAAGCCATTTACTACCCGATGGATGATGATTAATTTGTAAAATTTATCATGCTTGGCTAGTTGACAAATTGTAAAAACTTTATTAAACTAGTATAGATAGGTAAATAAGTACCTAATCTTTTATAACTAATAAGGAAATATTATGAAGAAACTAGCAATTATTGCTGCTCTAATGGCGGTTACCGGAGTTGCATCAGCAACTGATCTAGGCGTTCGTGGCGGTCGTAACTTTGGAAGCGACACCAACAACTTTGGCGTTATTCTTGGCCAACAATTTGGTAAGTTTGGCGCCGAGCTTGCATTTGATCGTGGTACTTCCCCTGTTTCGGGTAACCGTTACAGTCTCGTTGGTTCATATGATGTTGTCAAGTATCGCAACGTGACATTTACTGTTAAGGCAGGTGCTGCAATTGTTGAGCCATCAGACACAGAAAGCAGCTATGCAGGCATTGTGGGTGTTGGTATTTCTTATCCAATATACAAGAATGTCAGCCTTGTTGCTGACTACTCATACCAACATGGTCAGAATCGCGTAAGTCAATTTGACGGCAATGCACTGACTGCAGGTATCAAGTATTCATTCTAAAAAGTAGATAAACATAAAAGGGGTACATGCCCCTTTTATTTTGCATGGAGCATTACATGACAGATAAATGGACTGTGTTGACCGAAGAAGATCCCGAAACGGGTGATGTTATCTTGCCTTTTCCCGATGACATGATGGAACAACTGGGTTGGCTAGAAGGCGATGTACTGGACTTCGACATCAAGGATGACTGTGTCACAGTAATTAACATTAGCCACAACAAAAGAACAAATAACTTGTAAATTTATGAAAATTTACAAGTTATTATAACAACAAGACAAGTAATCAATGCTAACAGCACTATATATCCTTTTAATGACGCACGTAACAATTGTGTGTGTAACACTCTTTTTACATAGAGGACAAGCTCATCGAGGGATAGTATTTCACCCTGTTCTTTCTCACTTTATGAGATTTTGGTTGTGGCTTACAACAGGTATGGTTACTAAACAATGGGTTGCAATTCATAGAAAACATCATCAAAAAACCGATGTCAAAGGTGACCCGCATAGTCCGCACATATTTGGCATATGGACAGTACTTTTTAAAGGTGCTTTTTTGTACACATCGGCCGCCAAAGATGCAAACTTAATTAAACAGTACGGTGCCGGTACGCCCGATGACTGGATTGAACGCAAGATATATACTCCTTATAATTTTGCCGGTATCATACTCATGCTGACTATAGATCTATTGCTATTTGGCGCATTTGGACTCGCAGTCTGGGCGATACAAATGATTTGGATACCGTTTTGGGCAGCTGGCGTTGTGAACGGTGTAGGGCATTGGGCCGGATATCGTAATAGTGAAACAAAAGATCGTAGCACAAATATAGTGCCGTGGGGTATCCTAATTGGCGGAGAAGAGCTTCACAATAATCACCACGACATGCCATCAAGGGTCAAGTTGAGTGTAAAGTGGTTTGAGTTTGATTTGGGTTGGGCATGGTTTAAACTTTTTAATTTCACAAAATTAGCCAGCCTAACAAAATAACATAAATATTTAAAACATAAACAGGGGAACATAATGGATCTTTCAGTTAAAATTGAAGAACTTCAAAAGAAAAGCATATTCATAGCAACACCCATGTATGGTGGTATGAATCACGGATCATATATGCGTGCATGCCTTGATCTACAACAAGTGTGTATGCAGCACGGGATTAAGATTAAGTTTTCTTTTCTCTTTAACGAGTCCTTGATTACTCGTGCTAGAAATTATCTAGTTGACGACTTTTTAAAGTCAGATTTTACACACATGCTGTTTTTAGATTCCGATATTAGTTTTAACGCAATGGATGTGCTTACACTATTGGCTTTAGATTACGATATCGTGGGTGGCCCATATCCCAAGAAAGCAATCAAGTGGGGTGCTGTAAAACTTGCTGTTGAAAAAAATCCAGATGTTGATCCACAACTACTAGAAACAGTTGCCGGCGATTATGTTTTTAACATGGTAGAAAATACCAAACAGTTTCAAGTTGGTGAACCACTTGAAGTTAGAGAAATTGGTACCGGATACATGATGATCAAACGAGATGTATTTGATCGGTTTAGAGAAGCATATCCCAATACAAGATATAAGCCCGATCATGCACTTTACAACAAAGACGGCAATACATATATTCATGCATATTTTGATACCATTATTGATCCGGAAACTGAAAGATACTTGTCAGAAGATTATATGTTTTGTCAAAGCTGGAGAAAAATTGGCGGCAAGATTTATCTGTGTCCGTGGATGCAAACAGAGCACGTGGGTACATATGCATTCAAGGGTGATATGTCATCTACAGCAAAGTTGGTTGGCACACTATAAATACGAATACAAATGCGGGAGTGGCGAAATTGGTAAACGCAGCGGTCTTAGAAGCCGTAAGCTGAGAGTTCGAGTCTCTCCTTCCGCACCATAAAACAAATAAATTTTTATAAAGAGTAAATATGTCCCATCCACAACAGTTAGCTTTTATTCGATCAGTAAAAGATCAATTTCCCAGTAATTTTACTGATGTAAAGGTATTAGAAGTGGGCAGTTTAGATATTAATGGTTCAATTAGGCAGTTTTTTAATAATTGTGATTATTTGGGCATTGATGTTGGTGCAGGCCGACATGTTGATGTGGTTTGTGCAGGACAAGATCTAGATCATGCCGATGCCACATATGATACTGTGGCATCCTGTGAGTGTTTTGAGCATAATCCCGAGTGGCTTAAAACATTCAGCAACATGCATCGGCTTGCTAAACCAGGGGGCCTTGTTTTTGTAACATGTGCTACCACAGGCCGCCCGGAACACGGCACAACTAAGACATCTCCAAACGACAGTCCATTGACAATTGGTATAGGATGGGATTATTATAAGAACCTAACAGAGCATGATTTTAAAACCGCGTTTGAGTTAGATGAAATGTTCAGTTTGTGGAATATAAGAACAGATATGTCACATCGTGATCTATACTTTTATGGAGTGAAACGATAATATTTTAAAGTTTCTTGAATGACAGCTTACGGCGGCTACCGATACCAAGAGCATATTGTAATACCTTCTACCCAAAATAATATCGGTTATCGACCGAGGTAGATATTGCATAGTGAATAATTTGTCTTTTTCTTGTCTGTACAAAAGAATAAACAATTAGAATGAGGGAATAATTGGCCCTTAATTAACGGGTAGAATTTATGCGTACATCATAAAGTCCTAAGATGCCTGTTAAATTATCAGTTTGGTGAAAAAGCGGTTTAAGTCATTCATTTTTATTTGATAGACGCCTGGGTGCGTAGAGAGGTCATACGTCTCCTTTACACGGAGAGCGATACTGGTTCGAGTCCAGTCCCAGGTACCAGTTTTAATCATGTAGAGATATTATTAGATAAATATAGTTTTAAATATATATGGGGGGATTAGCTCAGTTGGGAGAGCGTATGCTTTGCAAGCATAATGTCGTCGGTTCGATCCCGTCATCCTCCACCATAGTTAGAAAACAATTCCTCAATAGCTCAGTCGGTAGAGTAGGTGACTGTTAATCACTTGGTCGGAGGTTCAAGTCCTTCTTGAGGAGCCACCTTATATGGTAGAACAACAAAATGAAAATATACTATCAAGATGAATACGGTGTTGTTATATATACTGCCACAGCTACATTAGTTCCACAAGCAGGCAACACAGTAATTTTTCAACAAGATACTTATCGTGTTAGTTCTGTTGCCTGGGCAATTGAACTTGATCAAATAATAGTATCCGTAACACAAAATCAAACAAAATTATCCGAAAAGGATAACACCAGCAATAGACTTCAGGACATAAACACAGCTATAATTGCTGTAGGTAGAAGAGTTGATCAACAAGAAAAGAAAGGTCGATTACTTTCCGAACAACTTGTTTCAGTTAGAACTCAATTAAAGCAAAAGGCACAAAAATGATAATGATACCAGATAAAAACTTTAGGATGAAGAGAAGCACCAAGTGCATGATAGCACTAATGCGAGGAGAATCTCAACAAGGTCGAAATCAATTTAAGAAAATGATGATTCAGGCAGAAATTCACGAAGAAGCAGCAAAACGCGCCGCACTCAAATCACGAGATAATGCACCTGGTAAAACAGCCAAAGATCCAGAATAACTATATTAGCCCTGTACTATCAATCCGCAATTGTGTGCATCGCAGTTGCGGATTTTTTTATTTATAGTATCTTGATTAAACATACTTATTTAGAATCCAATTTAAGTAATAAATAATATCTAGTAATAGGACTAGGCCAAACTATTTTATTTGAGGTACTATGGATTCTTTTATAGAAAGACTATCAGAATTACAACAATTTCTATCTAAACTGTCATGGAAGAAAATTTTTCAGTTATTTGCGCTCCTGTTAATAATTTCAGTTGCATGGTTTTCCTATGCAATTAGCGATCAATTGTTCACTTATATAAGAACAGAAAAAATACAGCACATAGTTTCTCCAACCAAGCAGTTGTCCCAAACAACAATAGAGAAAATAACCGCAGCAACCAGCAGATCTGATCTTGTGTTGGGATCAGGCGTTACCATATTTAACTTTCAAAAAAATGTTAGGCATGTTATATATCTAGGTGCAAATTCGTATGATTTAAACGCTGATTTTAACAAGTATAATCATCTATTGAATACAGAATCCCCCATATTTGGACAGAATGATTTTTATAATCGCAAAATAGTTGACATTATCAATGGCGATTTTATATGCGTACCTTATGAAAATACACCATTTGCACAAGAAATGCCCGATTCAATACGTCATGCACAAACACTTTGCGTACATGGTATGCCACCGGTTTTTGGAAAACTTACCGGTACTGTTATGTTTTTCTTAAACAAGCCGCCCTCACTGGCAGAAACAGATCAGTTAAGAATCATAGCCAGAGATTTGTCTACATACATCTATGATCGTGAATTAAAATAAATTAGGGCATTATTGAAGCATAATGGAAGCACACACTCGCAGGATAGCAGCATGACTAAATTTAGATTTACTACTAGTAAAATTCTTATAATTACGATTATATGTTTACTTTTACTGTTTGTGAGGTTATATTTTTCTCATGCTGCTAACGATCAATCTCGTGTTATTATAAAGCCGGAATTGTCGGAATATGTTGTCAACAATGTGCAGAGAATTCCCGATTTGGTTGGTGTACAGATTATTTCTATTAATCTACAAAAAAACACAAGATATGTAATGTACAGCTATTTTAAAGATAGCAATGTTGACAAAATGTATTCGAATTTTTTTGAAAAAAGTCTCAGTGACGACATTCCTTTTTTCACCCGAGACAATGATAAAGTAAATTCATATCTTGTTAAATTAATTAATCATGAGTTTACATGTGTGCCTTATACAAGCACAGTCATGCACGAGTATGTTCCGGCAGCAGAAAAAAATATCAAATCAGTGTGTGCTGTTGCAATACCTCCGTCATATGGTTCTTTAACCGGCGCAATAGAGATATATCTAAGTAAAGAACCCGAAAATAAAGATGTACTAATAACAATTTCTAAAAATATTTCTAATCGCCTTATTACCGAAATAAACATCCGCCCCTGAGTCTATCACTCATACCAGTTGACATTTTTTTAAGATTTTTGTATAATAGCAAAAATCTACCACACGTGTCTTATGCGAAAACTGGCCACTATTCGTCAAGTTAAAGAAATACTGCCAATTGCTGATGCAGATGCCATTGTCTTGGTCAAAATTGATGGATGGAATTGTGTAGCACTAAAGGACGAATTTTCGATAGGCGACCGGTGTGTTTATTTTGAAATTGATAGTTTTATTCCCTTATGCCCACAAGTTGAGCACATTCGTGCCCGTGCATACAAACGTATGGGAGAAAAAGAAGGTGTGCGTATTAAAACTATTAAATTGCGTGGCGTTATTAGTCAAGGACTGGCACTGCCTTTAAGTAAATTTCCCAATGCTGTAGATGCGTATAATAATACCGCTCATGATTCGCAAGATGGCTATTTTGATGTATCGGACATACTGGGTGTGGAAAAGTATGAAATACCCGTTCCTGCATCCTTAAACGGTCAAATTTTTGGTAATTTCCCCACTTGTATTAAAAAGACTGATCAAGAGCGTTGTCAAAATCTGGGTGCGGATATTTTTGTTAAAAATCAAGATTCCCGATACGAAGTTACCATGAAACTTGATGGCACTTCCTTTACTGCATTTTACGTTAACGGAGATAGCGGAGTTTGTGGTCGCAACTGGCAATTGCAAATAAACGAAGAAAATCAACACAATAGCTTAATTCGTATGTACGTTGACAGTGATTTGCAACAAGTTTTAAGCAAATTTGACAGAAATTTTGCACTACAGGGCGAGCTAATGGGTCCGGCTATACAAAAAAATCGTGAAGGCCTATCCGCACATAAACTGTTTATCTTTGACATCTATGACATTGATCGTGGTTGTTATTTAACGCCTGTTGATAGACACAGTGTCATGACTGAACTATGGCATCTTGGACTAAAGAAAAATATGGTACAACATGTGCCTGTACTACACGCTGATACAACACTTGGCAGTTTAGGCATCCACACAGTAGACGAACTTTTAAGGTTTGCAGAAGGCGTCAGTATTAATCATCCCGTACGTGAAGGGCTGGTATTTAAGCGTGTCGATGGCGCTTTTAGTTTCAAAGCCATATCCAACATATTCTTGCTTAAATTTGAAGATTAATTTTAAAAATTTCTTGATAAATAGTATATGGAACATATACTATGAAATTATTTGAACTATTTTTAACGGAAACTACAGAGGAAGAAAGAGCAATACTTTCTTTATCTTCTGCTATTTCTAATCATATCAACAAGTATAAGGATATTGAGCCCGAACAGCTCAATTACGATGATTATGACTCCGATTACGACGACGATTTGGATATACACGGGGATGAAGATCAGCCACAAGATATAGGTACAATTGGTCAGTTATTTGACACACCTTTAGATATATTAAATCCCGTCAGACTTGAATTACAATCCGATTATGGAATTAGACAACGCATAAAAAGAGAAGACGAATCAGACAAGCAAATACTAAAACCTGGGTCAGATGATATATTGGGACTATGGTATTCTGATGGCAAGACCATTGTGCTTAATAAAGATTATTTAGGATCACCGTCTTTAAAGTCAGCAGTATCCCATGAACTGAGACATGCTTTAGATGACTTTAAGTCTGATTTTAGAGCAAACACGCCCAATACCAAATATACAAAGTCCAAGATTAAATCTATTCGCAAGTTATCTGACAAGGATGATCCGCACGGGTTAAAAATATTATCTGAACCTGCAGAAATAAATGCTAGATTTTCACAAGTACTTCATGCCATGACACCTGTTATAGCAAGATCAGTTAAACTTGAACCATACTATGCAGATAGACTTATTAAAAATCAATTAAACAATGAGCTTGAACGTTATTTAATTGCAGATTTTTTCCCGCATAAACAAAATTCAAGAGAATATAAAAGATTTATAAAACGTGCAATGGATTTTGTACAAAAAGAAAAGAAATATCAAGAAGACTTGTTAAAGTCAAAAAAAGATTAAACAAAAGGCATGGTATGTGGATTGAAAATGTAGCTGCCGCCGATGTTTTGTCGAGAAATCATCGAGATGCCGGGCACAACAGTATGCTGATTAGTATTGCTGACCCAGGCGGGTGGCATCCTACGCCCTCGCATAATTTTAAAGAAATTCACGATTTTGAATTTTCCGATTTGGAAAAAGATCAGAAAATTATGGGTTCTGCAGTTAAGATTTTGGATGAAGATGCAGAAAGACTTGTGCGTTTATTGCAGCGTGCTTTTGAAAATCAAATGAATGTTGTGGTACATTGTGTGGCAGGTATATGCAGGTCAGGTGCAGTTTGCGAAGTAGGCATCATGATGGGCTTTGAAGATACAGGCAGATTTCGTAATCCAAATCTACTGGTCAAACACAAAATGATGCAAGTGCTAGGGTGGAGTTACAACGAGGAAAACAATGCATAATATGAAAAAGTTTTTATTTATTGCACTACTATTTACAAATATTTGCTGTTATGCTGCAGAGATGACGTTGCCTATTCGCGGAGTGGCCGATGGCGACACAATTAAAACTAAATTAGATTTACCGTGCCCGTTGTGTTATGTGTCCATTAGAATTTTGGGAATAGATACCCCCGAATCAACCCGCCTGGCCAAATGTCCGGCAGAATTGGCAAAAGGACTTGAAGCAAAGGCATTCCTTACCAATTTAGTCAAAGGACATGGTACCATGACAGTACGACATGTCAAGTGGGATAAATATGGTGGCAGAATTGATGCAACCGTAGAAATTGATAATAAGAATGTTGCCGATTTGTTACTTGCAGCAGGTCTTGCAAAACCATATACCGGTCAAGGACCAAAACCCAATTGGTGCTCTTAACCAGAATTACAATTGATATTATAATAAGACTACTAAATAAGTACGTAATAAAAAAATTTGCCCCTTTAGCATAGTGGTACTGCACCCGCCTTGTAAGCGGAAGATCGTCTGTTCGATTCAGACAAGGGGCACCAATAAAACATGTAAAGGATAATTAAAATAATAAAAAGCAATATGCATAAAAATTTTAATTGTCTAAATTGTGATAAAGAACATAACTTTAAAGGTTATAGTTATACTAATAAGTATTGCAATAATCAGTGTCAACAAGATTTCGAATATAAGGCAGCAATAAAAAATTGGGAAATTATTACACCCGGTAAAAGTAGAATTAAAAGATATCTTGCAGAATTATTTGGCAACAAATGTTCAATATGTAATATTCAAACATGGTGTAATAAAGAAATTATTTTTGAATTAGAACATAGAGATGGTAATAGCGAAAATAATAATGCGGATAATTTGTGTTTAATTTGTCCAAATTGCCATAGTCAAACAAGTACATATAAAAATAAAAATATGGGCAATGGACGGCATATTAGGCGGCAGAGATACGCAGAAGGTAAAAGTTTTTAGCAGTATATAAGTAATAAAGATATATTTGGCGAAATTAGTTTAATGGTAAAACCGTAGATTTCCAATCTTCTGTCATCAGTTCGATTCTGATATTTCGCTCCATCTAATACACAACAAAAAACAAGGACTCAATTATGTCATTACGTGAATTTGCAAAAAATCATCATCCCAGGACTGACAAGTACGATCTAGGATACATAGAAACATTTTACGATGAATTGTTTACTCCTAGGTCTGCCGACGTAAAAAATTTACTCGAGATTGGTATTTACAAAGGTGATTCTATTTTGCTATGGAGAGACTTTTTTCCTAACGCTATAATCACTGGTGCTGATATTACCCAGTGCCCACGTCTCCACTCAGAATCTCGTGTAGAAGTTTTTTATGAAAATGCATACACACACAATTTTGTGGACAAGTTCCCCAAGAATCACTTTGATATCATTATTGATGATGGCCCGCATACGTTTGAATCCATGCAGTTTTTCTTAAAGAATTATTTAGAATTGGTGCAGCCCGGAGGTCTTTTAATTCTCGAGGATATTATTAACCCTGCGTGGACTCCGGAATTGGTAAAATTAATCGACCCTGCTGTCAGCAAGATAACTGCAGTGGACCTGCGAGGCAAACAACACACTGATAAATTATTACAAGATTGGAAAAACGGACTAGATGTGATCATTGTAGAAAAGTAATCAACTGTTTGATTTGTTTTTAAAATATGAGTAATTGCACATGTGGCAGAACAACTCGTAAGCCCATGTGCGATAAGAGCTGCAGCCTAACCGAAGCCGAGTATGTTGCACGTACAGCAAGACTGTCTCAACTACAAGCTAATTCTAAAATTCAAAATACCATAGTTCCCCCAATTGCCAATACTGCTAGTTCTGATAACAATAAAGCATAAATACTGTTCTAGCACATTCAAGTGCACAAGGAGAAAACATGGACTTAATCAGCATAGTACTTGGTATTGCAATCGGCGCCGCATTTTCACCATTTTGGGTGTCAGTTTGGGCTAAAATTAAAAAGTCAATTAAATCAGCTACACCGCCTGCACCCTAAGCAGTACGTGATCTTTATATGATAACCGCCTGAACTATACTAATATAGTTCGGGTCAATAATGGAAGATTGGCAGAGTGGCCGATTGCGTCAGTCTTGAAAACTGAAGGCCCGAAAGGGTCCGTGAGTTCGAATCTCACATCTTCCTCCATCAAATCTCTTCAACACAATCAAGATCCTTTTGCAAATTATAATAGTTTTATAATTTGGTAAATCCGCTTGACAACTTGATAATATCTCTATACACTGCGTATTGTGGTAAATAAATAATTTAACACACATCAAAAACTATAGGTGAAGCAGTATTACTATAAAGTACTAGTACAGCTGATTATTTAAATAATTAGCAGTAGTACCATGTAAATAAACTTATAATAATATGCGAGGAATCTATGATACACACAGACTTGGAAACAGACTCACTCGGTACTAAGTTACCCACAATTGTTTATTTCAGTTATGATCATTCACACTCAACTGAGTGTACCGACCGAATAAGTAGCACAGCCACTTGTACATTTAAATTTCCCAGCACATGGAGTGAACTGGCAACCCATTTAGAGTCGGGTGAACATATAGTTGCAATTCATATCAGCATGATAAAAAGATCTGATTCATCTATTTTGAATTTTTTAGGTGCAATTAGGGGATTATGCAAATGCATGCCTGTATCTGACAGCTTAAAAATTGCAGTGATCATTGATCAAGATACCGCTCAACATGAAATTGCCGAATTACACAAACACAAAGTATTTGGTTTACTGCTAGATATTGAATGCTATCCCATTGATGACGTGTGTGCATCAATTGACTCGCTGATAGCAGGCATACCCCATTGGCCCGAGCATATTACTAGTCAGCTGCCCAATCCACTGGCCACACTGGTAACTGTGTATTTTCGAAAAGATTGGGCTAAACATATAACTCCTCTCATGGCAGAAACTCTCAGTGGACAGATAACTTTAAATGTACGTTACTGTACCAGCTGGGAGGACTTGGATACAGCACTTTTGGAAAATCCTCATCAGCTGATAATACACGCTGATACCATCCGAGAGTTAAGTACCACCATACCAGAAATTATTTCAATGATCGAAACACGGTTAAGACTTTATGGACCACGTATACCCGTAGCAATTGAAATTGAACCCACTACTGCCTTGCATGTCATAAAAGAATTAAAAAAATGCGGAGTATTTGGTATTGTGCCCAGTACAGCCACATGGGGAATTAATGAAACAATTACTGCTATTCGCGCACTGGTCAAACGTGTTCCCTATTGGCCCAAGCATATTATTGATCAGCTGCCCGGCAACAAACTGGTTATAAAAAACAAAAAATCCGGAATTAGTGTAACACCACGACAACGTCAAGTTTTGGATCTTATATGCAATCGCGGATTAAGCAATAAACAAATTGCCAAATCATTAAGTATTTCCGAAAGTACTGTAAAAATACATATTGGGTGCATACTCAAAGAGTACGGTGTAAGAAATAGAACACAGCTGGTTTTGGCTGCAGCTTGTCTCCTGAAAGCATAATAGCCCACGCCCTCGTGGCATATTTTTTTAAATAAAAATCTATAACGCTGAAGTGCTATTCCTGCTAAAGTACTTGGTATAATACCTGTTTAATCTTTAAATAAATGCATACTACAAATGGAAATTGGTTCTGTCTGTAGTACAAGATCGACTAAACTGTGTTTGCGTAATTTATGCAGTTAGTCTTATTTAATTAAGGAATTATTATCATGGCCGATATGACAGGACTAACAACTGATCCATTTTTCTCATTACTTGCTCAAGTGCAAGACGTCAAGACCAAAGTTTCAGACAGCATTTTTGAAAACTACAAGCTACAAATAGCACAATCAAACGACATCAACAACCGTGCAATGCAAGTTGCATTGCATGACACAGCCGCATTTGCTGATTTGAAAAATGCGGTTTCTAATGGTACATTGCAGACCATGCTTGCTGCTGCACGCACTGATGCTGCTATTGCCGCAACTGCAATGAGCACACAACGTGTTGTCATGGAACAGGGCGAAGCTACTCGTGGATTAATTGCTGCACTAAACACACAAAACTTGAATACTGCATTGATCAACACAAACACAGCTCTTTACAGTCTAAACGGACAGTATTCCGGATTAGGTCTTGCATATGGCGGCGCTGTTGCTGCTGTTCAAAGCGCAAATTCTGTTAGCTCAGTGAATGCACTACACAGTGCTGTATCCGGTCAGAGATTGATCAATACAGGTAGCATGGCTTCTACATCACAGACATCTACACCGACATCTATTGGCGGCTAAAAGTACACTTGTACTTTACAAAATACCTTCCTTCCGGGAGGTATTTTTATGGCTAAAATTTACATAATATTGAAGTTGTAGTTGTACTAATGCATGTATTAAATCCCCAGTCTATCCATTAAATAAATGCATACTACAAATAGAAATTGGTTTTACTTGTAGTTATTATAACTGAAGCTACAAAAGTTTTGGTATTTTTAATTAAGGAATTATTATCATGGCCGATATGACAGGACTAACAACTGATCCATTCTTTTCATTACTTGCCCAAGTGCAAGATGTCAAGACCAAAGTTTCAGACAGCATTTTTGAAAACTACAAGCTACAAGTAGCACAAGCAAATGACATCAACAATCGCGCAATGCAAGTAGCATTAAGCAACGCAACTGCACTCACCGACTTGAAGCAGGCAACTACTGAAAGCACACTACAAACCATGCTTGCTGCTGCACGCACTGATGCTGCTATTGGCGCAACTGCAATGAGCACACAAAGTGTTATTATGCAGCAAGGTGAAGCAACTCGTGGATTAGTTGGCGGATTGAACACACAAAACTTGAATACCGCATTGATCAACACAAACACAGCTCTTTCTAGCCTAAACGGTCAATACTCTGGCTTAGGTCTTGCATATGGCGGCGCTGTTGCTGCTGTTCAAAGCGCAAATTCTGTTAACGCAGTAAATGCTCTTAATAGCGCAATTGCAACACAAGGCCTGGTTAACACAGGTACTATGACTGGAACTACACAAACCGCAACACCAACATCTATTCGTTAATAGATAAGGAGGTTATTATGTTTGGATCTAACATTGGATACGGGGCCTGGTCGCCACGTGGATATTTAGGTGCCGGCATAGGATATCCATATTATGGATATTCTGGATGTGGATACCCGTACGGCGGATGCCCATACGGTGGATATCCAGGATGGGGATTTTACAATTCTCCCTATCTTCCGTTAATTTAAGTTATAGATAAGTGGATCATAGACTGACTCACGTGAGTCAGTCTATTTTAAAGGAGAACAAAAATGTACCCAGGATACTTATATCCCTATTACAGAAGCTATGCATATCCTTACCCAAGTTGGGTGTATGGTGGTTATACAGGTTATGGTGGCTACGGTGGTTATGGATCAAATATTATAGGCAGCGCAATTGCCAATCAAAGTGTTATAAACACCGGCAACATTGCAGGATTTACACAAACAGCCACACCCACAGTTATTTGGTAATAACAGAAAGGTCTTATATGTATAAAAAAATATCACATAACATATTAAAAGAACACTTTGATAGTCCGGCATTTATGCCAACATCTAGTTTACCTAAATTAGGTGATAATTTTATACATCCCGGTAATGGATCGTTATCTATTAACAATCCATTACTTTATTATGTGATAAATGAAGACATTATGCAATTTAGGAAATAATATGACTGATTTTGAAGATAACAAACATAGGTTAGAATTAATTAAAATGTCAAGGGAACTGCTTAATGAGGAATACATTAATCGACGTGCTCAAGATCATAATAGATGGTTGGCAGAAAGTGACGTAATGTGGAAAGCAAAGCGAGTAAAACTTCCATATCCGCCCTTTGCTGCATATCCTACAGATGAAGAAATTGTTGCAAAAGCAACTGTTCTTTATAATTTTGTAAACACAAAACCTGCGGTTGAGCCCGCTCCTGCACCAATTGATGTGATACCAACCCCGGTGGAGATAGCAGCAACTAACAAAATTTTATCAACACCTATAGCAGAGCCCTTGCAATCTCCATGGGACAAATATTTAACACCCGAACAAGAGCCTATATTGAACGAACCAGTTGCTGACATATCAGTCCCTCAAACACCGGTCGAAGAAACTCAATCAACACAGTCGTCGTTAGTACAGAATTTATTACCGGGCTGGATTAGAAGAAATCAATCAGCCTAAGGAGTGTTATGTTTAACAATTTAGGTATATTTAGCAATAATTTAATCACCCCTATTATACTTCGTGGTGCCACATCGCCGTGTCTAGCACCACGTATTCCTGTATGTCCGAGTCCGGCTTCCGATGCCATAGAAATCGGCGGCATTGGTAACGATATTATTAACATCGGCGGCGGGGGTGTAGGACCACCCGGCCCCCCAGGACCACCCGGTACTATTGGACTGGTACCAGTGACTGATGTAGCAACACCCACATACACGGCATTAAGCACTGACTATTTTTTATGTGTATTAACCAATGGATTAGTTACTATTACATTACCAACAGGTATATTAGGGACAGTATACATTGTTAAAGATTGTTTTGGTGATGCAGCAAACAACCCAATTACTATTCAGGGTACAGGCGGGCAGTTAGTCGATGGCAGTACAGCCACTATTAACACCAATTTTGGTAGCTTACAATTCGTATTCAATGGATTTGATTGGAGCATAGTATGATTTATTTGATAAAATTAACAATAGACTTTAAGGAGAATTAATATGTTAGGTATATTTTCAGCAAACTTTCCTCAAGGACCTCTGCGTCCGGGAATTAACTTACGTAGACCGGTTCGGGTGTTTGCAGGACAAATTGCAAATTATAACCGCGGATATGGTTCAGTAAACACCAACTCAATGAGTGGTACAAATCTACTTCGTTTAACTGTTACTAGTACAACACCGCAAACAATTCCTCAAGGACCCGGTATTGTGCCTCTTAATGACATGTTATTGACCAGTACAATTAATGGAAACTTTGTGTCAACATTTGACGCTGACTACGGTATTGTCGGCGACTTAATCGATATTACTGCCGCAGGTGCCGCCGCTAATACAGCGTTAGCTGCACAGTTAGCCGCATTACCCGGTGGCGTTCCACACGGTGCTGTATTTGGCAACGGCGAAGTTTTAACACCCGGTATTTACGATGTAGTAACTCCTGCTGCTATTCAAGGCATTTTGACATTGAACGGTGGCGGTGATCCCAATGCATTGTTTGTGATCAGAGTTGCCGGCGCATTAACCAGTGTGGCCGCAAGTCAGGTGTTATTAACAAATGGTGCCACAGCCAACAATGTGTTCTGGGTAAGTCAAGGTGCCACAGCACTAGGTGCTAATACCATCTTTCGTGGCACAGCATTGGCAGTAGGGGGAGCCGCTGGCATAGGTGCCGGCAGCATAGTTAATGGTAGATTGTTATCGACACTTGGCGCAGTTACTACTGACACCAGTATAGTAACACAACCAGGTGCTACAACAACTGCTATTGCATTGGGTGTGCTTGAAAACTTTGCTCTATTCACCAATAGCGGTGCGGTAGCCAATACAGGGACAAGCATCATAACTGGGAACATTGGAACCAATCTAGGACTTATTACTGGATACGGACTCCCAACTATAGTAAATGGCAACGTATATATTCCGGGAAGTTTGGCTGCTGGTCCAGTAGCCGCTGACTTTGGTATCTATAAGAATGGAGTATTGATTCCGGGTACATTAGTTTCAGTATCCGGTCCAACAACAATTACTGCCGCTCACGTGACATCAACGGGTCCTGTGGTATTGTTAGTGGGTGATGTAGTTACTGCTAGAGCAACTGCTGTACTAGGCACATTAACAGTGAATACAAGAACATTAACTTTACAACAGGTACCGTAATATAGTTTATTTATAGAGCCTACCCGAATTAAAGAGAGACAAAATTTAACTAACAACATCACAAGGAAAATTAAAATGTCATATACAAACAATCCAACTTCGATACTTGCCGGACCAGGTATCACCGTTGTACCAACAACAGGTACCGGTGCAGAAGTAGTTACCATCAGTGCTAGCGGCGGCGGATTCGTAGATATTAGAACTGCTGTTGCAACTCCTGTTACGGTAGTGGCTGCAACTGATAATATCATTGATGTAGCTGTTCCAGGTCCAGTTGCCGTAGCAGTAACATTACCTGCTGGTGTACTAGGCCAAGAGTTCACAATCAAAGATGGATTAGGTTTAGCAGCACCTGCAACTCCAATCACTATCACACCAACTGCTGGTACAATTGATGGTGCAGCAACTGCAGTTATCGATGCACCATATGGTTCATTAACATTTGTGTACAATGGTACGCAATGGTTGATTCTATAAATTTAATAAGGCAATATCATGTACACACGAGTAAATGTATATCCAAACGGGGCACCGATTCCTTCGGTGCTCCCTGATAGTTATCAATCTTCAATGTATGGTAATACCCCAGCCGGCCAGAGTTGTTCCAACTGTAAAAATTTTAATACAACTAACTTCTATTGCGAAGCATGGAAAGCCCCGGTTAAACCGCGCTGGTGGTGCGCTGGCTGGGCTCCCGTAGCCAAACTAACACGCCACGGTACAGTAGCTGTGCTATCAAAAAAGATAACAACTAGCATGGTAGAAGAGCACTTTGCCGAGGTCCCGAAATTGGCATCAAGTCAATTAAGTTATGGTAACGAAAACGAAGAAGATGTTATCAGGCTTAATGTTCCCCTAATGATTCGTTTGTTAGAGTGGGCTAGAGAAGGCGCCAGCAAAGATGCCGAATTGCACATTATTGCCGAACGATTAATTGATCTCAGCGATGAGGGCGACACACTCACAATGAGTGATTATCCTGATATAGTTGTCCAAGAGACTACAGTAGATAGAAAGGAAAATTAAATCATGAATAAAGTGATTATAATACATTACGAAGAAGATCCTGAAGCAATCTCAAAATTTAAAATTTTGTCACAGCGATTATGGAGCGAACATAATAGTTATACAAGAAATGGCATAATTAGTGCATTAGCAGGATTGCCCGATCTTGGCGATGTAATGAATAGATTAATGAGAAATCAAGAAGATATTGGTCAATTTATTGCTCCGTATTATGGTGCGGAAGCTGCTACTTCATTAACTAATTTGCTAAAAGAACATATTAATATTGCAGCTAACATAGTTGTTGCAGCAAGTCAAAATAAAAGTACGGCTGATCTCGAAGCCACATGGCAGGCTAATGCAGTGTCTATAGCTGATCTCTTAGCTTCGCTTGATCCAGTCTATTGGTCTAAAAATATTGTACTGCCTGTGCTTCAACAACATTTAGCATGTACATTAAAAGAAATTGTATCTAGGTCAAAAAAAGATTGGTTAACAGATATTGCTGCCTATGATGACTGTTCTGCAGTAGTTGCAGTCCTTGCTGAAGTAATAGCCTACGGTATTGTGTATAACTTTCCGGAAGAATTTATTATACAATATAAATCAAAGTCTTTTAAAAAAGTATACTAAAAGCAAAGCCCTTTTGGTCGGGCTATAAATTACAAAAGGATGTCAGCGATGATCGAGATTTTGTATATACGCCCACCAATAAGCCCCTACGGGATGTTGTTGACCTGCGAAAATGGGCAAGCCCCATTGAAGATCAAAAATATCTAGGAAGTTGTACAGCAAATGCAATTGTGGGTGCACATGAGTTATTGACAATTAAAGAATTTCCAAAACAATTTGTTGACCTCAGTAGACTATTTGTGTACTATAACGAGCGATTAATAGAAGGCACAATTAGCGAAGATTCCGGTGCATACCTAAGAACAGGAATTAAAGCAGTAAAGACTTATGGAATATCTACTGAAGCACTGTGGCCTTATAATATAAGTAAGTTTTCAACTACACCATCTCCAGAAAGTTACCAAGATGCAAAGTATAGAAACATTAAAAATTATTATCGTGTAGATAGCAATGATAAAATGCTTGATGCACTAAATAATGATATACCTGTGGTTGTAGGCGTGTTGCTTTATGAAGCATTTGATTCACTGGATAAAAATAATTACGTACTTGGTTTACCAGCTGACACAGAATCATTTACAGGAGGGCATGCCATGGTGCTAGTTGGATATGATTTACCAAAAAAATTATTTTTAGTTAGAAATAGTTTTGGCATTGATTGGTGTATTGATGGATATTGCTGGATTACATTTGCATACATGGAAGAAAAATTATTAGATGCTTGGATATTTGATATTGATTTAATTACTTAAATAAGGGCCATTTTCGTCCATATTACTGATCGTATAGATAAATAAGTGTTAATACTAGTGAGATTACTATGCGTGCCGCAGAATTTCTTATTGAAAAAGCAGTTGAGTCAAGTTGGATTACAGACCTTGTCTATAATCGACCAAATAGAGTGCTAACAATGAGAATGTCGGATGGTAAATCATATTCGGTACCCGGTATTACTCGCACACTATTTGAAAGATGGCTTAATTCCCCGTCAAAGGGTGAGTTTTTTCATAAATATATAAAAGATATATATCAAGTTAAACGAATATCCTAGGTGTACCAAATATGCACTTTAATAAACTTAATTCTGATGATAGTTGTAACATTATAGAAATGTCTAGGTTCTGTGAAGTTGCGGCTCCACAAGATAAAGAATTAATGAATCAATTACTTGCCGAAAATAAAGTCAATGAGGCATGGGAATTATTAAAAACAGTATCAAAGAAAATATATAGTAAAAAATCTACTAAAACTATTTATAATGCGAAGCTTTTATAATACTGATAAATTTTTTCAAAAAATGAAAAAAAAGCCTGCATTACAACAGGTATTGGATAATTTGACACAGTATACCGCAGACGATATTGAAGCCTTAACAGGTCCTCATTTTCCTCTCTGGATAAAAGATCAGTTGTTAGAATTAAAAAAACGAAACGGAAAAACATCTGAAGATATAGCAAACGAACTTGCAGAAAAAATGATAGCTGCAAGTCAACGGAGCAAATAATGACTTGGAATTATAGACTGTGTAAACAAACATATAAAAACGATATCGGGTATGATGAGTGCTTTTATGAAATAAAAGAAGCATACTACAATAAAAATGGCGAGATTTGGGCAGTTACAGAAAGAGCACAATCTGTATACAGCGAAACAGTTGACGGTGTTAAATATTGTCTCGAAAGGATGCAATTAGCACTTCAAAAAGACATAGTTGATCTAGACACATTTGTTTTTGCAAAACAAGATCCGCCAAATTAAAAATAAAATTACCACAACTAGTGGTGCAGTGAGTTTTAAATCACTGATTAATGGCAAAACAATTATGGCATCATTTTTTAAAGAAGGTAATAAACTTAACTTTAACGGCTTCAAGGGCACAATTATTAAAATAACAGAAACATATAGAAAAAATGTTCTTGTTTTAAAAGTTACAGAATCACCCAAAAAAAATTCTTACACGCACGGCAAGGTAGACACAATTGGTATTTTTGAATATCCAGACGGAACTTTAGAATTTATGTCGGTGATTGATTAGACTAATTTTAACATATTTGTAACACAATCGTACAGAAGTATGATAAGTAACATTACTCAAAGGAGTAATGCAATGACAGTTGAAATTTTTGGAGCCGAATGGTGTACTTTTTGTAAACAAGCAGTTATACTCTGTGAAAGTAAAAATATGCAATATGATTATATTGACATAGACGAAACTTCAAATTTGAAAATTTTAGAAGAAAAACTCGGAAATAAAGTTAAATCCATACCACAAATTTTCATAAATGGCACACTTATTCCGGGCGGATATAGTGGACTTAAACAGGAATTAGAAAAAGATTGAGAGTGTTATATGCCAAGAAAACCAAGTAACGAAGATCACCACGATGCTGACGATTCTTACGAAGATGTAAAACGTGGCGATTATCAATATAAACCTTCACCCGAAGTAGAAAAAAAGAAAAGTTGGGATCGTGAAACCATGTACGATAATAGTAGCGACGATTACGACGACTACAGGTAAAATGTTTTACCAAATAAAAAGGAGCCCTAGGGCTCCTTTTTTTCTTGCTTGTAACTTTTAAGAAACAATTGGTATAGCTGTTGCTGTTACACTTGCAGGAGGTGCTGCAAAAGTAATTGTAGCTGATACATAACCAGTACCGCCAACTATGTTGGTAATTCCTGTTACTGCTCCGCTGGCGTTTATTACTGCTGTAGCAGAAGCACCTGTACCCGGACCACCAATAGTCACTATTGGTGCAACTGAGTAATAGTTGCCGCCAACAAGACTGGTAATACTAGTAAATGCTCCAGCATTAACGACAGCAGTAGCTGTTGCTGTAACCGCTGCGGCTGGCGCAGCAATTGTGGCTGTTGCGTTTGTTGCATATCCCGAACCTGGATTTCCAACAGTGATAGCAGTTACAACGCCACCAACAACTGTTGTTGTCAATATAGCACCTGTACCCGGCGGGCTTGAAATAGTAATTGATGGTACAGATGTATATCCGCGACCGCCATTAGTAATTTGAAAGCTAAGAATTTGTCCAGCCACACCCATATTAATTAGGTCAGCTTGCCCCAATGCAACAGCCGGCCGTGTTGACCAGGTATAGCTGACAACTGTACCATTTTCAAAAACATCAACACGATATTGTGCTATCTTTGAGCAAGGTACTGGTGAACCTCCAAACGGAGTTGCAAGAATAAAACATTCTCCCGTATTTAGCGCACTAATACTTGATGCATTAACCATGAATACAATTTCAGGTGCATGTATTTGTGCTGAATCTTGAACCATATAAGCACTTGAACCTGTTTGTTTTACAATGAATGCATCCGAGTATGATACGCCATCAGCAAATTTAACACCGTTTACTCTTATATGATTTGATCCAGGACCAACTGGTTCTCCGAACCATTTTTTCTGAATTGGTTTTCCCATGTTATTTTCCTTTTGAATGGGTACTCCTCGATTGAGGGATCTCCATCATTCAGGGTGGAACTATTTCCACCATGTACGTTATTTATCAAATAATTTCCACTTGACACACTTTACTAGCCACAATACAATGAATGTACATTTTTAAACTATAGAAAGACTTTAAAATGAAACTTGATGTCGCAGTAAAAGAAGTTACACTTTCAAATGTGGGAACGACTGGCGAATTTCGTATTCGCAATTCAGCAAAGGCATTTTCAATTCTTAGTTCGGGACTGTATTCTAACAAGATACGGGCAATTGTTAGGGAACTATCGTGCAATGCAGTCGATAGTCATGTTGCTGCCGGTAAAAAAGATCTGCCCTTTGAGGTACACCTGCCATCCATGTTTGAACCATGGTTTTCTGTAAAAGATTTTGGAACCGGACTTAGCGGTGATCAAATTGTGGGCATTTACACTACCTACTTTGAATCCTCAAAAACTGATTCCAATGACTTTATTGGCGCACTTGGACTTGGATCAAAGTCTCCATTTAGTTACACAGATAATTTTACTGTAACAGCAGTTAAAAATAACATTAAGGTTATTTATAGTGCCTACATTAATGATGCGGGCATTCCGTGTGTTGCCGAAATGGGTGCAGAAACTACTGATGAACCAAACGGTGTAGAAGTTAAATTTGCTGTTACCAATCGCAATGATTATTATAGTTTTCAACGCGAAGCAGCTTATGTTTTTACATGGTTTAAAAATAAACCCACTATCACGGGTATAACTGATTTTGTTCACAGTTCACCGGAATACAGCGAAGAAAATATTATTCCCGGAGTACATGTAAAGAAACAAGAAGGATATTATTCGCATTGTGCTGTGTTGATGGGCAACATTTGTTATCCATTGTCTGCCATGCCGCACCCAGAAAAAACGCTAGGAGATCTTGCACATTTGCTTGATTGCAACCTAGTCATGGAGTTTGGCATTGGCGAACTTGATTTTGCAGCTTCTCGGGAAGAGCTAAGTTATGTACCGCTGACAATTAACAGCATTAAGGCCAAACTTGAGCAGTTAAATGAAAATTTGGCAGCACACTTGGCAACACAAGCAAGTGCCATTACAGGTGATTGGCAACGTGCATTTTTCCTGCATGAACGTGCCCAGACCAAACTATATAAATCTGCCGTTAAAAAGTATGTGCTTGATACAAATTTTAAATTATTTGATACAACTTCTGCATACGGTAAGACCGGTTTTAAATTTACCGAGTCCAACTTAATTTCTCGCAAGCTTGATATTAAGGCATTTCGTGTTCGCACAAATACCACAAGTAATGTTGATGGTTCAATTAGTTATGTTGGTAATGTCAGTCACTACACAATAGAAATTCCTGTTGAAAAAGATGTTGTCATTGTTCTAAATGATTTGAAGACTGGATGCTTGTCACGCGCTCGCCGGCATATGATTGCCAACCATAAAAGCGGTGCACTTGTATTTTGCATTTCTCATGCGAACACAGATCCTGCTGTTCGATCTGCCGAATATGACAAGTTGATCAAAGAACTGGCTCATCCACCCATTGTTATCAAGGCAAGTGAACTAGACAATGCGCCACGTGCTAAAAATGGCCCTGTATCCGGTGTTATGGAACTCGAATACGACTCCAGCAGAAAACGATCGGGGCAACCCAACTATCGTTGGGTAACACACTCACAAGATATTGACGAAGATCAAATTTACTATTATGTATCTTTGAATGGTAATACAGCAAGCGATCAGTCATGTAATATCATTGATATCATTGATATCAATAACACAATGAACAAATGCAAAATTTCTGCTATTTCTAATATTAAAATCTTTGGTGTTAGGAAAGCCTGTTACAAGCAAATTAAAGATCTAGAAAATTGGATACCGCTTGAAGACAAACTCAAAGAAGAAACTACTAAAATTATAGATCATGACATTATGTCGTATGTTGCAGCGGAGGAACTTGACTCTTATTACAATCGAGTTTACACTAATGCAGATGTTGCATCACTTGTGGGCACTAATTCAAACTACTATAAATATGTCACTGAAATGGCAAAAATTAAAAAAGCAACAGGTGATGTAAATGCAATTGTAAAACTTTGCAGTATGTATGGTAATGTTGTTTCGGTTGATGCAGCAAAACGTAAGTTAACTAATGCAACAGCCTTTATAAAGAAGCAATACCCGTTGTTAAAGTATCTGCATAACGCCCCTGAAGCAGATGCAGCTGAATATATTAAACTAATTGATAACCAGGAGAAAATTTAATGACTAAGGCAATTCCGTATATTAAGCAGGGTGATAACATTACCCTTGTTGTTGATAGCAAAAGTTATACTGTCAACAAAAGCACCCATATCGGTTACAATAAAATTGTAGATGCACTAAAAGCCGGCGAATGGGAATCAGTTCGAGATCTACTTGATCCAAAAACAACACTTGAATTTTATGGTTCTGGTTATGTATCCATTAAAGGCAATCAGGTATTTTGGAATAACAAACCATTTCATAATGCATTGGCACACCGTATGGTTGAAATGCTTCAAGAAGGATTTTCAATTGATCCCATGGTTGCATTTATGGAAAATTTGATGGAAAATCCCTCAAAGCGATCAGTAGATCAAGTTTATACTTTTCTAGAAAAGAACAACTTGCCTATTACCGAAGACGGGCATTTTCTTGCATATAAGCGTGTTACTGAAGATTATATGGATTGTCATACCAGAAGCATTGACAATAGCATTGGGCAGACAGTGGAAATGAATCGCAACATGGTGGATGATAATCCAAACTCATATTGTTCTTCTGGACTACATTTTTGCAGCGAAAGTTATCTAGAGCACTTTGGCGGTAACAATCAGCCTGTTATGATTTTAAAAATTAATCCAGCTGATGTTGTCAGTGTACCAACAGACTACAATGGCGCCAAAGGTCGCTGCTGTAAGTACACCGTGATTGCACAGGTGGAAGGTGATCCAAAGAATGCATTTTCGGAAGCAGTAGATCAGACTTATGATCCGGTACGTACCAAGCTTCAAGAATCAGCACCCTGGCCGTTTGATACAAAAACTGATGATTATACAACCGACTACAGTTTTAATGCAGATTCATTGATTGAAGATGATGACTTTGATGATATCGACGAAGATGATGAAGATGATCTTATTGAAGATTCTTGGGCATCTAATTTGCCGTCTAATGCAGATTATGATTCAGAAGATGAACTATACGATTTAGTTCGTGTGTCAAATCCATACATATGTGAATATGAAGGTATGACCATTGAAGAAGCACGAGATCGACTTGATAAGAATGTTCGAAATAAAAAAGCTGCATTAAAGATTGTGAGAGCCGGAACGCTTGATGAAGTTTATTAATAAATAAACAAACGAGATTGTATTAATTTTATTGTATTTTAATGAGAAAAGTACTACTTTCAATATTAATATTTTATTCTCTAAATATATCGGCTAAGGATATTGACACATATCCTGCTGCCGATATTTTGCCATTACCTATATATCAAATATTTGATGATAACATAATCTTAAATATATCTAATTTTCAGGATCTTGCAATTAAAGAAGAAAAAATTAATAGATGTATTTCTACATATATTGAAAAACAAACAAAATACTTTTCTAAAATTACTCAAAACAATCTTTATGATTTAATGAATAGTTTTGATAGAATTATTTCTAAAATATACGGTAAAAAACCTGATGTTGACAATACTCCTTACAGTGAAAAAATAGAATCACTTGCAAAAACACAATGTGAAACATATTTCCATATGGGGATACTAAAATAAATTATAAATTAATCGTGTATCTTGAATTCTTTTTATCCATTAATGATAAATAATAGTAACATACTACCTTAGGACCGTATGTGGCTACTGCCGTAAAATGCAGGCGTCGTGGGAAAGTGATTCGCTACCACTTTCCCACATTATTTTATAGAAGATAATATGAAAATATACGAATTATTTGAAAAAACAGCAGCTACAGTAAAAAAGCTTGTAGAGCCTTCTAAACCTCGAAATTTTGTTGCCAAAAACGCCAAGATGGGCGGCGCCGGCGCGCATAAAGATAGAAAGAAAGCTCAAAAGCAAGGCGATACCAAACATAAGAACACAGATCAGGATTAATTGATTTTACCATAATCAACTCAAGATTATTTGTATTCTTTGATATAATCAGCTAAAATAGTTAAGTACAATAAGGCACTACTATGGCAGCAAAACAACAAACAATTTCCTATTCAATGTGGCCAAAACCAGATTTTGCAAATGTGGTTTTGACTAAAAAAGATTATAGATCCGCGCTTAACGGTGCATTGCTATATGCTCACTATGAAATGTCCGCTTCAGAATTAAAAAAAGAAGTTGTAAAATATTTAAAATCTGTGGATGTAAAACATCCTCTGATAGATAGAATCAAAGATATTAACGAAAATCGTTTTATCACTTACGGCAAGTATATGTATATCTTAAACCATAAAGGTGATGTACCGGAAGATGTTGTTGTAAAACTTTTGCCATCCATGGAAAAAACAATTGAAGAGGAAGAAGCACGCCTTGCAGCTAAAGAAAAAGAGGCTGGGTCAGCAAGCGTCGATAGCGTTGACGAAGTGCCCAAGACAGTTATTTCAATTCAGGACAGGCTTCGCGAAAAATCTAGAGAAGTTGCAGGAGAAATTGAAGGTTGGATTGATGATTTTTGTGCAAATAAAAAAGCATCATCAAAGACTGTAGAGGATTTTGTAAATTTATTTAAGACTTACGAATTAAAAGCACCGCATATGCGACATATGCAATCTCTATTTGAACGGCGTGCAACTGAAGTATATGACGCAGTGGGTGGTGAAGATAAAGAGTTAACCGATGGGTATTCAAATTTTACAAAACCAGAATTAAAAAAATACGAGTTATTTCACAGGAATTTGTTTAAGGCATGCGAGATGTTGCAGGAAGCAGCCAAGATTGAACGCGCACCACGTAAAAAGAAACCAGTGTCCCAGGAAAAGCTTGTTGCCAAACTCAAATACAAAAAAGACGATAGCACACTGGGTATTGTTAGTATGAATCCTGTACATATCATTGGGGCAAAAGAGGTTTGGGTATACAACACCAAAACTAAAAAACTTGCACAATATAAAGCCATGGATGAACGAGGGCTACTTGTTAAAGGGGCTAGTTTAGAAAATTATTCGTCTGAATCTGCAGAAAAAACACTCCGTAAACCTGCAGACACTCTCGCTGAATTTAAAAAAGCAAGTAAGGTAAAACTTAGAACTTTTTTAAAGGAATTAACAACAGTAGATGTACCCTGCGGCGGAAAGCTAAATGAGAATCATGTTATTTTGAGAATTGACAAATAACCAGCGACTAATGTACAACTATGTAACATAAACGATAAATAATGTATCACTGGAGTTGATACCTTTATGTCTTCACAAGTTACACCAAAAGTTTTATTAATGAAGCGAATCGAGCTTGGTCTCGGTGCGCAAATGGTCGATATTGAGCTTGACGTTGAACATTATAATCTTGCAATTGCGTTAGCAATTCAAAAATTGCGACAGCAATCAGATGGATCCATGATAGAAAAAGATATATTTTTACACATTACACGAGATGTAACAGAGTATACGCTCCCTGAAGAAGTGCAAGAAATTAGACGTCTTTATCGTCGTGGTGTCGGTGCATATACCAATGGCGGTATCAATTTTGACCCTGTAGATGCTGCATTTTATAATATATATTTATTGCAACCAAATAGATCTGGTGGTTTAGCAACCTGGGACTTTTATAACGAATTTTTAGAAACAACCGAACGACTTTTTGCAAGTCAGTATAACTTTACATGGGATGTTAATTCGCATAAACTAACAATTATTCGTCGACCAACTGCTGACGAAGAAGTTGTTGTGCGAGTATATGTTAGAAAATCCGAAGATGATATGATTAACGATCCGTATACTGGTCCCTGGTTGATATCCTATGCTACTGCCAAAGCAAAATATATATTAGGTGAGGCTCGAGATAAATTTCCCGGAGGTTTCCCAGGACCAAACGGAAGTGTTACACTAAATGGATCAGCACTTAAACAAGAAGCACAAGCCGAAATTGAAAAACTTGAAACACAGTTATTGAATCTTGTAACAAGTGGCGATGGATACTCCTTCGTTATTGGCTAAATTGAATAAAAATTTAGAAAGTAGTCTATGATTCGACTTATCGGTGTTATCGGTTTCATCAATGGTGGTAAAGGCACAGTTGCATCACATCTTGTAAACGAATATGATTTTAAGCAAGAAAGTTTTGCATCTAGTTTAAAAGACGCATGTGCCTGTATTTTTGATTGGCCCAGAGATATGCTGGAAGGAGACACTAGAAAATCCAGAGAGTGGAGAGAGATTGTTGATCCGTGGTGGTCTGAAAAACTAGGTATTCCTGATTTTAGTCCACGACTTGCACTACAGGTAATTGGGACAAATGTACTGCGATCACATTTTCATGAGGACTTGTGGTTCTTAACATTACAAAATAGGATCAGAAAAAATCCCAATCAGTGTGTGGTAATTAGCGATGTACGTTTTCCAAATGAGATTAAATTTATACAAGATCAGGGCGGTATATTGGTTAGGGTCCGACGTGGCCCTGAGCCTGAGTGGTACAATACCGCATTATTGGCAAACAAAGGTGATCAATCAGCATTAGATATAATGTATAATACCTATTCGTCAATACATTTTAGCGAATGGGCATGGATAGGTGCTAATATAAATTATGAATTGAATAATAACAGAGACATTGAGTCTCTTCATGCACAAATAAAAGATCTAGTAGATAGTATATCATAATTTCATCTCTTTGTTTGCCGTGTATTTAACACTTGCCTTGATAAATACTATTAACAAGAAACATAATTCTTTAAGGAGTTAAATTACAATGTCAACACTCGTATCACCTGGCGTAAGCATATCAGTTATCGATCAAAGTATCAATGTTGGTGCTGGGCCCGGTACCGTACCACTAATTTTTATTGCAACAAAGCAGGATAAACTTGACCCAACTGGTTCAAGTGTTATTGCACCGGGCACAACACAGGCCAATGCCGGAAAGGTTTGGTCCATCACCTCACAAAGAGATTTGGTATCAACATTTGGCGATCCGTACTTTTATGAAGTTAGCGGAACATCATTAAACGGATATCCACTAAATGAATACGGGCTATTAGCAGCCTATTCATATCTGGGCTTATCAACTCTAACAAGAGTTGTTCGTGCAGATATTGATACTTCACAACTGGAACCTACGCCTGTAACACCAACTAGCCCTGCTGAAATTGGCACATATTGGTTAGATGAATCTGCTACTGGATCTGCTTATGGTTTGTTTGTACGTAGCGGAACTGATTGGGTTGCAGTAACCACCGAATATAACGAAAATGCCGCAACCGGAACTGCAAATACGCCTAATTCAGCTATTGGCATCAATGGCGATTATGCAACTTTGTTCCAAACAGCATCCGGAACACTTTCATACTGGGTTAAAAATAACGGCGCCTGGTCACAAATAGGCACTGTTGCTTATACATCAGCACCAACATCGTGTTCATCAGCTGGTACAACTGTTACAACAACATCTACAGCAGGTTTAAGTGTAGGCATGATTCCAGCCGTTACAGTCGGTACTGGGGCTTTTGCAGCAAATACTAGAATTACATCAATAGATAGCTCAACACAGTTTACAGTATCAGTTGCTCCTTCAGTTGCATTATTAACTGCCACAGTTACAGCAAAGTTTGGAATTGTAATACAAGAGGTATGGCCGGATTTAACAAGTGCTGCAACCACACAACAGTATTGGGTCAAAACAACCCCACCAGCACAAGGTGCAAATATTGTTTTACGTAAAATGGATGCAACCACAGGCTCATTCTTGCAAGTCGAGGCACCGATACAGGCAAATGATGCTGATGCTGATACATATTACAGTAACGATTCATTAAAATCACTAGGACAAATTTACATTGAGCCCGTCCCATCAGGCGCTACAGCCATTGCTCTCCAATTTCAGATATGTACTGAGATGGTTGGTACAGTAGGCACCTGGGCACCCTTAGCTGATATCATTGGTTCAGCATCTGTACCAACACAAGGGCCTGCAAATGGTCAGCTATGGTTTAATGCGCTATTGGGGCTTAACAACGACGGCGAGTCCACAATTGATATTTTAATCAATAATGGTGAAGGGAACTGGGAAAATTGCATATTGCCGGGATTTACTCTTCCGGGCAGCACGGGCAATCCTAGACTATATCCGCAATCTCAGGATCCAAGAAGTAATGTTCCAGCACCGTCACTTAACTCCGGCGATATTTGGGTACAAACTGATGCATTACCTTATCCAGTAATTAGTCGCTGGAGTGGATCAGCCTGGACATTAGTAGACAATGGCGATCAAACAACACCAAATGGTATTGTTTTTATGGACTGCCGACCAAATCCCGAGTACAATTTATCAACCGATCCACTTAATCCGGTTGGAACCGGTGCCTATAACGACGGCGGCAATAATCCGGACTTAGATCCAGATGCACCAGATGCTTCTCTTTATCCAAGGGGCTTTTTACTTTGGAATACACGTTATTCAACAAATAATGTAAAAGTATGGCAATCACCATATGTTTATAATGATGTAACTGCAAGTCCGGATAATACAAATTATGATTCTACCGGGCGTTGGGTCAACGAGTCTGGAAATAATCCAGGCGGCATACCTTACATGGGCGCAGATGCACAGCGTATCATGATTGTTCGTGCAATTCAAGCACAGGTCATATCAAATGAGGAAATTCGCGCAGAAGATTTATATTTTAACTTAATTGCAGCACCTGGTTTTGTTGAAGCAATTGACGAAATGTTGGTACTAAATGAAGATCGTAAGGCCACAGCATTTGTACTCGGTGACACACCATTTACGCTAAGTGCTACTGGTACTGCGTTGCAAAACTGGGCTACAAACACATCTAATGCATTTGGTAACGGATCTGATGGACTTGTATCAGCAAGCAAGTATTTTGCTACGTGGTATCCAAGCGGTTTGAGTACAAACGTTGATGGCACTGATGTTGTCGTACCGCCAACACACATGGCACTCAGAACAATTGCGTATAACGACCAAGTTGCATACCCGTGGTTTGCTCCTGCTGGTTTACAGCGCGGTATTGTTAACAATGCAGCAACTGTTGGTTATGTTAATGAAGAAGGGCAGTTTGTACCAGTCAAGCTAAATGAAGGACAGCGCGATATTTTATACCAAAATGGTATTAACCCAATTCGCGTAATGCCAGCCGGCGGTATCGTGATATTTGGACAAAAGACACGACAGCCATATTCAAGTGCAACTGATCGTATCAACGTGGTTCGTTTAGAAAACTATCTACGTTATCAATTCGACCAACTTGCACAGCCGTTCTTGTTTGAACCCAATGATACAACTACACGTAAGGCAGTACTCGATGCATTTGATCGTTTCTTATCTGAGCTTATTACATTACGTGCGTTATATGACTTCTTGGTCGTTTGCGATTTAAGTAATAATACTCCTGCCAGAATTGACAGAAATGAGTTATGGATTGACGTTGCAATTCAGCCAGTTAAGGCAATTGAATTCATCTATATCCCAATTCGTATTAAGAATACTGGATCAAGTTTATCAGCAGTTTAATACTGGTTTAACACAAGTATCAATAAAGGGCCGATTAATTTTAGCCCTTTATTTTTATCTAAACATAACCCTGTCTTACAATTTGCCAAGGATAAAAAAATTCCTAAAATTGATAAATAGTATTAGCTTTTAAGGCAGGAGAATAAAAATGGCAAGCACACTATCTAAATTTGGAGTCCCGTTAAATGGTAGTCCATTGGGTATTTTACAACCAAAACAAAAATATCGTTTTAGAGTAACATTTCAGAATTTTGGCGAAAACAATGGATTGAGAGAAATGACTGCAAACGTGGTTACATGTACACGTCCTAAAGTTACATATGCTGAAGTACAACTCGATTCCTACAACTCCGTTGCATGGATTCAGGGCAAACATACCTGGGAAGTTCTTGAACTATCATTACGTGATGATATTACCAATTCTGTAATTTCTTCAGTTGGTGCTCAGGTTCAAAAGCAAATGAATCACTTTGAACAAACAAGTGCAGTTGCAGGTATTAATTACAAGTTCTCAATGACCATTGATTCACTGGATGGCACTGATAACGATGCATTAGAATCCTGGAACCTAGAAGGTTGCTTTTTAACCGCTGCAGCTTACGATGGTGGTGATTATGCTGATGACAAGTCTCAAATGGTTACACTATCGATAAGATTTGATAATGCCACAAACGTATCTGGTCCAAATACAAACGAAGGCACCACAGTTGGCGGAAACCCATTCCCGAATATTGCAAGCCCTACTGGTGGAACTACTTTCGCTTAATGCCATCATTTAGTCATTATAAAGGCCTTATACAACTTGTTAAAGGTATTTTATGGCAACTATTAAAAAGCATAATAAGAAAGATTTTGACACGCTAGTTATTGAGCCCTGCAAGAGCATGAACAAATTAAAATATTGTTCATGCTCTTGCATTCTTTTGAGTACTATAAATAGTTGCAACTGCTCTTAAAAATAAGTAGATTATTAGGAAGATAAATAGTATTATGCCATCATTCTCAAGTCTATTTACATCTCTAACAGGGGCAGGATTCTATTACGAAAAAAGCTCCCGTCATGCTACGTATAACTTTAATCAAGAAGCACGATCACTTTATCGAAATCAGCCACGATTTCCGTTTGAGTATTATATTAATATATCATTAAATCAAGTAGGTACAGCAAAAAGTTATATTCAGCAATACTTTAATACGGTAGATTGGCAGCAAATGGCACCACTTGTTAAAAGTATTGACATGCCATCCTTTAAAATAGAAACCACTCCACTTAATCAATATAATAGAAAAAGATTAAGCCAAACAAAAGTTACATTTGATCCAATCAAGGTTGTTTTCCATGATGTAGCAGATGGAAAAACTTTAAAATTTTGGGAAATGTATTATAGATATTATTTTGCTGACGGTAATGAACCTGGTAAAAATGAACCAAAACTATCACAAAATAAAAAAAGTACCTATTCAGTCGAATCGTTAATAAAAAATATCACCCCTGCAATAAATCCCAATTTAGCTAGTTTACCATCAAGCATTAAAAACATGTTTGGCGGGGGAAATACACCCGGCTCAGTTTCGCCTACAAATAGTGTTGGGGTCAAATCAGGTATACAAAATATCGTAGCCGATACCTTAGATAACCATAAATTTGGTTTTAATTTACCAACAGTAGAAAATATAAGAAATTTAATTCAAACCATTGACATTTATCAAGTTCATGCTGGTCGGTTTAATCAAGTTACTTTAGTTAATCCGCGAATTTCCGCGTTTACACACGATGTGCTAAATTACGGAGATACTAGCAAAACACTTGAATTAACATTTACTTTTGAATATGAGTATGCATATTACACAATTCAAAACATGAAATTAGGTAATCCGGATAACCAAACAAATAACAATTCAACAATTGATCAATTTGAACACGGGGAATTTTTGGAGTTACCTGCATTAGCATTTAATGCAACCTTACTAGATTTTATTGAATCTAATAATCCTCTATTACAATCTGATAACCCTATACTTCAGCGAATTGGTAAAAATACTCAGGCCAGTATTGGTGCTGTCACAGGTGCATTTGCATCAGACAAAGTTGTAAGAAGAGTCAGTGCAAGTGCTTTAGACGGATTAGCAAAAATTTCCCCTACACCATATAATCCAACAAGTTCTCCGGTAATTCAAACTAGGCCGTTTACATCAACAGCTAAAAAAACCAGCGCCGCTTATCAAGATGTTAATAGAACAGGAGTTAAACCAAATGGCTAATCCTAATATTGCTACAGTTGGTCGATTTAGTTCGTTCATGCTCACCTATTTGGGTACGCAAAAAACTGTTAAAAATTTAAATGGTGTACCCACAAATACATTTAAGTATAATCAAGGTTATACTACTTTTCCAAGTGCTGGATCTATTTCCCAGGCAGATTTAGGAGGCGGCGTTGTTGGTAATTATTCTTCTTCGTCTTTTAATTCCACACAGTCGTATTTTTTATCTCGCAACGCCGGCGCATTATATGCCGACGCTATGACCGGACTAACAATTGATATGGCGGCAATGACAGGAACATCTCCTCAAGCCTTGCTCGAAACAGTAGATGCTAGTGGTAAATTATATTTCACAGAAAATTCATACAGAGCATTTAACAATTTAAGAGACCCCGGTAATCAAGCGGGTACTGTTACATCTGTAAACAACAGAAATAGCCTACAAGCAAGACAGATAAGATCATAAAATGGCAAGCAAATATGTGCAAGGGTATTATACTGTACTCAATCCCGACAAATATGTAGGCAAAGGTAAGCCGATGTTTCGTAGCAGCTGGGAATTTAAAGTAATGCAAATGTTTGATACAAACCCCAACATTACAAATTGGGCAAGTGAATCCCTTAAAATTCCATATCAGAATCCATTTACAGGTAAATATACCGTGTATGTGCCGGATTTTGTTGTCACTTATGTGGACGCTAAAGGTAATCGAAAAGCTGAGATTATTGAAGTAAAGCCAGCCAAAGAAACTTTCTTAGAACAAGCAAAGAGTCAAAGGGCTAAGGCAGCAGTTGCATTGAATACTTACAAATGGGCCGCAGCACACGCATTTGCTAAACAACACGGGATGACATTTAGAGTTTTAACCGAACAGAATTTATTTAATAAACCGGGGAGATAAGAATTACAAAACGCCTCGAAGATTTTTTTAATTTATCGCCGCAGTCTAGCGAAGAAGAGACAGTGGAAGAATTGCCACCGTCTAAAACCAAAGAACAACTCATGGTTGAAGCTAAGGAAATTTATTCATCACTCTCTACAGCTGAAAAAGTAGACTTTGCTTTACCCACAGTAGTTGGATTAGATTCTCACGACGATGAAATGGATTCAATTGCTGCAAAGGCAGTAAGAACATTTGAAGATCTTATATCCCTCGGTAGTAACGTGCCCGATATGCATGCCGGGAAAATCTATGAAGTGGCCGGCCAAATGCTCAAAACTGCACTTGAAGCAAAAAATGCAAAAGCTGATAAAAAATTGCGAATGATTGAATTACAGCTTAAAAAGGTACGTGCAGAACAAATTGACTTGGATCAGGGAAATGGGGAGCGGCGTAGTGCAACTGGCGTAGAATTTGATCGAAATGATCTACTCAAGCACATTGTTTCCAGTAAAATAGAAAATTCTGATAAATAGTCTTGATACTGGAGTTACTGTAATGGCAGAAAAAAAATCATTTATTAATTATATTGCTGAAGTTAAAACAGAATATAAGTACGTCTTAAAATTTGCTGTAAACGAAATGACTGATGTAATGATCGATCAGTTAGAATCTTCACTGACAAAGTATGATCTTAAACAGGCATCGTCATTTAGAAAAACACCTATACAGGAAAGTCCACTAGATTTCCCCAATGTAAAAAATATGCCGGTGTTTATTTGCGATTTAACACTGGGCTATCCTGGTTCACTTGATTTTCTTAGAACTTACATTTGCAATAATTTGGGCATATCACCTGCTCAAGTTGCTGTATATTCTGAAAATGATCCTAGACAAATAGAAACAGATTTATACATTGACAGAAATTCACCCGAATATAGAAAAAATTACAAGGCAAGATTAGGCAGCGATTATGAAGAAGTTGCCGGTGCCGGGGCGGAAACATACGGTGAAAAGTATAATACAAGTTTTTTAAAAGAACTTGAGCAAGTACGTAAAGAAAGAAAAGTTGTAACAGTTGAAAATCCTTTAAGTCACGCAGAAGATATTGATCATTCTACACTACCTGCCGGATACGACGGATTCAATGATCCAAAAAATTTAAAGAAGGACGATGTTGGACTATTCGGTCGCATCAAAAGACCTAATTTATTCAAGCCAGGTGTACTATGAACTTACAAAGAATTAAACAATTAGCCGGTATTAAACTTAACGAAAGTATTGAAGCTGTTCCTGCAATAGGTGGATCAGAGTCTGATATGCAAACTGCCGGTACGGTAGGTCGCGATCAGGCATATGCTGCCTACGACGCATCACAGACTCCTGCAACAGAAGAACTTGAACTGGGCAATGATGACGATACAGTGCTTGGGTGGTATATTATTAGGGCAAATGACGGTGTAATAGCAGCCGGCCCTTATGTGTCCAAACCACATGCACGTAGTGATCGTGAAGGCAAAGCCTGGTATCTTGCCGATAGAAATAATTTTGATATTGCATACGGATTTGGCGACAATGGATATTTTGTAGATGCAGAGTTAAACAAAACTGAAAATAATGACGAAGACGATTGGGCCGAAAGGTTAACTCAAGAGTACGAAAAGAATAGAGGTCTAGAAGACGGTTCTGAATTTGATCCAAAACTAGATCCGGCATTAAATGAAATGGCTCCTCCGGGTATGGAAGACATGGTATTGAAACTTAAGAAGCAATATCCGGGACACCCCGAAAAAGCCTTTGCGACAGCTTGGTCAATTTACAATAAAGAACACGGTAAGACTGACGAAAGTACGTGCATAGACGAAAGCTCTCCACATCGAGCGATTGTTCAACAATGTATGGCTAGATTGCAAGAGTTAAGCGATTCTTTTGTTGATGAAGAAAAAGCATACGAAATAGTAGAACAAGAATTAATTGAACAAGGGTACGATGATGAGGATGTTGAATACATCAAGTATGCTATTGATCAAGAAATGAATTCAGACATGCACAATGATTCTGATCACTCCGACGATGCTTATGCATTAGCATCGGCGGGACACGGAAGTGATGAGGATTATGGGTACTACGGTGGCGAGGACGGTATGTATGAAGAAAGAGATACTTCGCGATTACCTCAAATTTTAAAGGCTGAAGAAATTAATGATCTCTTAACTTTACCGGTAGATTCTGCTAAAGCCAAAGCAATTGAATTAATTAATAAAACCAATACAAGGCAGGAAAAGAAAGATTATTTAATACGTCAAGTTGAATCTGGGCTAAGTTCCAGGGCAGTTGTTAAATTATTATATGACATGTTACTTGCCGGTGAAGGACAGCGTGTTCAAGGAAGCAGTTATTCAAGAAGATTTAGCGAAGATTTCGACTTAAATAACGGATACGACGATATTAATGATGCTAACGGCGATGATTACTTCCCCGACGGTGCCGATAGTCCTGTTGTTGACGCAACCGGTGCTGCCGGTGCACGCCAGGGCGATAATCCAGAACAGAAAAAAATGCAAATTGCAGAGTTACATAAAGAACTTGTATATGGATATAGAAAATTTTTAAACGAGTCCGCAACAGAATCGAAAAAAAAGTTAACTGAAAATCAGCAATTAGTTTCTAAAATTACAGCAATCGAATTTCATGGAACAGTGGGAGTTGATACCAAGAACGATACAATGGACTATGCAGACGAGATTACAGTGCGTGCAACAGTTTTAGATAAAAACAACAAGCCTGTTGATATTCAGTATACTATTAATCTTAGCGCAGAAGCAGAAATTAGTTGGGAAGACTATGACGAACCGACCAGCTGGAATTATGGCTCTGACGAACCACAGCACGAAACATTTGCTGGCGCAAGTGTTGGTAATGGCGATATTTCCGACGTAGATTTTGTCGATGATAGTTTTTCTATCAACGGCCAGACCGGGCTATCAGTAGAAGATGTGGCACAATATATTAATCCGGAATCTTTGCAACAGTTATTAGATCCTAATAGCTATGCAGATATCATGGAAGATAAATTTACAGAAGAAGCCCAAGATTTACAACCGGACGAATTTGACGGACACTACGATTAATGTATGGCAATTTACCAAGATGATAAACTTGTAAAACGTGCTTATAGAAAGATAACATATACAAAAGAACAGATTGATGAATTAAAAGCATGTATGGACCCGGAAACAGGTCCTACATATTTTATCAAAAATTTCATGTATATTCAGACCACTACAGAAGGTCGACAAAAATTACAATTATTTGATTTTCAATACGAATTAATTAATAACTATAATAGATATAGGCGTTCTGTAAATATGCTATCTAGGCAATTAGGAAAAACCACTATTGCCGCCGGATATCTACTATGGTATGCCATGTTTCGGGAAGATGCAACAATATTAATTGCATCTAACAAGTACGATGGCGCCCAAGAAATTATGCACAGAGTTCGTTATGCATATGAATCTGTACCCGATCATATTCGGGCAGGTGTAAAAACATACAATAAACGTTCCATGGACTTTGATAACGGTTCTAGAATTGTTGCAACAACCACTACAGAAAACACCGGCCGTGGTATGTCACTATCTTTAGTTTATCTTGACGAGTTTGCGTTCGTTGAACCAAATATTGCAAAAGAATTCTGGACTTCTTTATCCCCGACCTTGTCAACAGGCGGTAAATGTATTATTACATCAACCCCTAATACTGACGAAGATCAGTTTGCTGATATTTGGTTCGGAGCAAATAAAATGGTAGACTCTCACGGTAACGAAACAGAACTAGGGGTAAATGGATTTAAACCATTTATACGTACCTGGAATGCCAGACCAGATAGAGATCAAGCCTGGGCCGATGCAGAACTGGCTGCACTACAAGAAGATCGTTTCCTTAGAGAACACATGTGTCAATTCATCACATTTGAAGAGACACTTATTAATCCTGTTAAATTGGCCAATTTGGAATCTATTCAGCCAATACGAAAAACCGGACAAGTGCGTTGGTATGCACCAATTAATCCAAGTTTAACATATGTAGTTTCTCTTGATCCTTCAATGGGTACAGGCGGCGACAATGCAGCAATTCAGATACTTGAATTGCCTACTCTTGTGCAGGTGGGAGAGTGGAGCAATAATAAAGCTCCAATTGAAGAACAAATTAGAACAATGAAAAAAATTCTAGAGGAATTATACCTAAGCGGTAAACCAGAAATTTACTGGTCAGTTGAAAGTAATTCACTAGGAGAAGCTGCTTTAGTTGTTATCAGGGATACCGGCGAGGAAAACTTCCCGGGCACAATGTTGCATGATCCAAAGAACAAATTACAAGGTAGACACGGTCGACGCGGCGGGTTTATTACAACTAATAAATCAAAACTTGAGGCATGTGCTAAATTAAAATTTTTAATTGAATCGGGAAAAATGCGAGTAAATTCCAAGGGATTATTATCGGAACTTAAAGTTTTTGTTTCCAGGGGCAATACATTTGAGGCCAGAATTGGGCAAACAGATGACTTAATCATGGCAATGGTTTTAGCAGTTCGCATGACAGATTACATATCTACATGGGATGATAAATCACAGGCTGCAATTAATAGCAATATATCATCGGACGATGATATGTCTTTTGATGGTCCAATGCCGATATTTATTTAATAGATAAAAATCCTAATTAAAATTCAGTTATTAGATAAATAACTAAAATAAGGAAATTTGTAATGACCGATACGGCCGATTTATCTAACAAAGTCTTTTCTCTATTAAAGGGCAACGGACTAAAAATTAAAATTTTTGATGTAAAAGGCTCAGAGACAACCAACCCTAATGCAGGTAAACGATTTTTTGTAACCGACCCTAATATTATGGTAACTATTAACGATGACGATAATTTAATTGAGTTCAGTAAAGGCAAAAATGTCGATGATAGTTCTGTTTTGGCATTACAAAAAAATATTCGAAGATTGGGTGATAATTCTGTACCACCTATGAATTTTAAGATTAGAGTGTTTGGTAAATCAATTCAACCGAGAGATTATTCTTATCAGGCAAAAATGAATAAAGGTGAGGAAACAATGATGGAAGAAGCCCCAATTAATAGTCACATACTTTCAAAAGTTTTTCAAAAATTGGATTATTCCGCAGGCATGACCGCCAAAGCATTATCGGCAAATATTGCGGGAAGTGACCTAAAGCATGTTCAACGAGCACTTAACAAATTGTTACAAGATGGCGAAGTAGACATTATTGATCAACAATACGGCGAAAATGTTTATGTTAAAAAAATGGAAGAAGCAATTACGGGCGACAATTCGGAGACTCCTGCTCCTCCGCAACAGCGTCGTCGTAGCGACAGAGAGCAACAATCAGAGAAGCCAATGCAACCACAGCGTCGTCGTACTGATACGTTACCGGGATTAACTGAAAGTTTTAGTAAAATGTTTGGATCATTACGCACTTCTAGGCAAACTCTTGAAAATGTAAAGATTTTAATCAAGCATAAAACACCTATAGATGAAAACGTTCGTGGTGCAAGATCGAGACAAATTAGTGCAATTTTCCTAGAATGCAATGGAGAACGTTTCCGCTTACCGCACGCATACTTGCCCGGTGCAAGAGCAATGGCTCAACACGTGGCACATGGTGGTTCATTAAATGACAAGATTGGCTCATACATTTCCGAAAGTACAGGCAACTTATTAAAGTTGCAATCATTCAACCGTTATGTTACTACTAACAAATTAATTAACGAAGACAGTTCTACAATTATCGATACAATAAAAGAAAATATTGAAACAATTCGCACAGAACTTAAAAAGCTAACTGGCGCAAAAACCTACGAAACAGTAAAAGCACGTATTGAAACATTTGAACGTGAATCACTAGTAGAAGATGACATAAGCCAATTAAAAGATCTTTTTACCATTCGTAGATTTGATGAAAAATTTGAAGAAGTACTGCCCATTGTCAAGCAATTGGTGCAGGAAAAAGATACATTCTACAAGCGCATTGAAGAAGCAGCATCAAAGTCAGTTGTATTGCGTAATGAATTAATAAATACCACTCCCATGTTTGAGTTTGCAAGCGAACATGCTCGTTTAGGATTTAAGATTAACGAACTAGCATTACGCATTGTTGAAAATGAAGAACTAGCCGGATTTATTAACAAAATTGGTACAAAATTATGCAAAGAAGGCACGGTGAATGATTTTGAACGTGCTGTACTTTCTCAAGTATTCGAAAACATTAAATTAGAAGAAAAAAAGACTAAACAAAGAACTGAAATTAAGGAATCTGTAGGATTAGAAGCATACTTTGATCGCTTTGATTATACTTTTACATCTGAAAAATTAAACGAATCAAAGTACGATGTAACCTTTCACCTAAAACCAAACGGTTCTGAAACAATGACAGGGGTTGAAGCATCATCCAAGGACGAGGCAATTCAAAAAGCAAAGACATTATGGAGACCCAGTAGAGGATATACAGCCAAGAAAATTACGGCTAAAGAAATAAAATAAAAATAGATAAATAATTATTTGACATGTCTTGACAGGCATGCAAAGATAACGTATACTAGTTGATGTACGTTATGAATGTTATAAAAAGTGTAGATAGGCGTAACGCGACCTGTTTAACTTCAACTCAAGTAATAGCGTTTAACTTTAACCCAAGCATAGGAAATATAAAATCATGTCAAAAACACTAGACGAAATTCGTAAAAAGCTACAAGCACTAGACACACGCAAGGGCCCAGCAGGCCAAGGTTCCGGAGATAAGGCAACTTATGCACACTGGAACATCCCCGAAGGTACATCCGCAATCCTTCGATTCTTACCCGACGCAAATGAAGATAACACTTTTTTCTGGACTGAACGTCAAAACTTCAAGTTCACCTTCCCCGGAATTAAGGGGCAAGATGAAAACAAGCAAGTTATCGTTCAGGCCCCATGTATCGAAATGTGGGACGGCAAGAATACCTGCCCGGTATTGAATGAGGTCCGCCCGTGGTGGAAGGATGATTCGCTAAAGACAACTGCAAGTAAATACTGGGTCAAGCGCACATACTATATGCAAGGCATTGTCAAGCAAGATCCTCTTAACGAAGCAGAATCTCCAGAAAATCCAATCCGCAAGTTGATTATAGGCCCGCAAATTTTTGCAATTATCAAGGCTGCACTAATGGATCCCGATATGGAAAATAGTCCTGTTGATTATATCAACGGTACAGATTTTATTGTGTCAAAGACCAGCAAGGGTGGTTATGCTGATTACGGTACTTCAAAGTGGGCTAGAAAAGAATCTAGCATTGATGAAAGAACACAGGCTGCAATTGAGCAGTACGGTTTGGTGGATCTTGCTTCATATCTTCCAAAGAAGCCAAATGCAGAACAACTTGCAGTTATCTTTGATATGTTCCAGGCATCGCTAGATGGCGAACTATATGATCCAGCCAAGTGGGGTCAGTTCTATAAGCCGTTCGGTTTTGATTCCGCATCTGGCGATGACGCAGAAGGTGGCGAAGGTCGTAAGTCAACACCGTCTTATACTCCTAGAGTGCAGCCTGCAAAGCCAGTTGAGGAAGAAAAGTTTGTTGACAACAGCATTGACAGCGATCCTCCTTTTGAAGCTGATCCTCCGCGGGAAACAGTCAAGGCAGAAGCAGGCGCAACAGCCGGTAAGTCACCGCAAGAAATTCTTGCCATGCTGCGCAATCGCAATAAATAATCCCTAAATTTAATAGTTTAGTATAAAGAAATAAGCAACGGCTGTTGCTTATTTCACTTTAAATAATTTTTAGGAAACATATGACAAAACCAATCGATATTTCGAAATTTAGAAAGAGCATCACAAAAAGCATTGAAGGAATTAGTGCAGGATTTCATGATCCCGATACCTGGATTAGCACAGGCAATTACGCACTTAATTATTTAATTAGCAGCGACTTTAACAGGGGTATTCCGTTAGGCAAGGTATCAATGTTTTCTGGTCAATCTGGTGCAGGTAAAAGTTACATTGTATCAGGCAATATTGTAAAAAATGCACAAGAACAGGGCATTTACTGTATTGTGATGGATACAGAAAACGCACTAGACGAAGCATGGCTACACGCACTGGGTGTTGATACATCTGAAGAAAAGTTGTTAAAATTGAACGTATCGCAAATTAGTGATGCAGCACAAATTATCAATGACTTTGTGAAAGAATATAAAACACAAGCACCAGAAGATAGGCAAAAGATTTTATTTGTTATTGATTCTATTGGCATGATGTCATCTGCCATTGGTGCACAGCAATTTGCCGATAATGTGCTCAAGGGTGACTTTGGTTCTAAGCCAAAGGAACTAATGGCACTGGTTCGCAATTGTTTAAACATGTTTGGAGACCTAAACATTGGACTGGTGTGTACCAATCACTCTTATAGCTCACAAGATCCCTATTCTCCCGATGATAAAATCAGCGGCGGCGCCGGCCCAGTATATGCCTCTAGTATTGTTGTTGCAATGAAACAATTAAAACTAAAGGAAGATGCCGAGGGTAATAAAGTGTCTGAAGTGCAAGGTATTCGTGCAGGATGCAAGGTAATGAAAACACGCTTTAACAAGCCGTTTGAGGACATTGAGCTTCAGATTCCATATGATACAGGTATGTCTCCTTATAGTGGATTTTTTGATTTGCTTGAAAAGAAGAAATTTATTACCAAAGACGGTAATCGATATTTGTATATCAGCCTTAGTGGCGAAATTCACAAGTATTTTAGAAAAGAGTGGAACAGAAACGAAAACGGCATTATGGATTTGGTCATGTCCGAATTTGCAGAAAAAATAAAAGCCGGCGAAACTGCTGATAAAATTACTGAAGACGAAATAATTTAACATACAATAAAGGGAATTAAAAATGGTAAACGATAATCATGAATTACTAATTGAACTATGGAGTAGAATCAAGTCTCATGTAACACCAAAAGAACGTCTAGAAGTTGCTGATATTCTTGTAGTGGTATTTGATGAATTTGGTTTAATTGATGACGAATTACTCGATTATGATCTAGATAAAGAAATGCGTGCTGCGGTAAGAAGCCATCTAGTTGAAATTGAAGATGATGAAGATAAGGAAAAGTACGAAGATGACAGCTTCTGAATTTGGCGAGTTGTTACTCAAAACAATCAAAAGTAAAGATGCTCGGAAATCCGTTGAAGGAGTTCAGAAATTTAAAGAATGTATGCGGGATGCAGAAATAGGTGCTTCGTATGTTACATGGATTTCTGAACCAGTTAATTTAACTAAAATCCATAAAGCATTAACAGAAGAACTTGATATTCCGTCTCGAGCCATGGCAATTAAACGAGTGCTAATGTCCAGAACTCAAAAAGCAGTCCTGCTGGTTCAGGCAATGGAAATTGCGATCAAAAGAGTACATAAATTATAAAATCCAGTATTTACTTTGTATCATGTACGTGTTAAACTAAACAACAACATAAGGAATTTTGATGGCAGGATGGTATTATAAAGTTACAGGAGATATGAGTTTAATCCCCGACTTTATCGACTATTTTGAAAACGAATTAGCAGATGCTCGAACTGAATTATCTTTAAAGGGTAAGTCTTTAGAAAAGCACGCTGCTGAACTTCCTGGTTTGGTAGAGCATAGATATACACAGCTTCAAGAAATTGAAGCTGTACTTGAGTTCTTAAATATACAGTTACGTAAGGATAGGTCGGGAGAATTTAAAAAATTTCTTGAAGCATATAATAAAACACTCAGTTCTAGAGATGCAGAAAAATATGTTGATGGTGTACAAGTAATTGTAGATTCTTCCTTGCTTATAAATGAAATAGCATTGTTAAGAAACAAGTATCTAAGTATAACAAAGGGCATGGAAGCAAAAAACTTTATGTTGGGACACATATCTAAGTTGCGAGTTGCAGGCCTAGATGATGCTAGTATTTAATATCACACACTTAAAAGGAGAAATGTATGAGAGACTATGATCTTGCCGAAATTGACGGCATTTATGAAAATGTTGAAGACACTGAAGAAAAGACCCGGATGAGAACTGTGCTGCAAAAGGGTATCCATACAGTAACATGGAACTCCTCAGCCGGTGAAAAAACCATGCAGGCTACACTAGATACAAATTATATTCCTGCTGACAAGCAGAATTTTAGCAATAAGCCAAAGACACAAGGCGAAAAAGGTTCACAAGTTATTGCTGTGTATTCAGTTGATCGAGAAGGCTGGAGAAGCTTTAATGTTAACAGCGTAATTAGTATTGGCAAGGCTAATACTTGATATCTATTTAAATGTCAAAAGCCACCCTGGTAATATTGGACGAATGCAACATCAAGATTGATGGACTTGATGTTGTAACACGCCGTAAATTAGTTGATTCGTTAAAATTTGTATTACCTTACGCCAGGCATACACCGGCATATAAATTAGGCCGATGGGATGGTACCATGTCCTTTTGTGACATTGGTGCCCGCTCATATTTAAACTTGCTTGATATTTTACTACCTATTGTTCAATCACAGGGCTATGAGATTGAAGTAGATGATTTAAGAACTTCCACACGTACTTTTGAATTTACTGAGGTAGATAGCAACAGTTATTCACATATTTGTTGGCCTAAAGGTCATCCTCTTGCAGGAGCCCCAATCTCTCTAAAAGAGCATCAGATAGAAGTAATTAATTCTTATCTCAATAATATTACAGGTATTAATATTGCTCCAACAGGTGCAGGTAAGACCATAATTACCTCTATTTTAAGCCATAAAATTGAACCATACGGCCGAAGTATAGTCATTGTGCCTACTAAAGATTTAGTTACGCAAACCGAAGAAGATTACATTAATTTAGGTCTAGATGTAGGTGTCTTTTTTGGCGACAGAAAAGAATATGGTAAGACGCACACAATATGTACCTGGCAAAGTTTAGAGAGTCTCTCAAAACGCTCAAAAGAAAAAGAATTAGAAATTGATATTACTGATTTTTTTAAAGATGTTGTTTGCGTCATTGTCGACGAGGTTCATAAAGCCAAGGCTGATATTCTAAGAAAACTGCTGTCATCGCATTTGGCTAATGCGCCCATTAGATGGGGATTGACTGGCACAATGCCCGAAGAAGAGGCAGACAAAGTAGGTGTAGTAGCATGTATTGGTCCTTTATTGGGTAAAATTAACACAAAGGAATTACAAGACTTGGGCATACTAGCTCAGTTACATGTAAATATATGGCAGTTGCAAGACCTCAACGAATCAGCATTTGGTAATTATCAAGCAGAATTAAAATGGCTAACAACAAGTCAAGCCAGATTAGAGTTTCTTGCTAATTCAATTATTACCATGTCAGATAGCGGAAACACGTTGGTATTAGTTGATCGTGTACAAACTGGCGAAATGCTACAAGCTCTTATACCCGATTCTATATTTGTGTCCGGCAAGATGAAATCAAAAGATCGTAAGGACGAATATAAAGAAGTACAGGAAGTTGATGGCAAAGTTATTATAGCCACATATGGTGTAGCATCAACAGGTATTAACATTGTTCGTATTTTCAACCTTGTTCTTTTTGAGGCTGGCAAGAGTTTTGTAAGAGTAATTCAAAGTATTGGCAGAGGAATTAGAGTTGCTCCTGATAAGGATTTTGTAAATGTATATGATGTATGCTCTAATTGTAAATATAGTAAAAAGCACTTGACCAAAAGAAAATCTTTCTATAAAGAGGCTGACTACCCCTTTACAGTACAGAAAATTATATACTGATAGTATGAAAATAATCGAAACTGAAATACCGGCCGATCATCTAGAACTCATTACTATATTTTTAAAAGCCAATGAACTTGATGCTGATATTTTCTGTGAGATAGATCGTAATTTAAATCGGCAAACAATTAAGATATCTTATAATGAAAAAAATGAAGATTTATGCTCTAAGATTACCTATATGTCGTTAAGACACTTAGGATTTCTTAACATGTTAGACGATTTTCTGTTAAAATGCGGGGTTGAACCATATAGACTTAGGCACTCAGTATCGAAAAATATTGATCTCTTTGATAGTGAATTTTAAAATACTTATAAAAATAAAGGCAATTAATGAAAATATTAACAGAAAACAATCGTGCATATGATCTTGATAAAATACCAAATGAGGTCGAAGATATAAGATATTGTGTCTTAGATTATTCAGATCCAAAAAATCCAGACTATTTTTTTATTCCACTTATCTTTTTAGAAAGTTTTTATGCACCAGCGGTGGTTTTAAAAATTGGCAAGTATAATGTTCAAATGCCTTTAGATTGGTCCATACTTGTATGTGATGAAAATTATAGTGACCTTGAAGTTATGCCATTGACAAGTTTAAATGATCGCGGATTTCACACAATGGTATACAATCCCCTAAGGCACATGGTACCTCGACCACAGGAAATTAATATCACCAATGTATATGCAGAAGTTAAATGGTTTTTTCCAAAACTAAAAAATGGTAATATTTTAGTTGTTCCAGTCGAAGACACGCCGTTCCCCAATTGTGTGCTATTTGTAAAAGAAATAACCAAGTTGCCGGATGTAATTGATATTGGGGCACTTTTTGAGTAACGAAGTAGGAAATTGGTTAGAGGGTTTCTTTGATTTAAATCCGGATGCAGTCGCAGAAGAAGAAATTAAGAAACCAAAGAGTACTCTTCTTCTTAATGACGAACTTACAGCAATGGATTTTTGTAATAAGACTTTTTATAGAAATCTCTCCGACGTACATAAAAAAGAAATTAGTCTATGGCTTCTTATGCGATACATGAGTTCATCGTGCTCAGATTCTGAACATCATTTATTATTGGTAAATAAATTAGTCAATCATGAATTTAACACTTTAAGAAAACATCCTGAATTACAATGGATGCTACTTTCACTATGCGGGACAGGCAAAAAACAAAAACATACATGGATCAAGCCTCCAAAAGGTACTAAGAAAAATCCATTAGAACAAGCAATACTAAATTATTATCCTTTGTTAAAAGATGATGAAATAGATATGTTACTTAACATAAATACAAAAAAAGATTTTGAACAATTTTTTAAAGATAACGGCTACGATGATAAAGCAATTAAGGAATTATTTAAGGGCAGCATCAAGGAAGATTAAGTCTTGTTACTAAATAAAATAATGGAACAAAAATTCGAGTGCAGATTTTGTAAAACAAAGTTTCATAAAGAAGGCACACTCACTACTCATATTTGTGTCAAAAAACGTCGGCACATGGAATTAGACACGGCTGGTTCTAGATTTGGATTTAGGACATTTCAGCGATTTTATGAATTAACAGTAAATTTAAAAAAATCAAAAACACACGAAGAGTTTATCAATAGTCCATATTATATTGACTTTGTTAAATTTGGAAATCATCTTGCTTTATTAAAACCACTCTACCCCGATCAGTATACTGACTTTATTATTATGGGCGGTATAAAACTCAAAGATTGGACACGTGACGATATATATTATTTGTATATAGATGATTTAATAAAGAAAGAACCTGCAACTAGCGCAGTAGAAAGAACCATTACCAATATCATGACTTGGTGCGAAAAGAATTCTGTAGAGTTCAAAGACTTTTTTATTAATCTATCGGAAAACGAGGGTGCATACATGATACAAACTGGTAAAATTAGCCCATGGGTGCTATATCTATGTTCAACAGGCGGGCAATTGGTAAGTCGATTTAGTGAAGAACACGGGAAAATAATTGGTTCTATTATTGATCCCGGGTTTTGGATGAAAAAATTCAAAAAAAATGACGAAGAAGTGGAGTATATTAAAACTTTGCTAGCGGAATCCGGACTATAATATGGTTACAAAAGTATCAACTGACGTAGATATTGACGTTTTTGGAAGAGAAAATATCTTAAAAGGTATTGAATGTATCTTTGGCCGCATAGATCGTGTAGGGGATAAAGTTGAAAGACACCCCACAGGTGTATATTTTCAAAATATACCACGTGACCCAACCACAAATATTTCTACTTTAGATCATAGAATTGCAAAAGACTATGGGTATTTTAAGATTGACTTTCTTAATGTGAACATGTATGAACATGTTCGTAGTGAAGAACATTTGCTGGCATTACGAGACAGAGAGCCCCCCTGGGACTTTTTTGAATTTGAAGAAATAACCGATCAGCTATTTCATTTAAAGGGATACAGTCATCTATTAAAGAAATATAAACCACAATCTGTGGAAGATGTAGCAATGATACTGGCAATGATTCGACCGGCCAAATCATATTTACAAAATTCGGACTGGAATAAGGTACGTGCAGAGATATGGGATAAGAGCTTAGATCGGGGAGACTATGGGTTTAAACGCAGCCATGCTATATCTTACAGCCTGGCTATTATTGTAAATCTTAACTTTCTTATAGAACAGATGTCACGAGAATAATCTTTGAGCAGAGTTAATTTGAACGTCTAATAAGTTGTATTTGACGCTTTTTGATGCGCTTTTTCATGATATTGTTTAGGCTTGTCATTGATCCAAACATAATTTCAACATCTTTGTTTACTATTGTTCTTATGCAATATCTAAAATCTGTCATCTGACCTTGCATAAAAATATTAATTGGTAATATTCTATTGCTTTCCCACCACCATGTTTCACCATATTCAAGGAAAGTTACTCTTTCGTCCGCTGTTCGTATAGATTCGTAATCGTAAAAGCTGATGATTTTATCATCGGAATTTTGTATAATACCGATAAATTCCCGATTCTGATATTTAATACCAGTCAAAAACGGAAATTTGTCTTGAATTTGAGTTAAATTAATCATATAGTGTATTTATATTATTTTCTATAGGATGAAATTTTTTTTGGCATAACAGATAAATATAGAAAAGGAGTGTGTAATGTGGATGTCTCATATCATAAAATGTATCTTTATAGCCATGTTTGGGAATTGCTGGCACTCGATGATAATCCATGCTTTTGCAGAGGCGATAACGGACCAATGAATAATAGTACACCACTCAAAGCACATAAAGGCTTGGATAATAAATTAATTTTTAGAGTTCTAAGTCCCGATAGAGCACCAGTTGATATTGCGTTTAATCAACAGGTATACGGGAGAATCATTGATCCCGAGAACAGAATGGTAGTATTAGAAAAACTATGTAGACTTGGTCCGGCAAAAGGCATCATTACTCTCGAACTTGATTCAGGAGATATTACCGATATACATGCAGGATTATACGAAATAGTTTTAATTAGAACCGAAGACTTTGTGGAAAATATTCCGGGCTATTATATTGAGAAGCCTTTATACAGTGACATGGACGATAATGTTGCAATGCAACTTGAAATTACGGAGCAGGCATTTAAGGCACCCTTAGATAGTATTACTATACTACCAGAAAATTGGACACCGGATATTATTGTTTCGACATTTGGTGCACCTGCTCCATGCTTTTATACATCACGTATACCTGGTGCAAGAGTATTAAATCATAAAGAATCTGTACATTCTTTTTCAACATATACCTTAAATGCTACGGGTATCTTGGAAATATGGGGCACTCTGGAAGAAACCCCAGATGCTTATTTAAATGACACACGTTGGTTCAAGATATATCCGTCATCCATGTCCGTGGATATTGAATATGTGGGATATACTGGTACACAAGCATGGACCTTCAGTGCAAACGTGATGTGGCTCAAATTCCGTTGGTTCCCTTCTCAACAGGTTCTAGATCCCGGAATATTACAGAAACTTATTGTAAGAACATAATATAGATAAAATTTGATTTTTATCAACATTTCAGTTATACTCGCTAAATGATTATAGATATCATTACTGAAGCAATAAGATCAAACATTGGCAGTTTAAAAAGCGCACCCAAAGGTTGGCAAAAAAGAAATTGTCCACTATGCCCAACTCAAGGGCATAGCGTGGACACACGCGGCCGATTCGGTATTCAGTTTAATGCCACATCCGTTGCAATGAACTGCTTTAATTGTGGCTTCAGTTCAGGATACACAGAGGGTAAAGAACTTTCAAAATCATTTAAATTTTTCTTACATCAACTTCATGTCAATGAACGACTTGTTGAGCAAATTGAATTTGAAATATTTAAAGCACAAAATAAGATTCATTCCGTTAGAGAAGGCGACGAAGATCGTCCCGAAGATAAAGAAACAAGACTTAAGAAATTATTTCAAAAATGGCAACCGCTAGAATTACCGGATGAATCATTATCAATACAACAATGGTTAGAACATGGATTAACTGATGCAGATTTTTTAAAAGTTGTTGAGTATGCCTTAAGTAGAAAAATATTTGATTTAGATAAGTTTTATTGGTCGCCAAATACACAGCATAATTTGCATCAGCGTATACTTATACCATACTATTATAAAAATAAAATTGTGGGATTTACAGCTAGATTATGTTATGATCCACCCAATAAATCCGTACCCAAATACTTTCAACAATGCCCCACAGACTTTGTCTATAATTTAGATAATCAGCAGGAATGGGCACGTAAATATGTTATAGTTAACGAAGGCGTACTGGATGCATGGGCAGTAGACGGTGTGGGTATTTTGGGTGAAATAGGCCAATCAAAAATAGATATTATTAATCGATTACAAAAACAAGTAATTGTTTGTCCGGATAGAGACAAAAAGGGGTGGGATTTAGTTGATATTGCAATTAAAAACAATTGGGCAGTATCATTCCCAAGGTGGGACATAAATATCAAGGATGCAGCAAAGGCAGCTGAAAAGTATGGTAGATTATTAACCACACATTCTATTATTTCATCAGCAGTATCGGGTAAAGAAAAAATACAATTAAAATGGGAAATTGAAGCTAATGTCAGACAACGCAAGCGAAATTAAAGATTATAACAAAGAAGTAGAAGACCTGTTCATTAGTTTTATGATGAGCAAACAGGACTTGTTTGTTCGATGCAAAGGTATTTTGAAATCTCAGTATTTTGATGACAAGCAAAATAGGGACACAGTTGCCTTTATAGAAAGTTATAGCAGTGATTTTGCTAAAATTCCATCCCTTGATGAAATCAAGGCAATAACCGGTAAAGAAATTAAAATCATGGAAGTTGAGGCAGCTCAACATGATTTATGGTTCTTGAGGGAATTTGAAAGTTTTTGTCAGCACAAAGCCCTGCGTGATGCAATTTTGGCATCCCCGCAAAAACTTGACGAAGGAAAATACGGTGAAGTATTGGCAGAAATTAAGACTGCTGTTGAGATTGCATTGGTAAAAGACCTAGGACTAGATTATTATGCGGATCCCAAGTCTAGACTGGAATCTCTAAAAGAAAACAAGGGACAGATTCCCACTTATTGGAAAATTGTAGATGAAAAACTTTTTGGTGGGCTAAATCGGGGAGAAATTACAATTTTTGCAGGCCAGTCCGGCGCAGGCAAAAGTTTATTCTTGCAAAATCTTGCAGTTAACTGGGCATTGGCGGGATTGAATGTTGTGTATCTTTCACTTGAACTTAGCGAAAAACTTTGTGCGTTACGAGTTGATGCAATGCATACCAATTATGAAACAAGAGATGTTATGAAAAATATTGACGATGTGCATATGAAAATTCGTGCATCACAGCAAAAGAGTCATGGGTCACTTCGTATCAAACAGTTGCCCAATGGCTGTACATCAAATGATATACGTGCTTATATCAAAGAATATGAAATTTTTGCCAATAGAAAAGTAGATGCAATTCTAGTTGATTATCTGGATCTTATGTTTCCCATGTCAAAGAAAATCTCAGCAGAAAATTTATTCGTCAAGGACAAGTATGTGACTGAAGAATTGCGTAACCTTGCAGTTGAACTTGATATATTGTGTGTGTCAGCATCTCAGTTAAATCGTGGATCGTATGAAGAAAGTGATTATGATCCCAGTCACATTGCAGGCGGTATTTCAAAAGTCAATACCGCTGACAATGTAATTGGCATTTTTACCAGTGCTGCAATGAAGGAAAGTGGCAGATATCAAATTCAGTTTATGAAAACACGTTCAAGTTCTGGGGTTGGATCAAGAGTTGATTTGGCATTTAACAACAGGACTTTGAAAATTTATGATCTTGATGAAAACAGTGACAATGCTGTAACAGCAACAACAAGAAATATCTACGAACAGTTAAAGAACAAAAGTGTTGTTAAATCTGGTGAAAATGGGGAACCCGGTGCAGCCACAAAAATGACGGGATATGAGCGAAAAGTCAATCCCCTGGAAGGTGCTACTGCATTATTGGATTTAATTAAGAAAAGATAGATAAATACAAAACATAAACGGAGACTTCAAATTGTCTATTAATCGAAGAAGCAAGTCCATACTAGAAGAAATTAGTTCGTATGTTCCTCAAAAAAGCAAAGAGGAACTTATTGAGGCAAGGGCTCAGCATATTATAGTTTCCGCAATCAATTTATTAGAATCAATTGAATATGCATTTACACCCGAAGAGGCAGAATCTTTAAAGAAGCGATTTATTTCAAGTATTCGTGGTGCCGACCCCAATCGTTTTACTAGAATGCTAAAGCGTGTTAAAAACGGTTGTGAAGACGACGAGGACTTTGATACCAACTAATATAGGATTATAATCTGTTTTAGATTATTAATAAATTTATGAATTTACATGATATAATATCAGAAGAGCAGTTATCTAATATTTTAGATAAATCTACAAAACTGAATGCAGTACTTGGAGAATCCTCTGCACAAGTTATTATGGAAGATGAATTAACTAAAGATCAGATAGAAAAATTGTTTATTTCAATTGAACAAATAGTAAATCGGCCAGTTACTGAGGGTATGTGGGGTTCTATTAAGAATGTAGCAGGTAAAGCTGCTGGTGCAGTCTCCAATACAGTAAAAAATATGACCACTACGGTCACTGCTGATAAATTAATGAAATTATGGACAAAAAATGGTTCTCCAACAAATAACAACGATATTGCAAAATTATTATACAATAATAAAATACCGATTGAGGTAATAAAGCAGTCATTTAATTCACTAAATATTCCACTGCCGTTTAAATCCAAAGATGAAAAATCAGCAGATACTACGAATACATCTACAATATCTGCCGGTAGTGGTGCATTTTCCCAAATGGCAGGGCAATTGGGTAATACATCCACTACTAGCACGGGTGGTGAAGTTACAAAAACTCCTACAGGCATAAAACATACTTCATCAGCAAATTTACCAATTAAAAAATTAGAAAAAAATTGGATACAATATCTCAAAAGCAGTCAAATTGTTCAGCTAAAATCCGATCCCGAAACTGGTAAACTTGCGTATAAAAGACCTGTAAAACTTGACGATGTAACACGCTTTTTAAGTAGTGAAGGATACGAGGATGAGCAAATCGAAACAGCACTATCTTTTGTTAAACTAGCAGGAAAACCAGTAGCACCAGTAGCACCAGCAGCCGCTACTTCAGCCTCATCTACCACCACGCCACCTGTTACAAAAGGCAGAGTGGGCAGAAAGCCCGGTGCTGCTCCGAGTCAGACACCCGATGCTATTAGGAAACGAGAAGCCAGGCAAAAAAAGAAAGCAGGAGTTACAGAAGATTTTACTGACAAGTCAGTTGAAGTAAGCGAGCAAGATGTTGAAAAAATATTTGCAGAATTATTAAAATCAAAGCCTGTATCGGAAAATGCCAAGCAACTTGACAGAATTTTGCAGTTAGCAGGCATTTACAAACCAGTTAATAATTCCTTTTAAATGATAAATAAGTTTGTGAATAGGATTAACCTATCAAAAAACCAAGGAGATATTTAAAATGACACAAAAAGTAAATGGCGCCGCATATCCAGGCATTTGGGTTGAGAAACAAGTTACATTTGTTAAGCTAACATTCAGCACAAACATTGCAGCACTTGCAAACACCAGCTTGTATGAGCTAGGCACAACTACGCAAACAAGTACAGGCACAGTTGCAGATTCAACTTTTGCTATTGTTGAGAGCGCAATTGTTCAGGCTCTTAAGACTCTAGAAACAACAGCTACTGTTCTTGGCGTTTCCAAGTACAATGTTGCTGCACGTTCTGTTGACGTCATGCTAGGCTATGCTGAAGGTTGGTTCTCAGACAATGCTGGATCAATTGCAGCAGGTCTTCCAGTTCTAAATGCTGAAGCTATCATTACTGCAGCTGGTTCAGCAGCAGCTGATGCTGTTGGTGTATTAGTTAGCGTTAAGCCAAATGCTGTTACGTTCGCTATGGACTTTGCAACCTTTGACGGTACAATGGCAGTTGCTACAGCAGCCAATGGTGACCTAATGGATGGCCCAGGCGCAACCCCAGGCTCAGCAGCTTACCCGAACGGTCAGCAAGGTTACTACCCAGTTGCACTTTCAGAAGCTTAATAGCCACTGTAGTTCAAATAAAAAGACTCTTCGGAGTCTTTTTTTATTGATAAAAAATTTTCTTATATGATAAATAATGTAGTTCGACAAAATACATAATTTTTGTTTAAAAAACAAATACTGATTCTATTAAAAATCAGACATAAGGAGATCAAAATGGCAGCATTTAAGGTTAATGGCGGAATTATCAATCAACAGACACTGACCGGTGGACTTAGATTTTTTAAAATAACTGGTCCTTTTGCATGGACAGTTTCAGACGGTACTGTAAATTTACCAGTTTCTGTATCAGGCGGTGCTGTAACAGCAACTACATATTTTGTAGTTGGCAACAATGCTCCAGTACCAAACAGCGCAGCAGAGCTTGCACTACAAGAAATTAGCAAACAGGCCGGCATTGTGTTAATTGGTTTGGTTCCAGATTTGTATGCGGATACAACAGCAATACATATTGGAGTTTCAGCATCAGCACTGGGATGGGGTTCAAATTACCCGGATTATCAGACGCCTCCTGCTGACACAGACGAAGAACAATTGCCCACTTCCCCTACACACGCAGCAATTGAACTGCAAGCTGCGATTCGTGCATTACCAGATGCAACTGTGTATGTTTCAGTTGGCGCAGTGCCTGACCAGGCTGCTACGCCGGTTACAGCAACTGCTAGTTTTTCTGCGGTAACAGTAACTGAAGTTTCATTCTCGCTGGGTTCTTTAACTTACTATAACTTAGCATAATATTTTTTAAAGTATAATTCTGTTAAACTCTCACAAACTAGATAAATATACTGTATATTCTTTTAACCTATCAACACAAAGGAAACAACATATGTCAGTTACACTTTCTAATCTAACCATGTCCAGAGTATCTGCTGGTACCAGCGGATCAACACCACCTGCCGGTGATCCATATTGGAGCAGTGTGAGTCTTTTAACAGAGACCACCAGTACCAATACACAAAATAATAATGTATTTTTAGATAGCAGTACAAATAATTTTACTGTTTCTGCGGCGGGATCATTGACACAAGGATCATTCAGTCCTTTTGCAGTAGCAAATGGCGCTAGTTATAGCGCAGCAACCAATGGCGGTAGTGCCGGGTCTTTCGCTAATGGGCAACTAACATTTACTGAACAAACAATATCAGGTGATTTTACAGCCGAGTGTTGGTTTTATAGAACTGGGGATGCGGCAGCGTATTCTATAATCTTTGCTGGCAGCAATGTCTTAGCCGGCGGTTCGCAAAATTGCCAATTATATGTTGGAAATGATGGTTCTGTGACGCTTATACTTGCCGCCACGGCAATTATATCCAATGCCGGTACAGCGGTTACAGCCGGCGCATGGCATCACATTGTTTGGGTTAAATCAGGAACAAGTGCAGCAATTTTTGTAAATGGTATACGTGTTGGCACAGGTACTACATCTGCCAATCTTATGTGTGCGGCAATTTCTGGAGGTAATGCAAGCGCAAGTTACTACGCCCAAGGTTACCTGTCAGACTGTAGAATTGTAAATTCAGCAGTTTATAATCCGTCAAATAGTACTATTACTGTGCCTACTGCACCATTAACTGCAATTACTAACACAAGTTTGCTATTGAACTTTACCAATGCAGGTATCTATGATGCTGCTGCCGAGAATAATATGCTTACAGTAGCAGATGCACAAGTCAGCACCACACAAGCCAAGTTCGGTACTACTTCAATGAAGTTTGATGGCACAGGCGATAATGTAAGTATGCCAAGCTCTAGTAATTTCGACTTTGGGTCCGGTGATTTTACCATTGAGTCATGGATTTATGTTTCTTCATATGTAACCAGCAGTGCTATTATTAGCAAGGGTTCAAATGGGCCGTTCTTAATTTTTCTGGGTGAACAAAATGAAATTGCATTCTATTCAAGCACGAACGGTTCAAGCTGGGCAGTGGCGGATTTAAGAATTGCGACCTCTTACGCAACTAACACATGGCATCATATTGCCGTAACAAGATCTGGGTCTACAGTTAGAACCTTTTTTAACGGTGTTTTAGCCAATAGCACAACTCTAACTGGTGCAGTATTCAGCAATTCGACTGATGTCTCTGTTGGTAGGTACACTAACACCTTTGATGGTTATATTCAAGACCTTCGCGTCACCAAGGGTGTAGCTCGTTATACAGCTAATTTTGCAGCACCCACAGAACCTTTCCCTACTAACTAAAATATCAACCTAAAGGAAAACAATTATGTCAGTTACACTTTCTAATCTAACCATGTCTAACGTATCTGCTGGTACCAGCGGATCAACACCACCTGCCGGTGATCCATATTGGAGCAGTGTGAGTCTTTTAACAGAGACCACCAGTACCAATACACAAGCTAATCTTGAATTTTTAGATTCATCCATAAATAACTTCACAATTACAAATACCAACGGTGGATATACACAAGGCACATTTAGCCCAGTATCTGGTGGCCATAGTGCCCATGCTGGCGGCAACTTTTGCAGACTGGATCTTGCAAACTTCACATATGCTACCGGTAACTTCACTATTGAAGCATGGGTATATCCAACCGAAACTAATACCAATATGACTATTTTTGCACAATCTAATGCAAATAATCTTAACACCGGTGCTTTTAGAATTGAATCAGACAATGCATTAACATATACTTATTATACAGATTCGGGTGGCGGATCCGCGGTTGCGTTCCAGGGAGGCACAATTTCCCCAAATGTCTGGACTCACGTTGCTGTTTCACGCAGTGGCACAACAACCAAACTGTTTGTTAATGGTACAGTTGTTAATACTGCCACCATTGCCACAATGTATCAAAGTGCTTCCGGATCAGCTGTTGGTAGTTACGCCACCACCAACGTTTCACCGTTTTACGGATACCTATCAGATGTGCGTGTGACCACCGCAGCAGTTTATACTGGTAACTTCTCAGTGCCAACTGCGCCACTAACTGCAATCTCCGGCACACAGTTACTGTTGAGTTTTGACAATGCAGGTATCTATGATGCTGCTGCCAAGAACAATATGTTCACAGCAGGAAACACACAAGTCAGCACAGCACAGGCAAAGTTTGGTACAACATCAATCAATCTCGATGGCACAGGCGATACTTTGTATGCTGCTCAACCTAGTAGTAATTTTGCCTTTGGTACAGGTGACTTTACTGTAGAAGGATGGGTTTATGTTTCTGCAGCAACACCTACTGCGGGAGGCGTATTTCAGCAAGGTACCACTTTGTTCCCTGCCGACACTGTAAACAGCGTGGCATTTGGCACAGTAACTGCCGGGCAGACATGGCAAATATATGCAGGCAATGCCCCGTCCACTTCAGCAACTACATGGACTACTGGCACTTGGTATAACTTTGCCGTGGTCAGATCAAGTGGAACCACCAAGCTATACATTGATGGTGTATCAGTAATTTCATTAGCAGATACTGTCAATTATACCGGAACTTACATGGGCATGGGTGCAATATATGGTGCAGCACCTTATAACCTAAACGGTTACATACAGGATTTCCGCGTTACCAAGGGCGTGGCTCGTTACACCGCCAACTTCACTCCTTCAGCACAACCTTTCCCTACTAACTAAAAATTAGTACAGGAATCAAAAAAAGGGCACCCGGGTGCCCTTTTTTATTGGCACCAATTTTAAATTTAATGATAAATATAAGAATATTTGAAAATTGTATTTAACTGCCGTTTTGTGCTTGCACACTAACAAATTACCGGTAAATACAAAAAATAAGGATTTACCATGGTTTTAAAAATTCACGGTGCAGCTTCGGCAATGCAAAATCTCACCGCAGACTTGCAGTATTATGTCTGCTATGCATCCTCGCCGGGCGCATTTACGGATCCTAATCCCAATCCTCCGCCTAATCAAGAAATAGCCAGACTTGTTAACATTCAAGTTACGGGCCGCCCATTAGATCAAAGTCAAAAAAACTTTGAAGTATTTTTAATGAGTATTGGCCTACGAGCCATGCCAGTTATTCTTGCAGATCCTATTGCCGTATTGCAGCTTGCTGATTATACAACACAACTTTCCGGAGAGGGATTTATGTGGAAGTTCGCAGTCGAACGAGGTGTTCAGTTTTTTAATTTTACTCCATACGGCACACCTGGGCCCGTGGGTCTGCTTATTGATGACTTAAATGGGGTTATTATTCCAAGCGGTGTACGTATTACAACAGTTACGGGAAGTCCGTCCGGTTGGGCGCAGAATGTTGCATTTTATAGAATGGATTCTATATAACAGGAGTAGTTATTATGATGCGTAATGATTTAAAAATAAGATCTCTCATGTACGGGGACATTGTTGACCACTTGGCAAAAAATAAAAACATTAGTATTACTGAGGCAAGAACTCTTGTTTCTAAAATGTCTTTTAGGGAATATACAGCAATAGTTGAGGTAATTACACCTCCGTCGGGACAGGCAATTGGGCCGGCTGCTTCAACACCTAAACAAGCAACAAAAGCTCCCACACCGGGAACGTCATCAATAACATCTATTTGGCCCGGCGGCAATGCTCCGGTTGAAAAAGGCATGACAGTTGGCACAGCCGGCCCCAACAATACACCAGTTCCGGGCACAGTGTCTCAAGTTGACATGCAAGCTAAGGGTGTTAAAATAAAAAATCCAACAACCGGAAAAGAAGAGTGGCAAAATATTGATACACTTCAACCTTTTGCAGCATTC